GTTGTTCTTTGGTTTTAACATCTTTATTTCGTTGTTTATCAATCTGAGCAAGTTGTTCTTGCGTGAGTTCGATGACAATTCCGTTTTCAAGCGTTGCTTTCATTTGTTGTTTTGTTTAATACAAATATACACATAAATCTTTTATCTCCAACGAATGTTAATAACTATTTTTAGACCTAATCATAAAATAGTTTCGCAATAGCTAAAAAGACGTGTGCAACAATTGTAGCGCCAATGGGTGATACGAGAAATAGAAGCAAATACAACGGTTCGTCCTTAGTAATCACATAATAAAGGGGCGAAATCAAAACCCCAATAGTGATAATTATACCAACGACAGCAATAATTAACCCAATAATGTATTTCATATTAAAGATTTTTGTTTGCGTAATCCTTACCTTTTTCAGTCAAGAAAAATACCTGCTCACCGTTTTCATCTTCGATGCTATCAATCATATTTTTATTCATCAATTGCTTCATTGTAGATTCAACAATTGATAGTTGCATACCCTTAATAGCATCTTCCTCACTCATTACCAAATCATCACCACGTTTCCATCGCTCAAATACAACCTCACCGAATGCTTTGATTGCTGATTCCTTATCAACATCATTTTCAGTCAGAAATCCACTCTCATCAAGAGATTGGACAACCTGAGCAACAAATTCATTTACTGATTGTGGATACATTGGTTTTCTGTTTTTGGTTTGGTAAAGTTACAACAATAATTCGGAAGATGCAAATTTATTTGAAGAGTTCGGGTGAACGTTTTTTCAATTCTTCAAGAAGTTTCGCATCATTTACTTTTTGTTGTACTTCTCGTTTTGCATTCATTTGCAAAACTTCATTGAGGTTTTTATCGAACGCTGGTACTTCTACATTATATGTGAATACCACCTCATAACCATCCTCGTACTTCAAACGTTCTGTTGTGAAAAGAGCATCAGGATAGTTAGCGAGTACTCGCTGAACGTGTTTAAGATGTTCTTTAAGAGTTGTGGAGGTATCCACGCTTTCTTTTTGCTCACGATAGAACTTATCACCATCTTGGTAATATGAAGTATCACTATAAGAATGTGTTCCAATATATTTCATATTCGTTTGGTTTAGTGATGCAAAGATAGATTATTTTTTTGGTATGTGCAACCACATTTGAAAAAAAAATGAGGTGACTGGCTACCACCTCTGTACCGTTTACCCGGTTGACGACCCACCCATCTCTTTTTATCCCACAACAGCGGATGGATGGTAGTTCCGTTGTGAGATCCGGGTCAAATCACGCTGGAGTCGAACCAGTTACGGTTGCGTCAACAACCGAAGCACCGCTGCATTTAAGTCACTTGTTCACTTTCGCTGTTGACGCAGTATACTGATGAACAGTTAACCGTGATTGAGATTGTAAAGTTACATCATTAATCCGAGACTTGCAAATTTTTCTTATACTTATTTTTCAATATTCCATAAGATTTCGCCCATTTCCGTATTGCATTATCTGATACACCATATAATTCACCTATTTTCGTGTATGGTGTTGTTTCGATTAGCGTTTGTAATTCTTCTTTGGTTGGGCGATTTTTGACTTTACGTTTACCATATGTATTTTTAGGGTAAATCATTCTAAAATTTGGGTTAATATCACTCGGTTTACGATAGGTGATTGTAGTTCCGGTTGGGTATTTATAGTCTTCCCACCAAATTATATCCCTATCTTTGTAAAGAGGTAAAGTAGTTCTTACTGTCATATGTGTTAACCCAACATTGGGTATGTATGCGCACTCGTCTATATCAGGTAGATAAATTGCATAATATTCAAAATCGTGAATCTCATATTTCTTTACTACCTCCCCGTTAGTTGTGCGAAAATTTTTCGTACAAAGAATCGCATTAACCTTATCGTATTTAACTTGTAATCTAAACAATTTATTATTTGTCGTATCGTGACAAATTAAATCATATTGTAGATGTTCCGCGATTGGGATTGCAACTTGATACCCCTTTTTAGTTAAGTCTGCTATTACTTGTGTGACACCAATATCACCTTTGGTTTTTTCATTATTTAATCTCATTATCGAATCTTTCCCTATAAATATAAGGAATAATTCAAAAGTTCGATTTAGGATGAAAAAGTTTCAGTACCCCCACCTAGAATCGAACTAGGAACCGAAAATTAGAAGTTTTCTATTATATCCATTTAACTATGGGGGCAAAAGTCGAACCTAAAAATGTGCTCCCGGTCAGAATCGAACTGACAAGCCCGTTGGGGGCGACAGATTTTCTTACCACTTCGACTTTCGCCGCCCCAATATTGGGTTTGTGGTCTGGACTATACCATCGCCATAACTTTCGTTTTAGGCGTACCGTGTCTAGTCTCTGCACCTTCATGATTTTCATCACGCTTGGCTCAGGATTGGCAGTTAAGCGTTCCCTGAATTTACGGTATTCTACATTCACCTTTTCAAGTGATGCACTCAAATTCTAACTACCTGAAAATGAGGTAGTTAAGTCTAAAGTCTGTTGTGTTTACCAATTTCACCACGGGAGCATTAAGTCAAAGAACATCACAAAGATACAACATCCATTTCACATTTCCAAATTAAATTGTTCCGGTGACTAAAAATATTAATGGTTAGGAATATTTGCGCCAAATAACAGCATAACGCTGTGTTCCTTTGCGTCAGAACATAAATCTTGGGATTTGTAAGACCTAACGATACCCAAGCGTCACCGAAACAATCTAATCAAAGAACATCACAAAGATAAGCATTATTTTCATATCTCCAACACTTACCTGAAAATTTTCATATCTGTGGGTGTGCAAGTTCATGTGGTGGGATTACGGTTTACCCACATCGCTGGTCGCAGACCATGCAGTTGTCGCTTTACAATCACACATGAACATAGGTCGTTTACACAACCGAAGTTTCTCTTCTCCCGACCAAGGAGCGGTCTTGACCCACAGATATGATATTCAAAGAACTCTTTTACTTTTCGGTGGGGGTCGGTGACGTTTTCACCGACCCTCTCCACCTACTTAACCAAACCAACCAACCAATTATCCTTGTGCTTCCTCAGCTTTCCTTGCTTCTCGCTCTGCTCGTTCGCGCAACTTTTGTTGACGCTTAGAGTCAGGTTTAACAGAACCTTTGGGACGACCGCGCTTGCGCTTTGCAGTTTCCACAGACGTTACCGGTGCTTCAAGAGTTGCTTCCATCGTTTTTCGTGTTTAAGGTTTGTGTTTCTGTTACCGATACAAAGTTAACTATTCTTATTCAATTTTGCAAGTCTTTTTTCTCTTTTTTTTCGGTGGGGGATCGGATGACCAATTTCACCCGACCCAAATACCCCACCTACTTATGCTTCCACTTCAACAGTCTTATGTGCATCTCGCTCTGCTCGTTCGCGCAACTTTTGTTGACGCTTAGAGTTAGGGTTCACCGAACCTTTGGGACGACCGACTTTACGCTTCTCACTTACCACTACATTTTCCATGTGTACTTAGATTTTAGTTAGACATTTAATTTACCGAGACAAAATTACAACCTTCATTTGATTTATGCAAATCTTTTTTGTTAATTTTTAGTTAAGACACAAAAGTTTTACATCAATATTTGCTTGAACAGGTCCAAAGATTTCTTTGAGCATTTCCATTCCCTCCACAACATCTTCATGACGAGCAACAGCTACTTCATAAGGATTGATTTCGTGAAATTTATGATTCAACCATTTATGCTCAGATGCACTAAAGGTGAAGGTTGCAAAGTCGTTGATTCTTGCTACGAGTTGGAACATGGTTGTTGTTGTTTTGGTTTGACCCCACAAAGGTATAACTATTTTCGTTACCTCCAAATACCTGAGCAACTTTTTTTATCCCTCCACAAGTTCGCTCAATTCCCTAAAAATTTGTCGCTCACGATTTCCATAGGTTCCGAACATCTTATTCTCCGTACTATCACCTTTACCCAAAGAGTGCGTTGTGTATCGTGTCACACCTGAGAACAAACCCCACAAGGTATTACCCTTTTCTTTCAATTCGCGGAGCAAGTCATGTTCAAAAGTTGTGATGCGATTTCTTGTGGTTGTCGATACCGCATCAATATCCATAAGATTAACATTATCCTTAACGTTAAACAATGTCTTGGTGACAAAATCTCGTTCCTTCGCACCAAACTCTGTTTCAAACATTCGTTTGATGGTTTCAAACATTTTTGCTTCTTCCTTCATTGCAACCTCCATACCTTTGCATACATCATCAATTCGCAATTCCATATTCTTGGTATGCTTAATCTTATTCTCCAATGTTCTGAAGACCGAGAAAAATGTATTCTGACATGAAATGGTCAAATTGCTTGGTCCGAACGCAAGACTTGTGGATCCATCGAATGAATTAATTCCGGTGATGTATCCAACAACTTTGTCAGAACCGAGCGAAAGGTCATTCGATTTAAGTTGGATGAATACTTTTTTACCCTCACCAAATAGACCACCTGAATGAATTGGTAGACCAACTTGTGCGGAAACCCTATCCAAGAGTTCAACGAGTTGGTAATTCTGATATGCTTGATAACCTTCACCATGCACAGACAATACCTCATTATTATCCTCACGGATGAGTGCTTTGCGATCCGGAATCACGATTCCGCTTGCTGTTACCATGCTTTCTTCACGAACGGTCCAGTTAAGTCCGGTTTCGTTCAAAACTTGTTCAATTCGATTGTTCATGTTTGTTCTGTGTTTTAGAGTTTGACGATGCAAATATACATCAATTTTGTGATTCGCGCAACTTTTTAATCTCCGAGTTATCAACAATTTTGAAATCTTGTCGCGCAATTTTCTCAATCAAATCATCAAGATTAAATCGCATTGCTTCATCTTGTCGCCAACCATTCTTATAGAATGTCGCATGAACGGTTTTCTTGTTAACTTTATGAATAAAGATATGTTCCGTTACCGTTCCACCTTTGTATTTGAACTCAATGGTAACACCATCTGCAATAGCTGACATAACCTTATTTCGTTGCTCTTCACGAACCCTTTGTTGAGTTTCTCGTACCAATTTATCCATCGGAGCGGAAATACTATACACTTTATTGTTCATTTCATGGTAGACATGATATGCGCGAACAATCTGACTCTGAACTTCATCCATACGCTTTGCAATTTCCGCACAAAGCATCAAGTGAACAAAATCTTCAACATCAAATTTTGTGGATGAAAAACGCATACTTGACATCGACATTTCAATACCTTCAATTTCCACCTTATTATTAACATAATCGCGATTCTCTTTAACATAAATGTTCAAATCACGACCCCAGTTTTTGCTATCCTTTTCTGTGATTCGCAACGTAGTAGAGTAACCGCCAAAATTCACATTAAGTCCAATGGTATCAGGTACATCAACAAGACCTTTGAAGTAATATTCAAGATTACTATTGAGGTTCTTGATACCTACTTCATTCTCAGCATATACACTCTGAAGTTTCTCAAAAAGAAGGTCGTAAACCATCTTATCGGAATCGGTCATGTGTTCGTATGTTTTGCTCTTTTCCATTGTTGTTTTGGTTTGACGATGCAAATATATGTATAATTCCGTTACCTTTTACGATTGTTAATAACTAATTATGAATTTTTGGGGGTGTTTCTTCGCGCAAGAGTTACCAATATTAAAACAACCTTGACTTTTAGCACCAGTCAATACTTCACAATTTTCATCTGTAACATCATTTGATACAATCAACCAATCTTCATTCATGTGAACCATTTTGGTTTCACCGGGTTTCATCGGAAGATAACAACAAATGCAATAATTCCCATCACCTTCACCATATTTCTTACGATTTTTATCCTTAGCGGGAGAGACATACAAAGGGTGCGTGTATTGATTCATTGTTACTTTGGTTTTGATTAATGCAAAGGTATAATGAAAATTCTAATTCTGCAAATTTTATTACCCCCTAATATTCATCATCCCAATTATTGCTTGTTGGTGGAACACGTCTTTGATAGACAGTACAAAAATCCTCTTCACCATACTTACAAGAATAAATACTACAATGTTCAGTATGAACATCTTTAATCATCCAAAGACATAGTTCTGTAAATTGTTCAGATTCAGATGGAACACATCTCGCAAAAGCCCAACCAACATTAATGTATTCCTTAACAATCTCTTTGCAGATTTCAAAAGATAATACACCATCTATTGATGCGGTATAATAATTAAAATCCGGAGATTTCTTTTTAAGAATATTATCAAATCTTGCTACTGCAATATTAACCTGTTCTTTAATTTTTTCAGAATCCGTAATAAGTTCATTTGGTTTAATTGCCATATTATCTTTGGTTTAGTGATACAAAGGTACAAATAATTATTGAACCACCAAATTAATTTTGAAAAGTTTATCCAACTCTCTCACAATCTGACCAAACACTTTAGCGTTCTCATAATCACCATCCTTCATTGCTTCCAACATCATATAACCATTAATGTCAGCAGAATCATGACATTCTACCATAACCATCATCATGTGATGTTGTGGAATTTCCCATTCACCACCATCAACGGGAAGTGAAGAAACGAGTTGGTAAACTTCATCTTTGGTTACACAATAATCGTCCAACAAGTCATCGGTATCATGTATCACCATGAGTTTGTGTTGGAGTTCGTTAGAGATTATTTTTGAAATCGTGACCTTCATGGTTGTTTTGGTTTTATTGGTTCTACTCTTTCTCTCTTAACAATATTAATTACCTTAAAATAAGACTCAATCGGTCCATATCCGTGATTTGTCCTAACTTCATATGGACGATAATCACTATACGATAAGTTAATAATTTTATGAGAATCATTAGGAAAACCAGTGCAATATTGCTTTTCATCTGAACACATTCCATCTTTTAGTCTCAGACCCGTTAAATACCACTCACCATTTACAAGTCTTGACTCAACAATAGGAAAAACTTCATCACCCTCTTTCAAATCCTCATTTGAGAAAAATACATCCGAATCAATATCCTTAAAATAAATGCAAATTTTCATTGTTATCTTTCATTTATGCAAAGGTACAAAAAATTCCGGTTCGATGCAAGTAAAACTTTTCAACAATGGACCAATTTTTTGTTAAAAAGTTTGTGTATCTTTGCCCCAATGGTTGTTTAATTTATATCTACTCATCCTTAAACAAAATTATATCACCATCCCCATCAACATCAACGTCATCCCACTTACCCATCGCTCGATAACGACTGAGGACAGTATCGGTGTCTTTGCTATCAAAGACTTCCAATGTCCTCATATTGTCAGCATCAATCACTCGTTGCTTATTCATGGTCGTCATTTTTAATTTATGCAAAGCTACAACAAAAATTCAAAAATACAAGCGCCAACGAAAAATAATTTTTGACCATACCCCACACTAATAAGGAACGTGCGTGTGCGCGAAGTATACGCAAAAGACTTCGTATTTCCAAATAGTTTGAAAGAAAAAGTTATTAACAGAAAAAAAATGTTAAAATCCTTGCTTTTGTTATATTTATTGTTATATGTTCTTTAGCTATTGCAGAATCAAAAAGTTCTCCGTATCTTGCTGGGTTTTTGAGATTAATTCGGTCCTATTAGACGTTATGGACGCTATTGTATTAAGCTGTATAGCGTCTATTGTATTAGGCGTTATGGACGCTATTGTATTAAGCTGTATAGCGTCTATTGTATTAGGCGTTATGGACGCTAATAGGATTACTGAAGTCAAGATGAAATTGTAATAAAAAAATAAATTCAACACAAAAAAAATAGTTAAAGTTAATAAGTTAATAAGTTAATTTGGAAATTTAATATTTAATGTTATTCATTGTTCATCTATTCCAAATTAAAAAAAATATTCGTAACTTGTGAGATTTTTCAACTTAACTCAAACCTATTATTAACCATAAAACGTATTGTATTATGTGTTATTGTATCTAATAGAAAAATTAGACTAAAAAACGAATTTTTAATTTTTATTATTATTTTTTTTCAGAATATTGATGACATAACACAACTTCTTTGGTTTCCTCGTCAACTATCACACTGACTATTGGTTTATCAACTCTATATCTAATTTCATCTTCAAAAATACCTTCCTCACCATTAACAATCGAATAATCTAGAAATTCTTCTGGTAATGTTTTCAAAAATTCTAATAGTTCTTTTGTTTTCATTATAAATTTTCTATTTTTTTTTAATCTTATTAAATAAGAGGGGGGGGAGGGGGGGGAAGGAAAGGAAGACGGGAATTATTCTTGCACAACAAAATATTTGAACGCTTCAACCTCTTCTTTAAAAATATCATCCGGTCCATAATGTTTCTTTATAAAAACATTTGCTTCTTCCTCAGTTTCAAAACCATGTGTAATGTATTGTACATATGGTTTTTCATTAGGTAAATTAACAGTTCTGTATATTGTGTAACTCATTTTATTATTTTTTTTGTTAAGGGGGGGGGGGAGGGGAGAAGGAACGGAGATTATTTATTCTGGATAACCTTTAAATTTTGTTGGTTTTTTATTTTCCATCTTTTCTTTCTCTAACACATGTTTTATAAATTCATTAATATCGGAACTTAAATTAAACATTAAATTTGTTACAGTGGTACATTCTCTCCAATAGGTAAAAAGTATATAATTAAAAACCTTTACAAATGTTTTACGTTCAAGAATGTGATATTCCAGACCATCATTTGATGGTATAAAACGAATTCTTGTGTTTTTATCAATATAATAAATATTTTTCATTTTAAGAAAAATTAAAATATTGTTCACAATAGATATCAATCATCGCTCTATCTTTATTTTTTTCCAATTTGTCAATTAAAGTTTTTGAAAGACATTCAACGACATATTGATTTTTGGGATTAAATCCTTCCTCATATTTAACACCAACCATATAATAATCCGCATATTGTTGTCCAATATGTCTTGACATGCTCGATAAAGCTTGTTCTTTTGTATTTGCATCAACAATATTTAAGAAAACTGTTCTTCCTTCACCTGTCGCAAAATAATCAATCCAAAGCGTATAAATCATTTTTCTAGTTGTTCTATATATGTTTTTGTTATCCTAACAACCAATTCCGACTCACTATCTAGTTTATAATAAGCTTCATTATATAATTTTTTATACCAATCTGAATTATATAAATCTTTATATATTTTATCAATTATTAATAAATCAATATCTTTATTAATTTTATAATTACGTAAAATATCAAAAAGTCTTCTTATGATTGGTAAAATTAAATATGAGACACCGGTTTCATCAAAAATATTTTCAGATAAAAGATTGTATTTTACAACCGCATCATTAAAATATTTTACAAGTTTAATTTTCTCATCATCTGATAAATTAACCAATAATCCAGTATATTCCCACTTTTCCAGTGTTAGTTGTTCACCCCTTAGCATTTTCTACAGTTCTCCAAACTCGTTTAATTTTTTTGTTATGTGTGCTATAGCCTCATCACGATTGTTCGCATAAAATGGGGTTATAACCACACTCACAAATGGATTTCCTTCACAATCATCAGTATAGTCTTTATGGTCTCCAAACCATCGTTTAACTTGGATATTACCGTTTGAATGTAGATATCCCCACCACATTAAGTCACTCATTAGTTTAGAATTAAATAGTTATATAATATATTCTCGATTGAGAGCATTTTATCAATCGTATCATTAAATTTTTTGATTTCTTTTTCCACAATAACTTTATTTGCTTTTTCAATAAAAGATTTATTATTTAGTGTTTTTTCAACTGAATCCAAAAACTCCCAAAGTCTTTCTAATTCGCTAATTAAATTTTTAATCTCATCGAATTTATTAACCCTATCATTAGATGATCCATAAATTTCATATGTTACATTATCAATTATTACCGTCTTTAATAACGTCTTCATACTAATTTATTGTTTAAAAATCATTTTTTATCCGTTTTTTTAAGAAAAATTTGTACGCTAAATAATAAACCAATGAGAGAAATAAATGCTATAATAAAAATTTCGTGTGATTGCATTGTAATATATGTTTAATGTTAGACAATAAGTTGGTGATTTGGTTGCCTACTAATCATTCAATTCTTCCTCCAAATAATCAATTTCTTTTTGCAACTCATCAAGTTCAAGTCTAGCCTGTTCCAATCTTTCTCTTTTTTCTTCCTCCTCATTATCATTAATTTCAGTTTCATCTCTGGTAACGTTAGTTGAATCGGAATCAATTTGTATTCTATAGTTATATCCGTAACTTTCATCAGTAAAATACAAAGTTACCTCATCTGAGTTATTCAAATCAACTGAAACTTCTAAGTCATGTTCTCCTTCAAAAGCAATTAAAGTGTCTAACGTATTCATAATACTAGCTAAAGGTTCTTGTTCTTTTAAAAGAAAGAAATCAACCGCTTCCGGAACTTCATATGGGTCATCAATAATAACACTAAAATCATCACCATTTGAAGATTTAAAAATAAGAGTAATCTCTTCAATTTCATTATTAAGATTGAGTTTTACCTCAAAATCCATTTCAGGATGAAAATCATTTTGAATTGTAATACTTTCATTAAAACCAATTAAATTTTCCTGAACCAATTTGCTCATTTCTGTAATTCCATTGAATACTTTTTCAGTATCTCTAAGTTTAATTTTTTGCATTTTTATTTGATTTAAAATTTTATATTAAATTATAGTTGAATTTGGTGTTAGAATCAAATCAATTTATCCAAAATATTTTTCATGTATGTGCATTTTTCATATTCTTCGATGTGTGGTTGCGAAAAATATTGAATTGCTCTGGTTAAAGATTTAATTTTCACGTCTTTGGTTAAAGCTCTTGCTTTTGTTTTAATAAACCTTTCATCACCCATATCAATTAAATCATTATAAAATGACTCATAAAGAAATCTTGTCATTCTTTCATTATCAATTAGATTAGTTTCATTTTTTTCAAATTTTTCATCATCCAAAAAAAGGTGTGCGTCATACATTTTTTAATATTTTTAATTTGTTTCACAAAGATATGGAATCCTTTTCGATTTCCAAAATTATTCTTCTCTAATAGAGATTTTTTTAATATATACAATAGTTGATTTTGGTATTGAAACACAATAACCAATCATGTTCTCATTTCTAAAATAACTATCAGTTAAGACTAGCTTATTTGCGTCCTGATAAACGATAAATCCAAGTTGTGTTACCGTATCTTGTTGTGCTCCTGACCATTCCAGCATTTCGTCATATGTTCTCCATCCACCATCTGTTGCTGTAATATCAACCCATTTTATTAAAACTGGTTGGTAATCCTGTGAATAAACATTAATTCCAATAGCTAAAAATATTAAAAAAAGTAAATTTCTCATTTTTGATTATCATTTAAAAGATTCCAGAAAGAACCATAAACATTATTATAATAATTTCTTTCTTCACCCTGATATGGTCCTTCCATTCCTTGCATTCTACTCCAAATATTAATATTATCTAAAATTTGACGATATCTATCGTCATTTAATGAATAATTTCTACAGAGATACATTTGGTTAAAAACATTTTCATACATCTCAACTTTTTGTTTCAAAGTTGGTTTTTTATAGTTTCCCCTCTTATCTTTCATAATCAATTATTTATGACCAAAAGATAGAAAAACTTTTTCGTTATTTCAATATCTCACCATTAAAAAGTCTTAACGAAGGTGTTTTTGAATAATCGGTAATTGTTACCTTCTCAACATAAATTCCCCACTTTTTAGCTTCAACTCTTGCTTGTTTTGTTATGAGTGAACTTAAATTTGATGTATAAGATTCTTCCCAAGTTTTTGTTCTTATTATCTCATAAATAACACCACCGGTCATATCCGATAATGCATCAATTGCATCATAAACTTCAACACCAAATATCTTAATATCTTCTATTTTATATTTTATATGTCCTCTAATAACAACATTAATTCCATCGCTGGTAACTATGCTTTGTGGTGGTAATGTAATTGTTGTATATACAACGGGATGTATTTCAATATCATCAAAAAATGGAATTTTAAACTGAATACCGGGTTTTACAACCTTTCTAAATTTACCGAATCTAAATAAAACTCCTTGCTGATAATCCTTTAGGACTTTAAAAGGAATTATCTGCTCAATAATCTCAAGAATAAAATCAATTAGTTTTTCTAGCATTTAATTCTTAATTATTAATAATATAATCCCCATTTTATAAATATCAAGAAAAGTTAAAATCCCCACTTTTTGGGTGGGGATTTTATTTAATTTTTGTGGTTATTAAAGACTATAACCAATTTCGCTATTTTTTCTGCGCATGTAGCTAATTTCATATGCGGTATCAGCAGTTTCTTCATTAATTCTGCGTTCTGCCGCTAACATTCTGCGAGTGTGGTTGGGACTCATTCCGGTTTCAGAGATAATTCTGGAGACATCACCTTCGCGTCTACGTGCATTAAAAAATGCTAACTTTGCTGTACGATTAAGATTTTTCATTTTATAAAAGTTTTAATTTGTTTATAACTCAAATATAGTAAACTTTTTGCACTTGACAAGCCTTAAAACGAACTTTTTTATCTTTTTAAGATATTTTTGGACATGGTTTCCAAAATTTTTTTAATCTCGGAATATTCTCTCTCATCAAAGTTAACATGTTTGTGTAATAAATCAATGACACCAAATAAATCTGCGTCAGTTATAATATAAGAAGAGGTCATTAGTGGTTTAGTATTCCACTTGTTTTTTGCTTTTTTAAACATAACTTTACCAATCTGATTAGCTTCTCTGTTATCCCAAATAACATTTATGGTGTCACCATCAATTTTTTCTTTTCTTAACCAAAAAAGTCTTGGTAAAATATTTTTTATATTAATTATTACATCTTCTCTAAATTCCATTATTTTTCAATTTTTAAATCAAAATTTGAAATAAATTCCTCAAAATTAAATAGAGATTTATTAATCTCATTTATAATATTATCTAATTTGTCTTCCGGAAAATCTGTCGGGTCATTGAATTCATATTCATTTTTTATTCGATTGAAAAAATAATCTTTATCTCCGTGTACCATTATTTGACCATTATATGATAATTTTTGGGACACTAACATCGCAGCTTGTGTAAATATCTTAATTTTAAGATTTGTTTCTTGATCTTCTGTTTTTGCTGGTTCTAAAACTAGTCGATTTTTAATTACAAAATAATAAAAAACAGCATCGCCATTTTGATTTGGAAAAAAAGTAAAATCAGAAAACATGAATATTTTATCAAAATCAGCATACGTCCCTCCAATATTAACTTTTTGATTTTGTGAGACTTTTTTTAAACCAAATTCAATTCTATATTGCATTCCATCTTCTCTATCATCATGTGGGGATCTTCCCGGTTCAAGTATAATATTATAGTCTTTTAAAAACGGAACTCTTTCAATGAAATAATTAACTGTAAATTTGTCTTTATATAATTCTAAAACGTTTTTTCCCAATTTATTTACCTCATCATATGACATGGATTTTCGTTTAGCTAATTTCTTTTCAATCCATTCATTAGAACCAACTTCTTGCTCTAAAATTCGTTTAATATTTTTTCTTAATCGACTCATATTATTTTTTTATATAAATATATACGAACCCTAAGTTAATTAAATTTTATTTCTCAACCAAAAATTAATACGAGTAAAACTAAAATACTACCACCAACAATTGCTCCAATTTTTAAATTCTTTTGCTTTTGAATTTCTTCATCTTTTTCAACAATAATTGTATTTAAATTATTAATTTCAATGTTTTTATTCACAATTGTTGTGTCAGATAAAGCAATTTCTTTTCTTAATTTTTTAATTAATTCATCTTTTTTAAAGATTTCACTTGTTAGGTTAATAATTTTATATTTTTGCAATTCAACTTTTTCATTTAAATCATTAATTAAACTGACATAATAATATTGTACGGTATCGACTTGTGAATTTAATTTTTCAATATATTCAAGAAGTTCAAGGTCTTTATCAATCTTCTGAACATTTTCAACTGAGAAGATGATACCAAGAGTGTCTGATTGATTTTTAATCACGTAAGCTGGTAATTCATCCCTATCCAACCGGATATTTTGACAATAACCGAATGAAACCAAAAGTAAAAATAATATTGATAAAATATTTCTCATTTTAATCTTTTGCTAATTGAAAAAATTAACTCTTCACCTCGTTTTTCATTTGGTGTTGATTTAATCTTATTTATGTTTTCTTTTGTAATATTTTGTTCTTTCAATACATCATTCAATTTACCTTTTGTTCTCTCAATGTCAATATCTTTCTTGTCTAACTGTTTATCAATTTTAACTCTTTCCGTTTGTAAATTAACAATAAATAAAGAATCTTCTTTAATTTGTTCTCTCAATTCCTTTCTTTGTTTTTCAATATCCTCATTTTGTTTTTTAAGTTCCTCATTTTCTTTTCTAAGATTAATTATTGTTTCGTTTTCTTTTAATTTACCCAATACAATCTTCCATTTATCAGGCAAAACTACATAAGAAATACCCAATAAACTAACAATAATTAAAATTATATATAAAAAATTTTTGTTCATAACTATAAATATGGATTATGTTCATTATTATGTGAATTAATTTTATCGAACAATTCTTTTCCAACTAAATTCTCAATATCTTTACAATTGGAATCAATTAAACTTTCAGAATCAATCGAAATTATCACATCAGGTATTTGTGGATGATTATATCCTAATGCTAACAATTCTTTATCAGTTATCCTTAACAAATCATCAACCGAAATTAAATAATCATTTGAGTTAGATGTTAAAAATTCAGCAGCATTCTTAATCGCAATTTTAACATCATTTTCAAAATCAATTTTTGTTTTATTTGGATGCGAATATTCAAATATATTCATACTTTGCCAACCTATATTTTCAATAACAAATTTTTTCATTTTTTATTTTCATTTTTAAGACGAATTATCATTAGAATTAAGATGAATAAACCACCAACAAAAAATAAAATATCGAATCCACAAGCTAATGCCCATCCAGCGGATTCTAAACATTCCGAACATTTTGGTGATTCAAAACAAATCATGGATAAACAACTTTATCAATAATTTTAGTTTTACTAAATAGATAAAGATTCTTTTTTGCTTCTTCTAAAGTTTTAAATCTTGCGGTCTCATAAAAACCAAAAGAAGCTATTTCACAATCCACCCACTTATCTTTAAATAACCAATGTTTCTTCTGTATAACATATAAGATATTTCCACTTGGATAGGTTCTTTCAACGATTCTTAAATTCATTTTATTAGTTTTTTAATTTGATTACCACATCCCGGACAAACCCAACACTTATTCGGATAAACAATTCTTTTATTAATATGGTCTAATTCTGCATTTTTATATGCCCAAGGTGGAATCCAAGGATTTTTATTACAACATTTAGTCACCAACATAGAAAATTCAACATCATTACCATCAACCCATTTTTTCCATTCTTCTTCGGGTACTGATGGATGATGAACTTCCACATATTCGACCCACTTCAATCGACCTTCTGAGATATGAATCTCATAAACATCTCTAACCTCTTCAGCAATAACCGCAGCAAAACTATCTCCTTCTGACCATTTTTCAATGGTCTCATCTGTCACTATTGGTATATATTTATTATCAGTCATTTTTTTATTTTTTATAACCCATTTCTACTGCTGTATCATAAGAAACATTATGTGCTGTTACACAATGTACTAAGATACCAAACACATAATAAAAAACAGTAACATCTGTTTTTTGAACACTTACTTCGCCAATTTTACCCCATCCCCAAGGACCAACAACTACTTTTTTACCAAACAATGAATTTCTTCGATTGTTCATTTTTTAGAATCATAAGATTTGTTAATAACTTTAAAAGAACCATTTTCATGATTAATTACAACACCCTCAAAAGGTTTACCTTCAATTTTATCAATACCAACCGAATATTTTTGAATCAACTCATTAGTTAATTCGACATCCAATTCAATGATATCAACGAATGGTAATTCCAATTCTTGCGCAACATTTCTAAAATAGAATCTATCGTTCTTTCTATGATATTTACGTTCTTTAATGTTATATACAGAAAACATTACCCACCCTTTTGGTTTTTGAGAATGTGGATTGTTTCCAGAACTTTGAATCCCTTGACCAAACGACTCACCACGAATGCACAAAGAAACATTATGTTTTTTGCAATAGTCAATAAGCTTATTTTTAATGTTGTAACGAGCAACATGTGCGGTATAGTTATTTACCGCATCCAACTTCATTTCCAAGTTTCTTCCAAGAACACCAAATTCATCAGTTTCAATGTTATAATAGAAACTACAACTTTGTCCATCAACTTTAGATGTAACATCAACAATTGAACCGAATGGAAGTTCATCAATGATATTCTCAAATCGAATTTCATCAGTGGGACCAATTCCAACCGGAAGATAACCTTTTGCTTGAAGATCTTGTGGTTGTGGTGCTTCATAATGAACAACACCAATTTGTTCACTCACATCAGAGCCAACTTGAAGATTTGATAAATCAACTGGAAGTTGTTCAAACCTAACAATAATACCTTCACTAAATTCGCCACGAAGTTTTACAGCTTTGATTCGTTTTGGTGAATATTTTCGATACTCTTCAGTCCAAGGTTCAATAGGAAGAACCGCATCAGGTCGAATATAAACAATTTTCTCACCACCCTTATAAAGTCCTTTTTGTGTAACGCATTGAAACCCAAGAATCTTAACAAGATCAAGTCTATCTGCATCAGGATGAGCTTTGACTTCAGAAATAATTTCAATCGTTGCGTCTTTCATATTTTGCTTATTTTATTATGCAAATCTAAGAAAAAAAATTTCAAATTCCAAAAAGATTATCTAAAAACTTTTGGTTTAAAGAACTCATTATTTTCGGGTTTGTAGAATTTTAGTTTCCATTCATCATCGCCACGTCTTTCAAACCGTTTATCCGCACTAAGATCTGAATATGCTCTAACCGCTAATTTAATATCAAATCCTTCATATAACACAACATCAGCTTTTGTTGTAATTTTATATTCAACTGGTTTTAGTTCTTTACTCATTTTCTTCTAATTTAATTATTTTTAACATTTCACCTTTCACAAAAAAAGCAACAAATTCGTACCATATTGAGTTAATATTTTGATAAAATCTAATCTCACCAGTATAATTTAGTTTTTCAGTTTCTCCATGATTACCATATTCATCAACATCAACCAATAATAGATTACCATTTTCATCGATTTTCAATAAATTAAGAAGTCTATGATGACTTTTGGTTTTCCAACCAAATTCATAATCTTTTAACTCGTCAGGTAGATGTTTTTTATCAATATATAAATCATCAAACATTCCCATAATCATCTGCTACATTAGTTGTTATTTCGACTTCATAACCCAAATGTTTCAATACTTGTTTAAGTATTGTTGCTGTATCATCATTATGCAATTCCAATTCTTGACCATTAACTTTGGTTATTGTACCATAATGAGTACAACAGCCATCAGCGCAATTATAACAATATTCGTTTAATTCTATTTTTAGTTTTCTTTTTTCCATTGGTTTAACACCATAAAGATAAAAAGAAAAAGTCAAAAGGTCAATTCCCAATAATTAAATCATTATGGTCCAACTTATCCATTCCCTTCATTTTATCTTCAACCTCATCATACATATATGCTTTAACAACAGCAACAACGGATTGTTCAGCTTGTGCTATCTTTGATTCCATCCAATCATCAAGTTGTTCATCATCACCCAATTGCTCCCACATTTTATATGCTAATGTTGCAATTGTAAATAATTGTTGTTTTGCCATATAAGAACCGTCCTTATCTTCATTAACTTGTTTTTTTGTTTTCTCAATATGCTGAAGAACTTCCGCCATTTGTTTTTCGGTAAGAATGAATTTTGCCATTTTTTGAAGTGTTTTATATATAAATATAACAAAAAAATAAAATGGTGATATTTCTATCACCATTTATATTTGGGACCAAACGCTTGCAGGTCGCTCCACCACTTGGTTTAAAAAACCAAGAAATTAAAAATCATCATAACACCATATTGGTGTTTTTTCACCAACATAAGAACCGCTCACATTAAAATCAAAAAACTCTCTTGCTTCTTCATAATTCATACCATCTTTTTTCAGAATGTCAATACATTTTGATACCGAATATATTAATCGCATATCAACCTCATCAATACCGATTATTGCATTATCAAATCCGTCAGCTTTCATAAAGCTAGCATCATCATATATCTCTAAAATTTTTTCTATCATTTTTTTAAAATTCAATATCTTTAATTGCTTTCAAGTCTTTAAAATCATTAAAATTAAATTCTTCATCTTTTTTACCTTTTACATTGTTGTAAACCATTTTTCCGCCAATGTATACCAAAATAACACCAAGAATGATTTTGAAAAGTTTTCCCATTTTATTATTTTGTTTTAGTTGTTAGAGCTTCAGCTTTTGATTTAATGATTTCACTTACACCAATTTCATTTTCTTTGGTAAAGATAACGCTATTTTTCAAAACTGCAAAAGGAATGTGGATTAAAAAGTTTTTTCCATTAAAATAACTAAAATCTTGTGTTGTATCCAAGCAACCCTTAATCGCTTTCAAAAAAATCGAAAATTGTGTTTCATCAACAAATCTTTCATCAACCACTTTTCCAAATGTATCATTCCAGATGATAATTTCAAAAACTTCTTTTTTCATTTTTGTTATTTTTGACAAAGATAACTAAAACTTTTCAAACTGGCAAATTAATTTTGTTCAAAATTTGATTTGAAACGTGTGTGTATATTTCTGTGGTTTTAACATTTGAATGACCAAGAATTTTTTGAATAATTCTTAAATCTGTTCCATTTTCTAATAAGGATGTTGCAAAACTGTGTCTAAGTGTGTGTATATGTCCATCAGATTCAATATATTTTTTGTATATTTTCTGACAACTACCTATTGAATATTTAGTACTGTTTTGTCCATTGAAGAGATATTCCTTTGGGATATAATTTTTATAATAAGTTCTTAATAGTCTTAATACATTTTGAGATAATGGAACAACTCTATCTTTTCTTCCTTTTGCGTTCTTAATGTGGATTAACATTCGCTTGGAATCAATATCCTCTATTTTAAGATTAATTATTTCTGAGACTCGTAGACCAACTGAAAAAGTTAAGGTGAGAATTGCTTTGTGTTTGAGATTATCAATCTTATTTAATTTATCAATGATTGAATTTGAATCAATTACTTTTGGTAGTTTCTTCTCAGATTTAGGTCTTTTAAACGATATTTTATCATATTTTTTATTAAGACCAAATTTGTAGAGAAATCTTATTGCGTTAATGATTTGGTTTTGTTGTGCTGTTGAAGTGAATTTATAATTATCTAAATAGGATTGAAAATCTTGAGCATTACAATGTATTACTTGTTTACTACCAATGTGATTTAAGAAATTTTTTATATGTGAAAGATAATTATCTTTTGTTCTTGGTGAATAGTTTAAATATATAAACTTTTCTTCACAAATCTTAATAATTTTATTATTCAAGTCCTTTATTTTTAAGTGGTTAGATTATACTTACTTATATATACTAGTTATGTATAATTTATTCCCAAATGATAACGCCTTTCATATTACCATGTGGATTAGTAAAAACGCCTTCATCATCTAAATCATACATATCCATAGTTCCAGAAAAATCAACTTGAATTGTGTTTAATTTTCCGTCCAAATTCCAATGAAGTGTTTTTACTTTTTTAATACCCCAGTCTTTACCGTGAATGTCGGTTATTTTAATTTTTGGTTGTTTCATAAACTTTTATTTTAATTTGTGAATAAACTATACATAACAAGGTGTATATGTAATTTTTTTTACAAAGGTACGAATAAGTTTTGACATTTCCAAATAAAAAACTACATATACACCCAATCGTTAGGCGCAATTACAACAAACCCTTCGAGAAAAGTTGTGCAATTTGATTTTCGGTTAAATCTTCGCCTTTGAGCATTGCAGGTTCATTTACTCTTGTGCCATCGTGTTTAATTGTGTAGGTAACAGGATACTCTTTCTTCGGGTCAACAAATTTGACCAAGTAACTGCGCCTAACAACGTATTGCTGAACATTGCCAGCTTCGTCTTTAACTTCAACTCTGATTTTCATATTTATTTTTTTGTTTTTAATTCAACATTTGTGTTTCAAATTGGCAACGTCAGCAATACGCAAACCGTTATATGCCACCTTGCGGTCTCAGCAACAAGTACCATCCGTTTTTTATGACATCTTCCCAAATCAATACTTCTGCATTCAAAGATTGTGCTTGTTCAGTTATACCACCTTGTGCAAGTTGCCAAAGCATATTCATATTCAAAACATCTTCACGACTGATAAAGTATTGTTTTTTCAGTTCCAATTTTGACCAATCCCATGTTAACCCTTTCCTTCCCAAATCAAAAAGGCGGCATATAACAGCAGTTTGGCAAGATGCGGGGTTTTGTACTTCGTTTGACATATTGTTTTTTATTTAAAAATTTGTAATTCTAATCGTCTTTAGTGCTGTAAATCCCGCACCTCGCCAAGCTGCGAAACGTTATGTGTAAGTGTTCCACCCATCGTTCTAATCAACATCTATGTTTAAAATTTTAAAAGAAAAATTATTTGTTAAATGGTTCACTAAACATAGTTTTAGGATATGTTTCTTCCTTTCTACTTGAAGGGTTAAATATAGTTACTCGTCCAACACCATACGGTTGGTTATCATATTTAATAACCAAATAATCCTTTTTATTATGAAGTTGGTAATTATCTTCTGGTGCGTTTTTACATGTGACGTATAACCCATCTTTAAAGTTTTCAAATTTTTTAACTATGTTTCCCATAATCTATATATTAATTTTTCTTTTAAAATTTTTGTTCAGTTCTCCGATTAAACATTCCACCTTAATAATCCACACCTACACATAACAAATGATAAACAACATTAAAACGATTGTTTATCATCGGACGTTATTCCCCATTTAAAAAACCTCAAATGGAGACACGTAATACATATTTGGTTTATAATCTGCGTATGATACCGTTTTCTGTTGTAAATATATCTTTATACACGATGAATCTTTTGCAGTCAACCAAAAATATTTCACATTCTTACTATATTTTTCATCGTTAATTCTATATTCTTGCCCCTTTTGAATACAAATATTTTCGTCAATAACTTGATTTCTGTTAAATTCAATAAACGCTCCATAATCTCCAATTACAATTCTTTCATATCCTTTTGAAATTATTGTACCGTTTGCTGTTTTTAACTCAAATTCAGAATCACCATTGATATTCAAACATTTTGGTATTTCAGACAAATATTGGTTTCTTACCTTGTCAGATAATTCTGATGGAAGTTTTTTGTATTTATATTGTAATGCTAATTCGTCTTGTAACATAAAAAATTGGATAAAAACGGGGCATAACACACGGTATAAAAAATTGGGGCGTGTGTGCGTTCCCGAAGGTTTGTACTATTAATTATCATTGTATCGGTGCGAAAGTTTATATCTTTTAATCCCCAACTTTTCATACCGTCAACCGTTATGCGGGATCGAGAACAATGCCGTGCGCTTTAAACACCGCCTCGACCTCTCCGATCCCGACCGCCCACACAATATCGTGTCCTCCGGATCCATCGCTTATATGCAGTCGTTCCTGTTCTGCGAGAATCTCTCGCACCATCGCCTTCACCTCGCTCTCGGTGAACACGCGCTCTTTCTTTTCCGAGCTCGCCTGAGGCTTTTCGCCTGAGCAGCGGCGGCACGGTCTTGGTGGATTGATGCTGATGTGACCTCCGCACTTGGAGCACTTGCCGCTCGATGGGCCTAACTTCCTTTTTGCCATTGTACCTTTTGCTTTTTACCGAGTGAAAAAGAATGACCCCGCATAACAGTCGGGTTGCCGTTATTGAATGCACAACGGCAACCCGCCGAACCGTTATGTGTAATACTACATTTGTTCTCCGATTTGAGTTTCATCTGCAATATCTTTTTCTTTTCTTTTTTCTCCACGCTCTTTAAGAGTAATAATATTATTTCTCAAAGAATTTATTTTTCTTTCGTATTCTTTGAATTTTAAATATTCATCATCATATATTTTTATTCTTTCAACATTTTCTGGTGTGTTTTCAGCCAAAGCCCAAGAATAAGTTGCTTGTAATCTTTCACCAGTTTCTTTACAAGTAAATTCATAACTGCCATTATCTCGTTGAATAACATTATTCATTATCGTTCCAATTTTAATTGGTTTACTTTCAAGTTTGTTAGGTATCCAAACCATATCTAATCTGTAAATATATTCCATATCAGATTTTGGTTTTCCATTGTCTTTATCTATTAAACAATCAAATATTCCCATTTTATTTATTATTAAATATGTTTATAATTTTTCGAATTTCATCTTGTTTCCAAGGTCTATTCTTACTGCCATCTTCAGAAATTGTTAAATAATCACCATCATATCCCAATGCTCTTTCAATTAACCAAGGTCTTGATTCTTGTTCAACTGCAATCCACCCATCTTTTGTTTTACCAATTGGAGTACTTCCTTCCTTAATTTCTTCACTACCATCTAATGGTAATAAATCTCTTGTTTCATTATAAATTATTCTTGTATCTTTGAATAGTTCATACACTAATCCAACATCTTCACCAGTCCATTCAGTATCTTCTGTTTGATGTTCATATTTTTTAGCAAGAAAATAACCATCAGATTCTGTTCTTAAAACATATTTTTGATGTAATATTTTTCTACATTCTCTATTATAATGGTCAATAGTGTTTTGAATATCTTCTTGTCCTTTCCAATAGTTGTCTTCGCCTACCGAAAGCGAATCACCATTTTGTGGCTGTTCACCAACAAATTTTTGATTATCTAAACAAGCCAGTATCATTTCAAAGGAATCTTCCGATATTACAATGTTTCCTTTACCGTCTTTTTTTGCTTCAATTTTCATCATAGTTTTAAATTTTAGTTTTTAACATTTCTTTATAAGCATTACCTGTATCAAATTGTTGTTCAAATGTTGGATTTGGATAATGTTCGTTTTTAATCCAATTATCGTGATGTTCAAATGTTCTCCATTCATTATCACGTAATTCTTTTACCATATTCATCAATCCAGTTCCAACTTTCATATCAGAAGGAATTTCAACTCCACCATCTGGTGTAACTTTTACAATTGTTTCTAATTTCATATTATTTATTTTTAAATTTTTCAAATTTATTTTGTCCAACCCACAAAAAAGAAAAGAAAAAGGTTCAGTTCTCCGAATGAGCATTTGTAGTTTAAATCCGTACTACTGCTAACATCGTGTATAAAACATAGCCAATTAAGGTCTGTGGTTTATATTAAGTATTGTGCGTGGCTACGTTTCATACACCCAACCGTTAGGTGTAATAAATTTTACTCCAACACACCCTTCAAAGTTCGTTTCTTCATTTCACCAAAGTTTCTTTCTTCTTCTGCCAATTTTCGTAGTTCTTCTTGAAGTTCCATTGGTATTTTATCACCATACTTACCAAGTATCTGAAATAATAATGTTTCCCTACCTAAAGAAACTTTCATATCAATTAACAGTTGTATATCTTTCATAATCCGTAAAATTTACATACACCTAACAAAGTATAACCAAAAGTGGGGTGTAGTTCCAACATTCAGATATTGTGCTTCTAATTTACTTTTGTAGGTAAGTCAGGGTTCGGCACTTCTAATCCCCACCTTCGGTTATACTCAACCGTTATAAGTAATAAAACAAACTACTTTATTCTGTTTATTTTTATAATAAATATTTTAGTGAAAATCATCCAGATCATAAATAAAGTTGAAGACGAAACTAAAATATTTACCAAAAATTGTTTTACACTGAATCCAAAGTGTGATAAATACCACCACCCACTAATAGAACTACCTATTGTTAAAAATAAACAGAATAAAATAAACAGTGTATATAATATACCATCTAGCGTAATTTGACCTTCAATTTTCATATTTAATTATTATTTAGTTTGTTTTACATACTTATAACAACAAATATAAGAAATAAATTTTGATTTATCTAATTTTTATAGGTAAAATTTACTTCTCATATTTACAACCGTTATGCAAAAGTGTGGCAAGAAAGTTTTGTCTATAATTTGAAATTTTGGAGTTGCCACACCTTCGCATAACAACGGCTAAAACGACAATATTTAAAAACTTTCCCACCGCACAATTGAACAATTAAGAATTACCAAGTATAATGTCAATCACTTCTTTTGGTGCTTCTATCAATTCATCTTCACGGTATTTTCTCCATCCTGCCTGATTTTCTTCTTGTGAAATACTGTGAGCAATCACCCAAGTAAATTCTCCTTTTTCAGAATACTTTTCTACAAATTCCTTTTGAGCAATTACATGTTTGCACAAATAAAATACCTGCGTTCCTGCATAGCAAGTTTGTGCAATCACTTCCATTACTTCCAAAGCACTCATCTGGTTCTTTGAATTGGTGTCGAATTTTCTTTTCACCAAATTGTTTACGTCAAATTTTGTTTTGATTTCCATTTTACTTTTTGTTTTTAATTATTATTATTTAATTGATTAATTATTTCCCTCGCAAAAGTTTTTAAATACTGCGTTTAGCCGATATACGTTATGTGTAAGCGTTCCGTTCATCGTTCTAATCAACATTTCGGTTGAAAATTTTAAAAGAAAAATCAAAATCCATAATGAAACCATTTATCATCATTTGGTAGTTGTTCTTTTAATTGTTTGTTTATTTTTCCCACTATATTTTGAGCAGTAACCGAAGTTATACCTTTAACATCAAAATCATAAGCAATTTGACCGATTGAATATACAAACATTCTCAGTAATTCTCTTGGTATATCAAATGTTATATCCACATCATAAGTATAGTTTTTACCAGAAAAGTTTATTTCGTCACTTATTGGTCGCATAACTAAGTGATGTAAATCTTCAAACCAATCCTTACTCAGTCTTTCACAACCTTTTTTCATCATTGACTCTACCCAAGTTCCAGATGAATTCCACTCTTCTCTTGTTAGAGAAATTTTAACCACCTTTTCAAAATAATTGATAGTTGTAATTTTTTGTTTATAATTCATATATTTTTCTTTTAAAATTTTTGTTCATTTCTACTATTTAACATTCTACCTTAATTAACCACACCTACACATAACAAGGTGTATAAGAAAGTTTGCTATAAAGTTCAGTGGTTAATTTGAAAGTTCATCTAAGCAAACCTTCTCATACACCCAACCGTTATAAGTAATAATTTAAAATTTATTTATTATTTTATTTTCAATATATTCTTTAACTTTTGACGGTAATATTTGTGTTGGAAATGACCCTTCCGCACCAACATACATTTCACTACTTGCAACATCACTTGCATCTATTTTATAATATTGTTCATCTGGTGAACATATCGTTACATGAGTTACCTCACCCCATCTACCAGAACCAACCCAATAAAACCATAGGTCATTTCCAATATGTATTTTTCTTTTCGTTTTTTTCATAGGTATAAATTGTAAATTACATACTTATAACAGCAAATAAAACACATTAAAACGATTGTTTATCATCAGACGTTATAAACAATTAAATTATTTTCCGCAACAGTTCATCTTTATCCAAAAAAATATCATCCTGTTTATACCAATCATAACTAGATAAATGTCCACCTGAAGGATAGAATTGTTCATTAACTACAACCAAGTAATCAATTTCAATTCCATCCATTTGTTCCATTGTTTCGCCTTTGATATAAGGTACCCCATGAACAATTCTAATCTTTTCAATTTTACTTTTAAATATTTTTTTGGATAAAAGTATATATACTTCTTGTCCAACATCATACTTTACATTATATGTTTTCATAATAAAATAATTTAACGTGTTTATAACAACAAATATAAAACATTTATTTCAGCGTTCCAAATTTATTGTTGGTTTATATTTATATACTGTTTTTCAATTTAAGTTTAGTTTAAAACGTTTTATATTTGCAACCGTTATAAGCAAGTGCTACATCTCGTTTCCAAATATAGTCCCTACATGTAAATCTTTTTCTTTTCTTTTTTCTTCCCACGCTTTTTTTATTTCCATAGAAAGAAATGGTAAAATCGAAAAAAGTAGTTTATTTAAGTGTTTTAAAACATAGTAAAACTCTGTTTCATATTTAATTCTCATATTGGAATTTGTGTCAGATTCATAAAATTCATTTTTAATATCCTCCGTCAACAAAGATGAATAATAGTTTATAAATTCAACAAAACCCCTTACTGCTTTATTCAAATCAAATTCATTGACAAGTAAATCAAATTTATTTTCCAACTCTTTTACTTTAAAAAAAATATTTTCATCAACTTTTGTTTCATCATAATCATATATATATAGATTATTAAATAAATAACGGAGAAAGTTTCTTATTTTAAAATATTGTTTACCAGAGTTTTTTAATGAATCTTCCGAAAAGACAATATCGTTTTTAAAATCTGACAGTAAAACCCATAGTCTTAATACATCAGGGTTATATGTTTCATACAGCTTTTCCAAACTTCCGCCATTACCTTTTGATTTTGATAGTTTTTCTAATGTGTTATCAACAATAAATCCGTGTGTTATTATTCTTTTTGTTGGTACTCGACCAATCATTGATGCTAATATAATCGAACTTTGAAACCACCCTCTGTGTTGGTCTGAACCTTCAATGTATATATCGGCAGGTTTATCATACATCATAAATGTAGAACCACTATCAAACCAAACATCCAATATATCATTACTATTAGGTATTTTAACACCCCATTTTCTTTGTCTTGAAATACACCAATCTTTGCGTGAAAATATTGTCGTTGATAAACGATTTCTGTCTTTTGATGATAACTTTATTTCTTTTAAACAAGTCTTTATTTTGTTTAAATCAAAATCAAGATACGTTTGTTCCGTTAATACTTTATACACCTTATTCCCTTCACGCCAATCAATTGGATAATCGTGTGTGTAAATTTCACGTTTATATACAAACTTTTCATCAATTTTAAAATCTTCTATGTGTTTTAATAAGCCGATTTTATCGCACACATTTTTGGGGGTTATGTTATTATCCATTAAAATTCGATAATCTTCATCACCGTGTCCACCGCAAAGATGTACTATACCTGTTTTATCATCTGAAACGTAGTCATCATAAATAATTGGACATAAATCTCCATTGTGGTTATGATATGACTTAATATTACTCACATCAAACAAATCATAATCTAAATTATTTTCAATAGCAAAACTTTCACTACAAATAATATTGTCAACAGTTTTAACATATTTTATATTATTACTTAAACATACTGCCTGATTTCCGTTTACAGTCCATTCTGTTGTTGTCCAAACAAGTAATTTAAAACTATCAGAGTTGAATAGAAAATACAAAGATTCATCTTCTATTTTTTTATATTCAATTTCTGAGTTAGCCAATACTGTTTTTAATGTTGGTGAGTACCAAGTAGGCTTATTCTTTTTAAGAATTAGACCCGCATTTAGTAGTTGGTGGTATATATATAATTCTCTTTCTATAAAATCAATATCCATAGTTTTAAACCTACCTTCAGTTGGATAAATCCCGAAAAGTTCAAGAGTTTTATTTTGAATATCACAATATTTGGTTGCGACTAATTTAGCATTTTGAATTAAATCACCACTCATTTCTTTTGCTTTATTTTCAATGGGTAAACCATGACAGTCCCAACCAAATGAAACCCTAACTTTCTTACCTTTTGTTAAGTAATATTTTACAACAAAATCTTTCAAGGTTTTGTTTAAAAAATGTCCCAAATGTAATTCTCCATTGGCGTATGGTTCACCATCTTGTATAATGTATTCATCATTTGAATTTTCATACAAGTTGTTCACATAATCTTTGATAGAAGCGTTCAATAAAGTAAGTTTATCTCTATCTAACTTCTGTGTAATTTCTTCTTTTGGTAATAATACTTTATTCATTATTTTAAATTTTATTTTCCCACCACACAAAAAGAAAAGAAAAAGGTTTCGTCTTTCAAATCAAGTTCTGTGCTATAATACCGCACCTGCTTATAACAGCGTGTATATGCAAGTGGCGGGTTTGTGGTTTATTCAACATAAGTACCTTTTACTTTTGTAATTTGATATCCAAAAAATAATAAAGCTGATTTTAAAAGTTTATTTCTATCCTTGTTCTGTCTAATATATATTCTTTTTTCATTATCATTTTCGGTTCTACAGTTAGTTAACTTACCTTTAAACGCTGTTATAATTGCGCATTCATATTTTTGAATATGACTATATATTCTATTTAAACTTGATTCGTTAATGTTATTAAACTCATTTATGAGTTTTCTCATTTCAGTACTCATGATTTTTATTTTTCAATAAATATCTATACCTTATCCAATTCTTCAGACAATTCTCTCAAGAATGATTCATCGCCATCATCACCCGATAAAAACCAATCAACTCTTTGTACATAAATTCTTGCAATTGTTAATGATTTAATTGCTTCTTGCAATTTTTCTTGAATTTCTTTTGAATAGGTTGGATAATATTTTTCTTCTGGATATTTTTCAAGATATTCATCACTACACCAACGTTCTTCTTTTGGTCTTTCTTTTCCTTGTCTATTTAAAACTCTTTCAATATCATCAATGATATCATTAAGTTGATATTTTTTATAATCAAAATAACCTCCTGACATGTTTTTATTTTTTTAGTACCACCAATTAATTAAACCCTTACCATTGTGAACATCTTCATATGCTTTACCTTTATGTTCGGTATACATATCAACATTATAGATATCGCCTTTTAAAATATCAAAAAGTTCATTCCAAACTTCTTTCTCAATTTTTGAAGATTCCTCAAAAATTTTCCAGTTCGCTTGTCTTTCTTCTTCGCTTTCTTCATCAAAAACCAATCTTTTACTGGTAGAACCTTCAATTGGTTCAAATTTAAAATCTCTAAAAACTGTTTTATAACCAAGTCTAGCTTCCGCCATATCATGAAATTTATCTTCGAGAATGCAATCCGTTAAATAAATTGCTCTCTTCATATAATAAAGTTTCAATCTAAGTGTTGGTTCATATTCATTGCTGAACTTTTCCATTGATTCTTTCTGTGTAATCAAAGACCTTCTTAGCATTGAGATAGTATAATACCGGTCCCAACCACCAAAGGATTTAAGTTCTCTCCTGAACCTCCAAATGTTCTTAAAAAATCTTGGAATATCCCATCGGATAAATTCCCAAGTATTTCTAAAATAATATGAAAAACTATGTTTAAACATTAGAAAGGAAATTGTGAAAACGTTCTTTGTTGTTGCTGCTTTTTCGCTTTAAGTGCATGTGTTGTGTTTCCAACACCATGACATCTTTGTGATGCACAGGAAGATGCAAAAATAACAATAATAAGTGCAAAAATTAATTTTTTCATTTGTTTTTTGTTTAGACAAAGCTAATCATTCTATTTGACATATCCAAATCAATGTTCAAAGGTTTGTTTTGATAAACATAATTTTCACCAAGAGAACACGCATTAATAAAATTAATATTGTCTCTTTGCATATAACCATAAGAATAATGAATATGACCAAAACAATGAATTATTGGATTAATTCTTTTAATTTCTTCGGTCAAAATTTCGCATCCAACGGATTGTCCCTGAATTGTTTTGTCCAAACAACCAAACGGTGGACCATGTGTAATTAATATATCAATATTCTCCGGTATTGCTTTCCATTTTTCTTTAAGTTTTTCACCGTTTCTTGGAAGATTAAACGCCCAATTATAAAATTCTGGTTGCCAAGGTGAGCCATAAATTTTGACCCCCTCAATTTCAACCATATTATCCTGAAGATAAATTATATTTGAATATTCTTGAACCAATTCCTTTGATTGGAGTGGGTTATCTTCAAAGAAGAAATCGTGATTACCAGCAATGAATACTTTGTGTGTATAGGAATCTAAATCGGTAAACCATTCAAGGAACAATCTAACCTCTTCTCTATAACCACGCGAAGAAATATCACCACAATGAATAATCATGTCTCCACCCGGAAGATGTTCTTTCGGAATGTGATGATGTTTTGTGTGGGTATCAGATATTATTGTAATTAACATTTTTTGTATTTATATGCAAATATAAATAAAAATGTTTAGAAAAACAAATTAATTGTTTAAAACAATTTTTTTGGTTTTATCGTTTAATCTTAATAAATATATTCCAGCATTTAGCTGAACTGATCCATTATTCAAATCATGAATAAATCTCCCAGAGATATCACAAATATTAGCTATTTTGTATTCATGTTGGTTGGTTAATGAAACCAATCCATTTTGTATTAAAATTGCATCAAAATTATTATTAACTGAAACTATTGGTGAATATGTATAATCACCATCATAATCAACTTGTTTTAAGCGATAATATATTATTTTATCATTATTTACATTAAAATCTGTATAATTATACAATATATTTTGTTGTGAGTAACCAATTGAAATTATATTGGCTATTTTATAGAAATTAAACGCATCAAATGACTTTTCAATTTCAAAATGCGAATTATCCACTTCTGATGATGTCAACCACTCTAAATTAATTTTATTTTCAATTGACCTCACATTAAAATAAACTAACTCAATTGGTAAAGTTGTAAACGAATGTGTGAGTTTCACATTATCAATTCTTACTGTCCCATCGACCGAGCCACCCCAAAAATAAATTTTAAAATTTGCTGAACCAGTCACCAATTGATTAATTCCCGCACCAAGTGAAACGCAACTTGTTGATGTTGAATTAAATATTGATTGAGAAACACCATTCATATATACAGCAAGGTTGGTGGGTCCAGTGGATGATCTTCTGAAACTAAAACTTAATTGATTTAAATAAAACGAAACATTTGGATATGTTGATATTGTAAACTCATAATAATGAGCGAGATTTATTGCTGGACTAGTCCAAGATTTTGTTATAAAGGATGTGTTGTTATTTGTACAAATCAAATCGGGGCATCCGGCTGCACATCCATCATTAATGCTACTACATCCCGAACCAAGTGGTAAAGTTGTTGTCACAGGTGTTGCATTAAAATATGGAAAAATATAATCAGGATTATTATTACATACATTAAAATCATAAAATACCAAATCTGTTTGTGAGAAAGTTTTAATGTTGAAAACAAAACCAAAAATTATTATAAATATATATTTTAATTTGTTATTTATTATTTGCATATTTTTAAGCGAAAGAATGTTTTTATAAACATAAGTATTTATATATAAAAAATAAAATGAATATAAGAACAAAAATTAAAAAACTTTTAAAGGAATCGGATAGACAAAATAATTTAAAAGATTTTATTGTGGATAATATAGATTTTGATGGGTATGATATTAGACCAACAAAAAATCCATTAAAAACCGGTTTGGAAATATTCGTGAATGAATATGATTTTGAAATCAAAAGACGTGGTATGAAACGAGCATTTATTGAGTATTTGCAAGGTTTACCAAGTTGGATTAGTTTACCGTATTCTTATTATGATATTGAGCATTTAATGTATGCTTTGGGTTATGATGAAATCAAAGATAAGAATATGGAAGATGATGAAATCGCTAATTTATTTTATAACGAGGTTGCAAATATATTTTTAGATAGTATTATCTAAATAACGGAATTTTAGTGTGATTTTCGTCAACCCACCCATCTGCTTCAGATTCCTTAAAAAATGGACCGTATTTAATATTTCTTTCCCTTTCTGTAAGACCTCCTGTTCTTTGTACATACCATGCAACAGGTTTTCTATTTAGCATTTCATCGTGTTCATTAATAATATCAATGATATCTTGCCAACCATATTTTGTTGACCATCTTTCACCGTTTTCTAACCAAGAAAAATAAAATCCACCACTATGATTATATTCTGGATAAACTGAGAAACCCTCACCATTATCATTAATAAATTCTCTGATTGGACCATCATCAAAATATTCATCACCAAGTTTTGGTTCTGAAAATGTTAAATGTTTTGGATGTTTATTAACCGGAATTACAAAATCTGGAATATTCCAACTTCTTTCATCATCTTCACTTAAATTATTCCATTCTTCCCATTGCTCACGAAATTCATTATTAATTAAATAATAATGGGAATTTTTATCTCTATCTATGAAGAAACTTTTATTTATTTTGTATTCCATATCTAATTATTCTAGTTTTTAATCCCTTTTCAGTTACTATATCAATCATATGTTTCGTCCCTCTAGATTCGCCATCCCAAAATGCTATTAGAGCGTCAGCATATTCAGACATTTTAATATTTCGAAGATAACCAGCTTTTTTTTTATATTCATCCCAATTCGCCAAAAAAATCTTAAGACCATATCTCCTTTCATTTGCATATCGTTCACCAAGAGCATCGGCACCTTTAGCGCCTCCACTCACTATCTCGATATCCTTTTGATTTATTAAAATTTTATCGCAAGTTTTCTTTAATAATTCATAATCATTAAAGTCTCTACTACCCGCTATTATTACTTTCATTAAACATTTTATTTTAATATTTGGTTTAAATAATCAAACATGGGTTTTAATTCATCGCAATATAACTCACGATTAAATTCCTCATTTTCTTTACGATACGCATTCACCATTGAACTATCATTACTTATAGAATAACTCGCATTTGCAAGTCTATCGCAGACCTTAACGAATCTAGCAACAGGAATATCGCGAATACCCTGATAGTATTTAGCATTCGCTCGGTCTTTTCGCGTCCTACCTTTTTCATTCGTTAATGCATAGACAGCTTCTGCAATTTGCTCACCGAATTCCTTTTTGATGTCGTTGTAACTTATAAAGTAAATATCCTCTAGTGTGTCGTGTAACCATGCGGATGCTTGCGCTATTTCCAAATCATCATCTTTAAGGAGATATTGGAACTGACTTGCAAATTCACTGACCATTTTAAGATGAACCTCATAAGGTTGATTATCATATTTTTGATTCACAGCATTGTGTGCTTTGATTGCAAACTCCCTTGCTTTATTTACTATATTCATTTTTCTTCAACAATTTTAATGATTTGACTTAATTTTTGCGTATATTCTTGTAAATCAAATATACGTGTCTCTGATGTTAGTAATTCGTTATTTAACCCCTTTACTATAAAATTTTCAACAAAGAACTTAGCCTTATTTAAATCCTCAGATGCGTATATATAATATTTGTTACCAAAATCCGGATAAACATAGTATATATCACGATTTTTATTTGTGCCTAACATATAAAAAATATTTCTTATGATTGGGTATCCATATGCCCAATGTAATCGTTCCACAACCGGAACATACGTTTTTACATCATCAGCTAGAACGTGATCCCAAGATCCCGGAAAATCCTCGCTCTTACCATTATATTCAATAAATTCCATTTTAATTAAAATATTTTTATCTATAATTATTTTATAGTTCACCCAAACTTTTAAATAAAGCTTCAATCCAAATATTCGACTCTTCACAGTTTTCTTCTTGTTCCTTTAATTTTTTGGAAGAATATTCAAAATCTTTTTTCAATTCATCATATTTTTCTTTTAAAAAAACATCCAAGGACATTGTTTCAAGTCGATTTTTTAATTCAGAAATTCTTTCGTCATAATAACTTATATCACAATCTTTTTGAGCATATGAAAGCTGTTCCATAACAAAATTTCTAAAACCAATATGTTCATCAGTTGGTACTACCCACTCATTTGCTTCTTTAAAAATTTTATCAACTAATTTTTTATTTTCTAACCTTTTACTAATTTCTTTTTCACAAAATTCTAAATCTTCAATAATTTTTTTCTTCTCACTTTCATATGCTTCATGTGGATATTGTTCTAAAAACAATAATTCATGTTTAACCTCATCAAGACTTTCTAGATAATATGGGTCAACATATCTCTTCCGATAAGAAGAATCTAACGACTCATCTCGCATATGAATAGCTGCGCTGAATGCTCTTGTACATAATTTAGCAAAATCTTTAAAATTCGTAATTTCACCCTTTTCAATTCTTTCCGTGAATGCTGTTGGCATGTTAACTTGATTTTATGTTTAAATTTAATGCAAATATAATTAATAAATTTCACTTATGCAAGAAGTTATATTTTTTGCACCATTCCTCTTCATTAAATCGCTCATCAACATAACCATACTTTGTCTCAATCCACTTAGCGTGTTCCGTATGTCGAGGTTCCCAATTGCGAATTTCATCTTTGGAGTCCTTCACCAACTGTTCTATTTCTCCGATGTATCTATCGCACATAACATCCCTAGTATCTTTGGTGAAATTCCAATAAACATTTTTGAATCCCATTTCATAAATCATGTCACGAATTTCCTTGCATGGTTCCCAAGGATATGGAATAGATTCCCGAAAATAAATTTCAATACTCCAATCATAATAATCACAACCTATTTTAAGGTCATCAAGTTTAATTTCCGGTTCATATTTCTCGAAAGCATCAAAAAGCATGTCAATAATTTTTGCTTCCGCTAATTGACCGTCAATTAACATATCTGCTAATGTTTTGTGATTATCCATTTAATTGTAGTTTAATTTGTTCGTCCAATTCATTTATATTCTTATTAGAGGTATCCAAGAATTGCTCGAAAATTCTTTTTAAGAAATCAACTTCTTGATTATGAAGGTTGCAATATGGTTTATCAAATGCATCTATACCATCAGCAGATAATGTAATATCAATTCTTATATTATTTGATTGGATTTTATTTAATCTTTCTAAGATTCGAATAAGTCCCTCAATATTAGTTAATTCATCTTTATAGTAATTTACTAAATTTTTATCAATCATTTTTTAATCTTCTTTATTCCAATAAGGTTTTTGATATTTTGGTCTTACCAAATCCCAAATTAGTGGTTTATAATTTCTATTATCCAACATCGAATACAATATTTTTTGATATCTTGGAATCACATTCGATTGTATCCATAATGCTTTATCTTTTCTATTTTCAAGTTGTTGATTATTGAGTTCATCTTTTTTTGTATTGCAGACTGATAAAATGTAATCAAAAGACTTGTTCAAGTCAAATATCTTACCTCTAACCCACTTATCAAATTCATCTGGAACTTTATTCAAGAACGCATAAATATCATCTTCGTTTTTCAAACATTCCCAAATATCAACGTTTGAAAAATTGGTTATTAATTTATGCAAACGAACATATTCATCAAATTTAATTTTGATTCGATAGTTAGATGGTTCAAATTTAATAATATAACCCTCTCTATTTTCTTCAAAAGAATTCTTTAATGATTTATAATCAAATACATTTCCATATTCTTTAACAATATGTGAATTGGGTATTTGACAACGATTAAATTCTTCTTTGCACTGAGACCAAGAAAGTTCCTTATCTTTATGATAGATGGATAAGAAAAATAGTTTTTCCTCATTATAAACCACAACAATCGTGTTTTCAACATAAATTATTTCAACTAGATATGTGTATTCCGGATTTAACAAATCAACACGATACAAATTATGTAATATTTCCTCAGCTTTTTGCGCTTGTTCAGACATAAAAGAACCTCTGGTTGCTACATTCCACTTATTATCATAATAATAAATAATTCCAAGTGATCCATCACATTTATCTTGCACAATCGGATTTTCTTTTACAATAATATTAAACGCGGAGTGATTTTGTGGTAATTCTTCATAATTAAAAAACTTTGAGAATCCTCTAGCAATTAAATTACCGTTCTCATCAAGAATGAGACCACGACAATTAAGCGTAATATCGTCCCACTTATTATCAAACTGAGTTTTTCTTGAGTAATTATAAATAAAAAGATTTTTGGTTGGGTGTTTTGTTTCTTCTACCCAACCATCAATAACATATTGCTTTATTTTATTATGATTCACGATAATTTTTTTATAACAATTTTTCTTAACTGCTCACCAATTGGTTCTGGTAGGTTATCTATTCCAAACCAACCACACTGTGAATGTTCATGACCATCTTGTGCTGTTTCCAAATTAACATCAAATTCATTATCAACCTCACAAAAATAAACATACAAAAGACCTTTCATTTTTTCGCCATTCCTTGTCATTTTTGCAATTAATGAAATTAATTCAATATCTTCGTTTATTTCAATATCAGTTTCTTCAAAAAATTCTCTATATGCTGCATCGATTGGTGCTTCATCTTCTTCAATTCCTCCAGATGGTATACTCCATTCACCTCCTCTTATTTTTTTTAAAGAGCGTTTACATAAAAGAACTTTGTCATCACATTTGACCAAAATTCCAGCATATCTTTTATTTTTCTTCATGTTGTATGAGGTGGATTATGTCTTATTGAAGTTTGTGGTCTACGTTTATTTTTCAAATAATTATTAACCACCCCGATTATATTACTCGCACCAATCGGATTTGCGCTATGTGAATATACCAATGGAAGTTCTTGGTTTGTATCTTCAACATGATGAATTAACCACTTAATTAAATCATAACCAGTGCATTCATTAATGTTATCGTAATCTAATATGTAATTGGTTGCAACATTTTTAAAATATTCTTTCATTGATTCGGGACCAAGATCGTGATCCAAAGAAATTAACTCAACATCTTTAAGTTCAATTTTTTTAATTAAATTCTTAAATTCGTCGCAAGTTCTAACAACTTCCCAACCACCATCTAATGGTGTACGAATATCATCCAAGTAAATTTTCATGTTTTTTTTTGGTAAAGATACGATAATTTCAGTACAATGTCAATTTAATGATATTTATGGTTATGAAAAAGATAAAATTAACAGAATCGGATTTATATAGAATTGTTAGAAAGGTTCTTCTTGAACAGGAGGAAGAAAAGAGAAGTTTTACATTTTCTCCGGGAGCATTTGCATCTTTTATAACATCATCATCAGGTGAAAGATTTGTTAAACATCTTAATAACAAATATGATGAGATTGTTGTTAATGGGCATTTGGATTTAAGTGAAACACAAATTCAATCCTTACCGGATAATCTTAAAGTTGGGGGAAGTTTGTGGTTAAATGGAACACCAATTCAATCCTTACCGGATAATCTTCATGTTGGGGGAAGTTTGTATTTACGAGGAACACCAATTCAATCCTTACCGGATAATCTTGACGTTAAGGGATTGTTGGATTTAAGAGGAACACCAATTCAATCCTTACCGGATAATCTTCGTGTTGGGGGAAGTTTGTGGTTAAATGGAACACCAATTCAATCCTTACCGGATAATCTTAGGACTGGATTAGAAATTGATATTATCAATACACCATTAAGTAAAAATGATGAATTAGTTGCGAACTATAGAAAAAAATATATAATTGTTAAATAATGAAAATAAAAATAAATAACAAAAACTTTAACGTAATACTTAAAACTTCTGTAGAAGGAAGAACTGAAGGTATGATGGGTAAACGATTTAATGGTTTTGATGGAATGTTATTTATAATGGACAAAAATGAAGAACAATCATTTTGGATGAAAAATTGCATTGTAAATCTTGATATCATATTTATAGTAAATGATACTATATCAAAAATTCATGAAAATTGTCCTCCTTGCAAATCAAATGACTGTCCAACATATTCAGGTCAAGGTAACATAGTTCTTGAGCTACCCGGAGGTTCTTGTTCGCATCATGATATAAAAGTTGGTGATAAAGTTGCATATTTCAAAAAATCTTCTTAATTTTGCGGTCTAACCTAAAAAATTAAGAAACATGAAATTAGAATTCAAAGAAACTTTCACAACCATTAAGCGTATTATTAATCATATGTTATTTGTTGTTGCGGTTGCTGGTGGAATCACAGTTGGTTTTTTGGTCGGTATTAATTACAATAAAATTGTTCCTCAACCAAAAACAAAAATCAAATATGTTAATAAAAAAGATGTTAATATTGCAATAGATGAGGGAAATAGATTGATTTTGATTGATAACTTTAGTGGTGATTATGTGATTTACTCAGACAGTGTAGGAAAATCAATTTTCAATAGTTATGCAAACCAAATCATGACAAAAAATGAACCATAAATTTTACTTAAATGTTTGGGTCTATATTATTATTTGTTTCACCATCTTTATGTTTTTCATAATTAAACCTGAGGAAAAAACTACATTAGATGATGGTGATTTATTTTATCTAGCGGAAACAGATAATTCCCCAAATTGTTTAAAGATGTATTACTTCATCGAGAAGTATTCGGATGAATATAATATCCCAAAATATATCGCATACAATGTAGCATACAAAGAAACTAGATATTTGGGTCCATTTCATTGGGGTTATAATCACGCACAAGGTTCAAAAGCCGGTGCTCTTGGTCCTATGCAAATTATGCCAGCAACATCTGAATTTATTAATAAAGAACCAATTGGCGGAAAAAAGCTAAAAACCGATATTGAATATAATGTGCGTACTAGTATGAAGTTATTACGCTATCTCCACAATAAATACAAAAAGTGGGATATTGTTTGTGGTGTTTATAATACTGGTAAAGTACTTGTAAACGATTATGCTATGTATTGCTCAAATACTAAAGATTATAAGAAAATGTGGATTAAACCTCAAAATTAAAAAGAAGAACATCATTAGGTTTTAAATCATTTTCATTCTTTAAAAGTGTATTGAGTTCCATCGGATTCTTAATAATAAAATTACCCTTTTTATTTAACTTTGATAAAATACCGCTCATAGTGTCACCAGATGCGACTTTATATATTAATGCAAAATATGGTTTATCGCCTTTTACATTATATTTTAAATTACCGGTTTCCATTAAGCAAGATTCTGAATAACCGCCCTTGCAAATACGATGTTCCCCCGGTTTTAATCCGGTTGCATCTTCATTAACAATTGATTTTCTTAAATCAATTAATTGTTTTTCTGTTATTATAATTTTAGCCATTATTCTAATGTTAATAGATATTTTAGTTTATTAAATTGACCAAGCATTTCATCTCTTATATTTAATAAGTCAGTGTCTGTTTCGCCTGAAAATTCACCACTTAACGAAATTAAAAACTCAACTGCTGAATCTATAAAGTCTTGAAGTGACATATTTTTTATGTCAAACAACTCAATTGTACCATCTGTTAATTCAAATCTTCCATATTTACCCATAGAGATTTCAACAAAGTCATCAATCAAACCACTTAATTCATCATATGTTTTACCATATGCGTTATGTTTTGCATAAGATTTTGTTTGCCAATGTAAAATTCTTAATTGTTGTTGTAATTCAACGAATGTCAAAACTATCGTGTCTTTCATTTTTTATAAAAATAATTGTTTTATTATCATACCAAGAATATCATCAGTCTGAGGTATTAAACTAGATTTCTCTTGTTCTTTTTCTGGTTTTACTTCCTTATCAACATCTAAATCTTTAGTCATCTCAGAGCCAGAAAAATCACTATTCCAAGCTTGTGTAGATTGTGGTGTCGATGCATATTTTTCAATTCCGTTAAGGACTGTGTTTTTTCCAAGTTTTGCTTCTAGCTCATCTGGACCAATAAAATTAGCCACACCTAGATAATCAAGTAAACCTAAATACCATTTAGTTCTTCTCATCAAAGATCTAACTGATCTATTACCCCAAATTCTACCAACCCCACCAACAACATATTTTGACCATAATGATGGGTCTAAATCTTTGTACGTTCTAAACGTTTTTGTTTTTGCTCCGGGTTTTAAAATATCTTTTATAGTATTTAAAAGACTTATTTTTTCACCAGAAGCGACCGCACCTTTTGCTGCGGTTTTAGTTGTGGTTGTACCTAATTTATATTCTTTAGCACCCTTCGCTAAAAGAGTAATCCATTCATTAATAACCTTCATAAGACCACCAATGACGGGTATTTTTTCGCCTTTCTTTAGAATTTGAATAAGTCTCGGTAAGATTTCATCGCTATTTTTTAACAACTTACCAAATTCAGGTACTTTTCTACCAGCATTTGCTAAATCAGAACTAGTTTTAGCACCTCTTAAAATCTTCGCTCCTTCACCACCTAGTTTAAGTACACCAATTACGGGTTTTGCAAACACATCTCCAAGATAGGGAATTGCTGAAATCATCGACAACATACCAAATAAATGGTCACCTTGTCGAATATAATCTAACCCATTTACAATATCAACAACCCCAGTTGGGTCAAAAATACCTACAACATCCCCTAGCGTGTTCCACCAAGCAGCTTCGGTAATTACTTGTTTCTTTTCTGGATGTAATAAGAATAATGTCTCAACTACAAACTCTCTTTCAGCTAGAGATAGTAAACCCCATTTTATTTCTAATTCTTTCATAACATCTTTTTGTATAAATATACTGACGTTATGAATAATTTATTAATTTTTATTTTCCAAAAGATAAATTTTCCTTTCCAAATAAAATTTTGCTTTTTTTAAATCCTCTAACTCTTTATTGGGGTCTTTTTTACCTGATCTAGCGACATATTTAACTACGTTAAAAAGATAAGCGTCTTTTTCCAAAGACCATGCTTCACAAACTTTTATCACTTCATAGACATTTTCTTTTCCACCATAATGATTTGGGTGGTTAACCATTTCTTTATTTTCCATCTAAAATTTTACAGAAAAATAAAAAAAACAACTTAAATTGTCAACTAAATTCAAAGTTATCAATTATTTCGGATAACTCATCATATAAATGTTTTAATTGTTTAATAAAATTATCCCATAAAGGTTGATTATATTCTTTAAATAAATTTAAAACGACTAAATATTCTGGTATAATTTCATCATCAAATGGTTCAATTAGGTGTTGAAATTCAGATGTTAACTTTAGCTTTTCAAGTAAATTAGTAAAATCGTCAACATTTTCCTCTCTACCAGACATTTTTCTTATTATTTTTTTTGCTTTTGGTAGTATTTCATATCCTTCAGCAAGATGTACAACAATGTTTTTTAGAGTATTTTTTAAATCATTTAATTCTTCTCTATTATTAACATAATTTAATTCATTCAAAATTTCATTATGTAATGCTTCTAGAATTTCGCCCGTCCACGCTCTAAATTCTATGCTGGTACCGTAATAAGTTTCAACGTTTTTACTATCATAATAACTTAAATACTCATCAGTTTGTGACGTTGTTAAATCAGGGTCCGTTGCATGTAAAAACTCATGATATAGTTTATTATATAAATCCTTATCAGATTTAATTAGTAAAGGATTTACAATAAGTTCAATATCAAACAATTTTTTATTTGTACTTACATCTTGAACGTGAGCATAATGATTTATAGATGTGTCCAAATAAACAGTAACCTCATACATTGTCCCATCGTCAACCCTAACAACAATATCATCAACTTTTTCCCGATTAAAAACTTTTTTTTTCTTTTTAAGTTTAAAAATTTTGGGAATTAAGTTTTTAATATTGCGTTTTGTCGCAATATCCAATCTATGACGTATTGTGTCACCCATTAACGCTTATAGTACTTTTGAATTGTGTTCTTAATTGATTCACTTACAACTTTAGAATTTGATTGAACAGCTTGTTGAACTTGCTGTTGTGTCTGTTGTTGTTGAGTTGTTGTCTTATTTTTGCATCCGCAGCCCATGTTTAATTATTTTTAAGATATTTATTTATATAATAAATATTCTAGGATTTGGAATAAATAAAGATTAAACGATGAAAGAGAGATTAAAATTAATTAAAGAAGCGATTAAAGAGGAATTCAATAAAAATGTTTTTGTACTAAACCAGCCTATGTGGACGGTGTTTAACAATGATATTAATAAAATAATTAACTTTTTAAACAAAAAAAATTATGATAGAATTGATATTCCGATGTCTTTATCAATTTATAACAATGAACTAACAAAATTACCGGATAACTTAAATATAAATGGTAGTTTGATACTAATGGCAAAAAATTTAATAGAGTTACCAAAAAATTTAACGGTTCGTGGAAATATAGACGCTAGAGACACAAGTATTGTCAATTTACCTGAAGATGTAACATTAATAAGAGGTAATTTTTATCCTAGTATAGAGTTGGGAAGTAAAAAAAGAAGAGACAATAATGAATGGAATCTTGATTTAGTAGCTAAAGATAGTGTTGGAGAAAGAGCAAATGCTTTATACAAATATATAACCAAAACCTTTGATGACTCAGAATTTGATAATATCAATAATTTTGATGTTTATGATATCATTCCAGAACCAACTAAATACGAAAAAATGTTTCGATTTGAAATACCAAAATTAGATAATAGTGAGTGGGCGGTTGGAACATATTATGAAACAGAAGGTACAGCAATAGAATTTAAAAAAGATGAAATTGAAACCATTGTTGATAGTCTTGATATTGATGTGATTGAACCGTATTTAAATAAAAAACAAATGTTAAAAGACGCATTAGAATATATTTCAGATGCAATATATGATGACCCAGAAGGATGGGGAATTGATCCTGATGATATTGATGAAGATGGTGGATATAATGAAGATGTAATTTCAGAAAGAATTGATTTTTATTCTGAATTGGCTAGAGAAGATATTATTCAATTTTATAAGGATAATGGTATGGAAAATAAGATAAATGATTACTTAATACTTAAGGATTTTGTTGCTGATATTATAGAAAGTGATGGTTTTGATTTCTTAGATCAATATTACAATAATATTGGTGAACAAAGAATTAATTTAAACGACTATTATATTGCGAGAATAGATTGATTTTTTTAACAAAAAAATTATTTTGTTTTTATGGAAACAAAAAAAGAAGAATCTAAAGTAAATTTCATGTTGAGTCCTGATTGGATTATTCAACAACCAATCGATTTTGAACATAAAAAATATGTCCTTTTATCATTTTTAAAGAAATGTGAGGAAAAATTCAGTCAAGGTGAAATTTATCCATATTTTATAGAATTGTCATTACATTTTGCAAATGCTCATGTTCTTGAAAAAGAACACAAAATATTTTATACAGATAAAGTATTCAAATCTGCGGATGATGAACTTTTGATAAATGAATTAAAGAGTATTAAAATTCCAGATTTTTCACCAAATGAGAATTTAGAATTAATAAAAATAAATAAATTTTTTGGACTCAGAATTTATGAATATTTTTCTGTTGCAAAATCAATGTGGACATTAGCGTTTGAATCCACAAACTTAAGATTTAAAAGAAATAAATCAAATTGTGATTTGAATAAAGGTTTTGTTATTTATAAGAATTTATTTAATAAGAAAAATTATATTTGGGAATACTCAATTGAAAACGAAATAAAAAGTATAGATAACAAATGTATATTTAATTTAATTCTTGAGATTGAAACTGAAATTAAGAGTCCACTAAGAACTATAAAAAAATACACAACATTTAATCAAGAAGTTGTTAACTCACTACCAGTTATTGAAATGTTTTCAACACAGAACTTCCCTGTTTCTGGTACGCTGGCCCCCATTTTTAAAAGAAAACTTATGAGTTATATATATCAGAACAAGAGAAAAGAAGACTAAAAATTAAATTCTTTTTTTAATAATTTCAATAGCCTCACTTATTTCATTATAATCTCTACTTGGAGCAAAAAGTTCTGCTTTTGTTGTACCTTCTTCAATTATCATAAACGCGGGAACAAACTCGTTTTGTGTTACCTCCTTAAACAAATCATATTCCAACTCATTTTCATCAATATCCAAATCATGATATGTAATATTATTCTCAGATAACATATTTTTCATTATGTCGCAAAAAGGACAACCTTTCATTGTATAAACAACCAATATTTTATTTGTTTTCATTATTTTTTGCAATTTTTTTTAAACCCATTATGAATAGATTTAAATCATTAATATTTTCTGGTTTATAAAAAATTTTAATTTTCGTTTCACCATTAATTGACTTAAAGTATATAAACAGATTTTGAGTTGTTTTTATGATTATCTCCTCACTATCAATTTTAAATTCATTAATACTATTAACATTTTTATATTCAAAATATAACTTATTATCGTTCTTTAATAAATCTTGATATTTGATTTTAAAACTTTCACCAAAACTAATGACGGAATGAAAAAATTTATCATTTCCCTTTAATAGATTCAATATTTCATAATCATTTTTAAAAAATAAAGTGGTAGTTTCGTTATACATTTTAATTAATTTAAACAAATTTGACCAATCTTAGTTGAAATGAATGTCTTGTCTATTTTTTTGTTTGTGGTTAATGCGACCACAATTTCAATTAATTGTTTTTTGGTTAATTCGGCTTCTTTGGTTTCTGCATAATTTTCATAGGATTTATTCTTGATTTCTTCATAAAATTTTTCTCTATCGGACTCACCAATTAAAGCCAATAAATCATTAGGATTTTTTTCAAAAAAATTAATTATATTATTTAAATAAATTTCAACCTCAATATTTTTATGCATATTTAATAACTAATATGTTTTTAATTTCCTCACTTCTTTTATCCAAATTAGGTAAATCCGCTAAATCCACCCATTGAACAGATTTCATTTCTAATAGCGATTCGGGTAATTTTACTAGGTTTGGATTATCTGATATGCTAAAAAATTCTAAATTTTCACAATTTACAATTGTTTCTGGTAAAGTTTTCAAAACTCTCCTTAGAGTTAAAATTCTTAAGTTAGTAAAGTTACCAATATTATCTGGAATATCTATAGCTATATTTATATTTTTATCATTGTTTTCAATATTAATAATTTCAACACTTTCTGGGATTGTTTCAAATATATTGTAATCAGGGTATAATCTAATTACTTTTGTAATTTCAGCGTCCGGTAATTTTATATCAACACTATTAGTATTAAATTCTGAAATACTTGATATTATTTCCTTCCTCATTGAGTTTTTTATTGTTGCCATTTCTGGTAATAATAAGAATTCAATTTCATTTGAACTTAATTTATTTGATGAGGTTTTAATCGAGTTGGCTAGTTCTTTTATTTTCTGAAGTCTAAGTTCTTTCATTTTTGGAAGGTTCAGTTTAAGTAGAACAAAATCGCTAGGTGTTAAATCTTTTATTGATGCATGTTTAATATGCTCAAATCGTCTATTGATATAATAACTTCTAACAGTAGATGGACTTCCAGAAATCATTTCTTTAGTAATATTTCTATCATTAGCATAGGATAAATATTTTTTCATTAAATCCGATGTTAAATTTAAATATTGTTCCGTAGTTAAAGTTGGTGAACCTATTTCAAGCCACATTCCCGTTACTTCCTCCGGTTTTTTATTAACTTCCGCCGCTATTCTATTAAAATATTCGATAGGATTTTCTCCAACCGCTGAACTAGATATATTTTGAAGTCTATTAACCATAATTAATTCCTCTTCACTAAATGGTCTCCAAATAAATAAATTTCTTAAATTTTTAATTCTTGGTATTTTTTCTACAATCGTATCCCAACTGGTAATGCGACTTCCTGAGAAATTACCACTATTTGTTATGTCAGCAAGATAATAATTAGTATCATCGTCAACTAAAATAACAAAATATTTATTTATTGGCTCTTCCTCATTTAAATCAAAAACAAAGTACATTGTTCTTTCTTTACCCATCGAACCAAATCTGTATGAATAATAATAATTTGAGTCTTGAGGTGGTCTAGATATACACCAAGATGCTTTATCGGAACCTAATCTAACACACTGCTCTTTGCTTTCTGGTTCAAAGATAAGTAAATTATCTTTATTATATATTTTTTTTATACTACTATATTTTTCTTCACCTGAAAAATCACTTTTTTTAGTTTGCCCAAAAGTTCGATATAAATCATCAAAAAAATATTCAAACTCTTGCTCGTTTTTAAAGTCTAATAAACTTTTTGCTTCAAGAGGTATACTAAACATATTTTCAGTAAAAAAACTTATACTTGCAAGTAATATGTTTTCGTCTATATTTTTTATTTTTTTTGAAATCTTATCATAGATTATTTTTGAATAGTTACTTTGAACCATTTCTTTAAAAGATTCAAAATCTTTAAAATTTTTAAAGTTCGAATCTTTTTCAGATAATTCGTCTTTAATTTCATTAAAATATTTTACAGTTTTCTTTAGCATTGGGTCAACCGTTCCGCCCATTACTTTCTTAAAGTAAGAAATAATATTTTCTTTTTGTTTTTTTGATTCTTTTTCACTTTCTTTTTCTTTAACTAATGATTTTAAATCCTCATAGTTATATTTAGTAATATCTCTCTGTGATGGTTCTAGTGATTGTTGGTAATTCTCAAATGAATTAATAATATTAACGATATTTTCATCGGAATCATCAGTTTCTTGTTTAAATTTGTCTAACATCGTTTTTTTAATTCCACTAGACAATTCATTTAACAAAATGGTGGATTCTTGTACTAGAATTTTTTTAAGAACTTCTAATGTTTTCATTAGATTTTATAATTTTAAATTAATTTATTAATAAATATTAGCATTTCCCTTTAAATTTTTATATAAATAAATATTTTTTTATAAAAAAATGGAAACAAATAAAAAAACTTGTAGCAAATGTAAGAAATCGCCGGTGAAGTTCCAAAACCCGTTGGTTTTACTTGCCATTTACATATCACTAACATCGATTTATGGTAATTATTTATTTTTTAAAAAATTAATTAATTATCTTAGTATTACTTTTTAAATCTAACGACTTTCTTTATCAATAAGTCACCTAGATGTCCACTTCCTCTAAAACCCTTACCCTTAACTCTTAGAGGAATTGACGTGTCGAATGTTTCCGGTAGCGTAATCGTTAGATTACCGCTTGGGTGAGGTATTTCTATCTTATCCAGATTTAACTCGTCTAATGTAAAGATTTTAGTATAAACAAGATCATTATCTATACGTTCAAAATTATTTTGAGGTTCAATATTAACTTTAATTATTAAATCTCCATACATACTATTTTTAAAATCTCCTTTACCTTGAACTCTGTATAGTGACCCGTTTTGAACACCAATTGGTAAATTCATATTAAGATTATCTGTCTGTGTTTTAAATCCATTACCTGAACAACTAAAGCAGGGATTAACAATGGTAGATCCATTACCGGAGCAAGTATCACATATTGTTTGGATTGTTTGTGAAAAAAATCCGTTTCCAGTTCTTTTTAGTTTGGTACCGGAACCGGAACAATCTGAACATTTTTTTCGTTCTCCACCATTTCCATTACAAGAATTACATGCAATATTTCTTAAATATGTAATTGGTTTATTTATCCCCAAAAAAGAATCAACAACACCGATAGAAACAGTAATAATTTTCTCAGGTGCAGAAGGTCTTCTGGTTCTATTTTGATTAAATAGATGATTTAATAAATCGTTAATATCTCCAGCACCACTAGAAAAACCAAATGGATTTTTCCTTTGATTATCATACACGTTTCTTTTTTCTGAATCGGATAAATTCTCATACGCCTCACTAATTTCTTTAAATTTATCAGCACCATTTGGATTTACATCTGGATGATATTGTTTACTCATTTTACGATAAGATTTTTTTATCTCGTCAACTGATGCTGTTTCTGGTACTCCTAAAATTTGATAATAATCTTTCATGATATGAATTACTTAATAGTTTTATTTAAAAATAAAAAACAAAGAAAAATAATAAAGAAATTTAACACTTTCAATCGCGCAAAAGATTTTTTTAAGAAAAAAATAAAAGAAAGTGAATTAATTAAATTTCCGAAATTAATTGAAACTGGACGACCAATAGAGCACGAATTAGCTATTGTTGGAATTAAAAACACAAAACATAATATATTATATAAAAGAGATTCTGTGGGTAGGTCAATTAAAATTGAGTTGGAGGATAATACAAGAGAAATTATAGAGTTAAGTCCGTATAACTTAGAAGAACAAATTTTTGATATTAAAAATCAAAAAAGAATATTTTTAACTGAGTTTATAGGCCGGTATTTACCTAAAAAAAATATAAAAATGGTTTCCAAACTAAACCATAAAATTATTGTTCAAAATGAAGAAAAAATTAATCTTTTTTCATTAAAAAGTGAAGATGATGCTAATAGATTTATATTAATATTAAGCTCTATTTTTTTGGAGAATCGAAGAGTTGATACTCTTTTTGTTAGAGATATAGATACACTACAAAGAAAGTATTTATATAACCTATTAATTGATGCTGGTTATGATAAACAAGCATTATATAGAAAATTTACAACTCATCCTTCAAAAAAATGAAATCAGTACCTGAAATATCGATTTTAAATTGATTATTTGTTATTACCATTCCATTTAATTCAGTTAAGACACTATTGTAAACACCTTCTTTTAGTTCAAAAACAACGGTTGTTTTACCCTCCAGTAAGTTCTGAAGTTTATCTGTTATTTCTGCTAAATCATTTAAAATCCTAGTACTTTTATTATTCGATTCCATATTGAGATTGGTTTTTGTTTATGAATTAATTCTTCTTTTTTCACTAATTTTAGTTGTTGGATAATTTTTTGCTTTTCAAATTCAAGCTCAATTTTATCTTTCTCAATCTGGTTATTGTACCACGTCATCAATTTTGAGTTCTCCATCGTCTTCGGATATTTCTTTTATAACTTCAATTTTCAATAATTTTAAAGAATCTAAATTATTTTGATCAAACAAAGCTTTCAATTCATTAACTTTATTTTTAAATAATTTTTCTTTATCTTCACGTTCCCTATTTATCCTAATTATTGTTTTTATATTCTTAAGCGTATTACTTAAAGACTCTTCCTTAAATTCTGAAACAAATGAAAAAAATCTAAACTCACTATCTTGATTCTCATTTTCAACAACTTTAGAATCCTCAATGACTGATTTTGGTATAACCCATTTAGATGGAAATTTTACATCTATTGCTAGATATTTCTCTAATTTTCTTATTGAAAATAGAAATTCAAATATATTATTTAATTCTTTAAAGAAATCCATATTTTATGATGTTATATAGGTTATGAAATAACTAATGCAAGTCCCGATGAAGATAAGTTCCCTACTACGAAAATCCATTTTCTTAGGTGGAGTTTGTAGTAGGGAACTCACAAAGTTTAATATTGTCCTTATGAGGACTAATGTTGAAAATACAAATAAGAATTTTTCAACATCAAATATCATCAAGCTTCGGCTTTACGATGATTAATAATTTCCTCTCTTAGTTGTTGGAGGGTCGCTTTAATTGATTGTGCTGTTTTTCTTGCTCTTGTACCCGCAGAGTTATTTCCTTTTTGGAAAAATTTATTGGTATCCAATTCAAGTTCAGCAACTAATTGCTTAATTATTTCAATAGTATCCATTTTTTTTAATCTTTTTTTAGTTTATTTATATAAAAATAAGATTTTTAGGTTAAAGGTAAACAATATTTAAGTTTTTATCCAATTTTTTATATAATTCGGTTAACATATCCAAATCAGATTTTGTATATTGTGCATTAATATCAAAAATATTATGATAAAATTTATCTATTGAATCTCTAACTATTTCATTTTTTTGGGTATAAAATGCGTCAATAAAAAAACTATAAAAATATTCTTTATGTTCACCGGTTAAATTAAAGATTATTTTTTCTTTTTTAAAATTTTGAACAGTTTTATTCCAACACCATTCGAAATGTTTAATTTTCTCATCATCATTTAAGATAATTGTTGTTTCGGTTTTTTCATCAAAACTACCCAAATACGTTTCCTGTATTAAAGAGGTTAAACTAATTGTAAAATCGAAAAACAAATCAAGTTTTTCAATAATAATATTATTCATATTAAACCAAAGAGTAATATCCTCAGGATTTAATGGTTTAGATATCCAGTTAATAAAATTCTCCATATGTTTTTATCATATGGAGAATTTATAGTTAATTTAATAAAGTTTTAAAGTCTTTATTGTGTTTTTTGATTATAATTAATCATTTTAAAGATTTTATTCATTTCTTCGTTAATTTTATCTTTTTTAGAATCCTCAGTTGATTCTAATGTTTTAAAGATTTTATTAACTTCCATTCCTTTTTTTGCATCAGTTTCACCAGCAAAATCAGTTACCGGTTGAGGTGCTTTGTTATATGACTGTCGCTTTAATGCTGCTAAATAATTCTTTTTTCTCTTTTCATTTATTTTTTCACCTAAGTCTGTTTTTTCAGCATTTGCATAATCTGACGAATTTCCTGTTTTTGACGAACCTTTGATGTTCATCTCAACCCACTCTTCATTAGGTTTAATTTCATCATAGTCTATATTCTCCATACCTGCGGTCTGTGCAAAGTTTTCAATATATTCATCAACCGCTTTTGAGGGGGTATATGCCTTTTTAGTCATTTTAGTCAATTGACCGTTTCCTTTTGGAAATGTTTTAGGGTTCATATCAAAATCACCTTTTGAACCGTCTTTTAAATATTCTTTAAACTTTTTTGTGACCGATTTAATGTAGTCATCATTTTCTTTACCAGACTCTTTATGTGATTTTTTATAAACATCTAAACCCTTAGCAGATTTTTGTTCGTTTACAATATTTTCGATAAATGTGACCATTTCTTCTTCTGTCATTGTAACTTTATCACTCTTTTTAGGTTTTCTATTATCTTTAAAAGCTTTTTCTGCCTCAAGTCTAGTAACATCATAAACTTTACCAACTAAACGATACATATCGTTCAAACCACCACCACTTCTATGTGTTGTGATACAATCAACATTTGATTCTTTAGGTGGGCAAATTCTATGACCGCTTTTTAATTCGCTGATATCGAACTTTAAAATTTTTTCAAAATACTTGATTAAATTATTATATTCCTTTTCTTTAGAAATTTCATTAATTATTTCAATGGATTCACTAACTTTAGCTTTTCCTTTACCTTTCCAACCTTGTTTAGCTCTTTTAGCAAAATAAAGCTGACTCATTTTAGTTTTGTTTGAATCAGGAACTTTTTTACCTTCTTCTTTATATTTTTCATTTTGATTTTTTAACTTCTTAATTGCAGCATCAAGTTCAGAAATTGACATATCGACATATTCACCCGTCTGTTCAACATCAACATCACCTTTCCACTTCTCATCTAATTCGGAATATTCTTCAACTTTAAATTTTTTACCGTCAACTTGAAATTCTTTTTTATTTTCTTTTCTTGCGGTGGCTAGTGCTCCAGTAAACGCATTACCTTCTTCAACCTCTTTACCCATATCTGTTTTTAATTTTTTAACAATTGATTCAGCTTTTTCTTGGATGGATTCTTCAAGAACTTGATTTATTAAGGATGTGATATATTTTTTTTCGTTCTCCATTTTTATTTTTAATTATAAATATCGTTATATTTTAAATTATTCCTTTTTTTTGCATTTCATAAATGAGAATATTTTTAATTATATTTTCAGATATATTATGTTTTTCAGAAATCTTTTTAATAATATTATTAAGTTGTTCATTTTCAAATAACTTCAACGACTTAATGTTGCCTTGATTGCAGTATGGAAAGGTCTTACATTTTTTCTTAACTTCAACAAATTTACCACCGGGGTACTGTGTTTTAGAGGCTCCTCTCCAATCTTTTTTATTCATGCTTTTAGCTAAGAATGCTGGACCCGAATACTGACCAGCAGATGATGCGCCAGTAGCTTCTTTTGTTTCGGTTTTCTTTCCTTTTTTTTCCAGTTTTTCTAATTTATCGTAATATTTTGGATCTTCGGTAAGATGATCCATAGCAATTTCTTTTCTAGAACCAGTTTTACTAACATGTTCTTTTTCAACATTCATACCTTTCTTTAATTGTTTTTCTAATGTCGTTTTTTTAACATTATGTTTTTTTGCTAATTGATTTAACGTTTTATTATCTGCCATACCACCTTTAAGGGTCTCTTCTTTGGTTTCACCATTAGAAAGTGACTGAATATATGCACCAGATGACCCCGATGTTGTCGCTTCTTTTGTTATTCGTTTTTTAGTTTTTTTATTTTTTTCTTCGTTAGCATTAACTTTCATCTGATTTTTTAAATCTGATGCTTTTATTGCCATTTCACCTCTAGAAACATCACTTTGTGCTGCTGCTTGTGAAAATGCGCTATCTATTGTATCTTTAATGTTTGCCATTATATTATGCTGATTTTATTCTTGATTCCCAGTAAGATCTCTGGGTATACATGAATCCATAAAATTCACGTAACATTCTTACAACAATGTCCTTAACATCGCTTTCAATCTTACCTCTAGAAATTTCTTTTCTAATCACATCAATCATTTTATCCTCAAACTGATTTAGTGTGTTAGAATTTAAGAAATCTTTAATTTCTTTTCTAATCATTACTTCAATATCTCTTTTATCGGTATCGGTTAGTGCCATGTGATATTATTTTAAAGGTTCAGTTTTTTTTCTTATTGTAATTATTTTACCCCATCTAACTTTAAATTTATCATAAAATTTTTGAAGTTTATCGATAAATGCCAAATATTCTTCATCTACTTTATTCATAGTGCCATTTACATAAATCCCGTTTGTTTCACCGACAGAAAAAATAAATTCTAAATCCATATCAATTATTTTACCTGACCATTCAACATCGCTAGAGTATAAATTAAGAGGATAAAATTCAACTAGATTTGAAACTTCCTCTATGAATTCATTCATTGTATCTTGAAATGCAGCTTTTTCATCGATAGTTAACTGTAAATCGGAATTTGTTTTACCATGAACAACAATAAACCCACCAGAAACTCTATATTTCTGTTGTTTATCCTTAGGTGTGACTTCATCACGTAATTCATCATCTTCGATATCTTTTTCAATTTCTTTAGCCATATTAATTCTTTCTTGTTCAGAAATTAAAGAAGCATTATTCCAAATTTTTTTAATATCTTCCATTACCAAATCATTTTTCTGTAATGATCTAGATTTTTTAAGTAATTCTTTTATTTCGTCGTAATTATTTTTCATATTCTAATTTTTTAATAAAGGTTGAGAAGGGAAACGATGGGTTTAAATCGGTATAAAATGAGTTATAATTACTCCTACAAGTAATTCCTTCGTAAGTTTCAACTGAAACAGATTTTGTATTATGTCCAATAAATTTATATTTCATTGACATTTCCATTGTTATATTTTTACATAATTCAATTAATGAGTTTATTTGTTCGTCGGTATAAGTATCCCAAAAAAAATAATCTCTCCACTTCTTCTCATAAATATCTTGTTTTTTAATAATTCCCAACCAATTTGAATAATAATCTTTCATAGGAACTTTCTCAACCCAACCAATATTTTCTAAACATATATGTATTAAATCATTTTTATTACTTGATAAAAAATATTCAGAAATACACTCTGGGCTTATAAAACAAAAAATCTCACCATTTTTCTTTATAAAATAGTGAGGTATTTTTTTGCTTTTACCGTTAAATCTATAAATTAGTTGATTTTTGAAATCATCAAAATATCTAAAGGAGTTTGAAAGTAATATTTGTTTTTTACTTTCATTTTTCTCAAAGATATCTGTTGTTAATTTAAACTCATTATTCACCATTTTTGGTGTAGACTAATTTTTTTATTGTTGGTTCTGTTTGATTTTGAGTTTCATCAATGACTGAATCTTCTGTGATTGATTGTTTTTTTAATAAAATTTCCTCCATTTTTTTAATTTCTTCTTCTGTTGGGTTAATCGGTTTTTCTTCTGGGAGTTGTTCGTTCTCCCACTTTGATAACTTTTTACTCAATTCCTCAATATCTTGCGTATCTTGTTGGATTGATTTGGTATTAATATCATTAGTTTTAACTTCTTTATCTTCTTTTTGTTTTTCAGTAAAAACAACCAGCATGTGTGCAAAAGTCAATGAAATAAATGGTAATAACCCACCGGTAAAGAAAGCTAATATTCTTTTCTGAGATGGTATATCTAACAACTCAATTCCCATAGGTTCAAATAAAGGGCCAATTAATTCAACCCAATTTTTAAATGCAACTGATGTTTCATCAATAAATGAGTAGGCAAAAAAAAGATTACCTAGAAATTGGATTATTGTTACGATTATAAATGGTATATAAATAAATCTACCCATTTTAACAGAAACTGCGGCTAATGCAGATAGTGCAGCGATTTCAATTGCTATTGATAAATAGATAGACCAAACAATTGGATTTGATAATTCATACATAGTTGTTACATGAGAAATAGAAACAAATGCAACCAATAAAATTGGTATTATAAAGCAAGTTACTATTATGTTTTTCAAGTTATTTTGTATCCAATTTTTCATGTCATTGATTTATATTTTTATAATTGCGCCATGTCGAATAGAACCAAACAATTAAAGTGATAATTAATAACAATGTTCCAACCCAACCATTCTCATTCCAAGTAATAATAGATGTGATATGACCAAAAATCATTATCATGGACATAATAATTACTTTTGTCCAAGGTGTTCTTCCAACACCTGTCGGTCTTTTTAAGTACTGACAAAATGTTTCTTGTCTTATTTCATCTAACCTATATTTTAATTTACGACCAGCATTATTGATCACTTCAACACCAATTATGGCGTTATCTTCATCTTCTAATGATGGTGTATATATGGGCCAAGAATTTAATGTTAATAATCTTTTTACAATATACCATTCATTTGTTTCGATTATGAATATTCCCTCACCAACATTTGGAATCCAAACATTATTTTTTATGTCTTTCATTTTTTAATTGATTAATGGGTATTTTATTTTTATCGCTCAATTCCTCCAATTCAAGAAAATCCCACATATTATTTTGTAGGTTTTTATTTAATGTTTTTTCAGTGATTGTTCTTTTTTCCAAAGAATCTATTTTATTCTCAATTATCGTTATTTTTTTATTAACTCTAGAAATTTCGCTACCAGCACCACAGCTTCTAAAGAAGATTAAAAATAGAAATACCAGAACAATAATATTAAAATATTTTTCAATTATTTTCATTTTTTTTTTGTTTTTTTTAATAAATATCACATATATTCAAATAACTCTGATGATTGGTTTCTAAGCTTTCTCAATGCTCTTTCTTTTATTTGACGAATACGTTCTTTGGTAAGATTAAAATCATTTCCAATTTCCTCAAGTGTTCTTGTTGATCCACTTAAACCAAAATAATCATCAATAATAACTTTCTCCCTCTCATCAAGAATATTCATAACATCAAATAATTTTTGTTTTAATGTGTCCTGAGTTGAGAACCCTGAGTCGGGTGATAACGCATTTGGGTTTACAATTACATCAATCAATGAATCACCATCTTCATTAATATTCATATCTAATTTAACAATTGACGGTAATGAAGAAAATCTATCTGACAGGTTATCACCAGTTTTTTCAGACTTTTTCTTTTCCTTTTGTAAATCTTGAATTACGTTTACAGGAATTCTAATTGATCTAGATTTTTCATTTAATGATTGAATTACTGATTGTCTAATCCACCAAACAGCATATGAAATAAATCTTAATTTTTTGGTCCAATCAAAGCTATCAATTGCCTTAATCAAACCCAAATTACCTTCAGCAATTAAGTCACCCAATTCCAGTCCTTGATTTTGATATTGTTTTGCCACACTAATGACAAACCGTAAGTTACCCTCAAGGAGTTCTTTTTTAATATCATCTATCTGCTCTTTATTTGCGATGCCGCTATTCATTACTTCAGAAAGCTCTCTTTCCCTTTCAGGAGTCATTACTTTAAATTTACGGATATCTTTTAAGTACCCATAAATTTCTTCTTGGTTAATTGAAACTGTAGTGTTTTTGTCTTTCATTTTATTAATATTTTGAGTTTTTTAAAAAATTTTTTTCTTCTTCGGTTAATGATTCATAACCAGTTTTATTTATCTTATCTAAAATGTCATCAATTGTATAATTTATTTTTTGACTTTCGGTATTGTCTTGTGGTGTAAAAATTGTGACACCAAAAGTTGTGCCGCTTATCGGCAAAGGTAATGAAATTTCCCCTTCAAAAATAGAAAAATTTGGTCCAACTCCTTTTTTTTCTGGAATAAAATTTCTAGTGTCCAAATCAACATTTTCTGTTTCGTTCTCTAAATCAAATAAATGATTATATAAATTTTTTGGCATATTTACTGACAACTTGTCAGAATAATTTAATAAAAAATATTGATTTACTAATAATGCGAGAACTTCAGAAACATAATCCTTTAATTCATTAAATTCTAAATCAGTTTTAAAATTTATAATCATAGAATTATCACCATAATTAAATTTTAATTTTGGTGAAACAACAATCGGTGAAAGACATTCGGTAATTAAAGTAATTTTATTTTCGTTATCTTTAAAATCCGAATAAATAAACAATAAGTATGTTTCCATTTTATTTTTTTCTGATATTTATGTTTAAAACTATTTAATATGTCTAAAAAAATTAAATTAACCGAATCTGAATTAATTACTGAATTAAAAAAATTTTTATTAGAGCAATCTGATAATGATGAGTTTAATGATGAAGAGATTGATGACTATAATCCAAGACAAGAATTAATTAATAAATTAAAGCAATTAATAGATTCTAATGATGAATTTGATGAAGCTGTCATTGATGATATTGATTCAGATGGTAAGCCACATAGAAGAGCTAGAGGCTCGATATATGTTGATTTATTTGTTCCTGAAACTGACGATAAAGAATTTGATCGTAATGTTGCCATGAAAATGATGGAATATTTTGCCAGCCAAATTAAAGAAAATAATTATGTGGGCGGTGTTGCATTTAAAACTGGTGATTTAACAAATCCATTTGATGCTAAATTTTAATTAACAATCTTACTAATGTTATTTTCTTTCTTAATTTTAATTATACTATCAGCCCAATTTGATACTAATGGATTATGTGTAATAATTAAGATTTTGTCAAAATACTCCTTTATTTTCTTGAAGAACTCTCCAACCATTTCTAAATTATCATCAGATACTTTACCAAAAATCTCATCGAATACTATAATATTCGGTTTCGGTAATGAACAAACTTTTGACAGAACGGACCTAAGGGCTAGACTTGCAATTGTTCTTTCATAACCAGAACCTGTGACCATAAGTTTTTCAATTCCGCTTGAGTTATCCGTCATCCAGAACTCAACTTCATTTTTATCATTTATTTTAATTTGAAGAGTAAATAATGCGGAATCCTCAAGAAGTCTTTGGAGTTCAGAATTAATTAATGGAATCATAGATTTCATTATAATTTTTGAAATTCCATTTTTACCGTAAATATCAAGATATATTTTATATATTTTCTCTTTTTCAAATTCTTCAGCAATTTTAATAATTCTCTTATTGTTCTCATCTATTTTCTGATGATAAGATTTAATCTGGAAATTGTTGTTATTAATTTCTTTGTTTACCCTATCTTTATCCGAATTTAATTCATCAATCCTAACTTTTGCTTTTATTAGCAGACCATCAATCTTTTGATTATCTGCAATTTTACTTTGTGCATCATTATATCGATTAATTTTTTCCTCAATAGAGTTTATTTTAATATCGCAAGCATCAATACTAACTTCAAATTTCTCCTTAATTAATTTTGCTTTTTCATATTCATCAAATTCTTTCTTTAATTTAGTAAAACTTTGTTCACTAACAGATAATGAATTTAGTTCATTATTAATTAAATTTAATTTGTCGGTTAAATCATTTTTTCTAGAAATTTTTTCCTGCGTATATGTTGCATTTATTAATTCAATTCCGCAGTGCTCACATTTTATCCCATTTGAGTACTTAGACATTAATGAATCAATTTCTCGTAATTGACTACCTATAACAGCAACTTCACTTTTTCTAGTTGTGATTTTTTCTTTAACTTCATCATGTTTATCCTCATGATAAAATTCCGATGGTTCAACTACTTTAAGGACGGATAATTCTTTTTGATAATCAGTCTTTTCTTTGGTTATCTTTATAATGTCGTTTTTAGCTTTTTCGGGTTCAAAGATAATCAAATCTTTGTCAATATCAGAATGTTTTGTTTTTAATAAATCTTCGCGGTATTTTTCACCGATTTTAATCTTCTCGATAACCTCATTTAATTTAACATCAAGTTCTTTATTAGAATCGTTTAAAATACCAATCATTTTTTCATGTTCAATATTGTCATTTTTTAATTGCTCAACATTAAACACATTTGAAAGCATTCCTTTTGAATAATTCGAGTAAAGCTCTTTAGCTATTTCTTCTTTCTTCTTAAGAACATCTAACCCAAGGAATCTACTTAAAACTTGACCTCTAGCGGTGGGTTTTGCTTCTAAGAGTTCTTCTAGATTGGAAGATGTTGTTAGAATAGTCATTAAGAAATCTTCTTGTTCACCAATTGATGTTTTTATAAATTTCTCAGTCTCTCTTCTTTGTTCTCCTGTGAAATTTTGAAGCTCACCATCTGGAAGAACTTTAAAAAAATCAAGTTCGGTTTTTACATTCCACTCACCTGTTTTATTTAATTTTCTTTCTGCGGTTCTAATAATCACATAATCTTCACCATCAATATTAATAGTTCCCTTTACAGTGACCTTATTCTTATCTGAGAATTTATTAAAGATATCTTCAGCTTTTGAAGTTCTAGATGTTGAGTTAAAAAATAGATATAAAAGTAATTCCAGCCCTAAAATTGTTTTACCCCCGAAATTTTTTGGATTCGACTCAATAACACTAATACCTCTTAATGTTTCATAATCCAAAACTTGGTCCTCACCATACGATAAAAAATTTGAAAATTCAATTTTTTTGATATACCATTTTTTAAATGGTGAAATATCTGGGTTACTTAATACCAAATTATTTTCAACAATGTTGTTTATTCCAACAACATCCTCATAAGAATTCTCAAGACCTTTTTGAGTTAAATAATTTTTAACAACATCAAGTTGATAATTTTTATCTAGAATGTTAAAAGAGGTGTCAACAGTTGTATCCTCTTCTTCTTTCTCAAGGATTGTTTTTAAAACAATGTTAACATTAGAGGTATTATACTTCTTTGAAAAATATGTTTTGACACGCTTAATTCTTTCCTGCGTGAAATTTTCTGGTGAATCCTCCCAAACAATCTGTACATAGGGGTTATCTAATTTTTCTATTGAAATATTCATTCGTTAAATAGTTTTTTGCTCTTCATTTTGTGTATCACCTGATGTTTTAGCACTAATCTCCTTAATTCTCTCCATCATTACTTTTTTATACATTTCACTGTATATTTTCTCAACACGATTACGTTCTTGTTTAATACGTTCATTACGTGCTTTAATTTTTTTTCTATGTTCTTTCTTTTTTTGTCCCATTTTATTTATTTTTAGATTCTTCAAACCATTCAACAATGGCGTTTATTGACCAAACAATTCCGGATGAATAAATTCCATCGAAAAACCATGAAATATATTTTGATATATCAAACAACTCATTTGTTGGTGAATATACAAATACACCTAGAAAAAACCCACCCCAGACCGAGAAACACATCGGACATGATAGTATTCCGCTTATAAAATTAGCAAGTTCATTAAGCGGTAATTTACTATTACCCCACGATTCTAAGTCATTTCTTAATCCGGAAAAGATTGAACCGTAAACCATTATATTCATTAAGCCGTAACTTAATATACTCCATAAAATTAATTTTGTTATCATACTATTTTATCAATTATTTGGTGGATATACAATTCTAAGTTGATTTCTTGGCTCATCCCGTACAACGTATTCCGCTGTATTGTTTCTAAAATGATTTTCATCGTATACTTGAAGTTCATTACTCACATCTTTAACGTTATCCTCCATTAAAGAATTATAATTTAGAATTTCATTTTGACTAAACAAAGAAAAATTAGAATTTTTACAATTATGAATTTCGTTTTTGATAATATCAAGAACATCTATAGATAATCCAGATTCAATTGAATCGATTCTTCTATCTTCAGCATTCCAAAAAGAAATTTCATTATCAAGTTCTTTAAAGAACGCAACTTTTTTACCTGTTAATTTATTTAAACAATAAATTAGAATACCCTGTTTAGAGTATCGGTAAAATTGATAATATTCGCCTCTAGCTGCTGTACACCATTTCGTACTATTACCATATTTTTTTGATGCTTCCCAGCTTAATGGTTTTAAAACCAACCACTCATTTGTTTCATATAATTTAACAATTTCTTTTTCAAATTCTTTTGTATTTGATTTTAATTCGGCAATAGCAACCGCATTTCTAACATCATCAAAAGATGAATATTTACTTAAATCGTTATTCTCAATTAATTTTCTTTCATTATATGACATAAAATCATAAAATATTTCGTAATTGTCTTTACCAATAAATGTTTCTACGAAATAATTAATTATTATAAGTTCAATTGATGATTTATCTTTAGTTTTTTCTTCCGAAATATAAAAATTTTCTCTTAAATTATTTTTAATATAAGGTTTTTCCGAATCAAATTTTTTATCTTTCTTAGATAAGTTAACCATTAATTCAACATATTTTGGTTTTTCTAATAAAAGTTTAATAACATCAACAAAATCAATTATAAGATTGGGGTTTTGTTTTTTTAATTCTTCGATTTTAGACATAATTTATTTTTTTATTGGATTGTTTAAGTTTGAGCCATTCAAAAAAATTGCCGGTTTACTGTAAACTGTATTAATTTCGTTTAACGTATTTTCTAGTTCACCAATTTTTTTGTTTTTCTCATTTAATTCGTTTCTAAGTTTTTGTATTGTTGCTTCCAGAGCTTTTTGTTTTTCTTTATTTTCAATAATAATTTCTTTTTCAACAATTACCTCTTTAATAACTTGATTTTCAACAGGAATTTCTTTTGTCACTTCTTTTATAACTTCAACCGGTTTTTCAATCTCAACATATTCAATTACAGGTACTTCTTTTATAACATCACGATAAACTATTTTTTCTATTTCTTTTTCAATAATTTTTGGTTCAACGTCATTCAAAAGACCATATTTTTCAATATCAAAACCGCTTTTAATTATTTTAATAAAAAAAGAATCAACATTTTCAATATTATTTAATTTACAATATTGATTAATTTCATCTTTTATGTTTTTTGGAATCGTCATTCATTTACTAAAATTTCATTACCATTTTCAATATCATCGATTGACGATATCTTAAATTTAAGAAATGGTCTCTTATTTGTCAAATCGTGAGTAGTATATTTATCTTGTTTTACATCATAAACCCCATAACCATGATTGGATATTTTCTCACCAAAATTCTGCATAGCGCATGAGCCAATCATATATGCTTTTCTTCCATTTGGGATATCAAAAATTTGCCTCCTGTGTATATCCCCACATAAAACGAGGTCGCACCCATCAAATCCATTCTTATCAAAACCCGAATCAAACTCATAACCAACATCAGTCTTTAATCCAACAATTGGTCCATGAAATAATCCAATTTTTAGTCTATCATTTTTTTCAATTACCGGAGGTATATTATGTTCATACAATGAATATACAACCCAATCAATGTTATCATCTTCATAAACACCTCTTGTTTTGTAATAAACAATATTTGAATCATTTAGTGCGTCAAGAACAGGACTAATTGCATCAAGTCTCGACATATTGTTTTCAAGAAAATCATGGTTTCCCGGAATTAGAATTGTTTTACAAATACTTGAACATTCGGTCAAAACCCAACGAATCATTTCTACAAGTTCTGGTGTCATTTGATTCTTACTATGAACCAAATCACCAGTAAAAACAATTCTATCTGGTTTTATATCTCTCCACTGTTTAAAAGCATCAGACATAATTTCACGATACAAATCGTGATCCTTAAATAACCTAATGTGTAGGTCACTAAAATGAATAATTTTATTTATCATATTTAAATAATTTCCTTTAATTTATTTGTAATGAAATCAATGTTATTTTTAATTTCTAAAACATAATCTCTATCTTCAACATTTGACTCACTAATGAGATGAATAGATTCCATTAATTTATCAATATCAATATTATTTAATGTATTGATTGTGTTTGACACATTTTCTTTTGCTTTAAAAACGAACTCAAGATTAAACATATATGTTCTAATAATATTAAAAATTGTAATAATATCTTGTCTATTCCATCCCGAATTTAACATATGTTTATCATAAATTCTTGAATCAAGTTGATTATATACTTCAATATCATTCGTAAAAACAGAATGGTTATTCCAATTAATATAAAAAGCTATTTTATTATATCCACTATTTCTTGATGCTTTTTTATCTATTAAATAGATGATAACGCCTCGTCTAAAATATTCTTTAAACCTGCTATTTTTACCGGTAGTACACCACTTGGTGTTTGCCCCCCATTTATCTGAACCCTCTTGGGTTAACGGTCTTACAATTAAAATATTTTCGGTCTCATAAATTTTTGTCCCATGTTTTTTGGGTTCAAATTCTTTTTCTAATTTGCGACTCATCGCATCATCAATCCTATCTTGAAGAATTTTAAGATTAGTGTATTCAGGAGAGTAAATATCTTTATTTGTAAGATAACTTAAACAACTATCAAAATCATTAACAAGTTCAATTACTTTAGCCGACCTAGTTAGTTTGTTCTTATCTCTATTCGACCAAAGTTTACACATAAATTCCAAATATTTCTTAGTTTCTGTTTTATCAGCATGTAAGAAACTTTGGAAAATAGCTGCACTAACTTGTTTAGCGTATTTTGTTTGAAGTTCAGATACTTTTGACATAATTTATTTTTTGAACTACAAAGATATGAAAAAATCTCTAACAAAAAAAACTATTTCAGGTATTTTTTTACGTCCATAGTTAATGCGGTATCCATAGCACCTTTACCGACTCTAAATTCTTCAAAATCTGAATCGTCCTTAAGTAGTACTATTATACAGCCGTAGAGTTTTAAATTTTCGTATTTTGTACCCTCTAACATTTTTAGAAAAAGTTTACCGTATAGTGGTAATTGAACCGAGTAATGACCCAATGCTGTATCATCTAAAAAGATAAATGGAAATTTCATTTTTTTAGTAAAACTATTTGGTATAAAATTTTTTGGTTTATTACTCTTATAGTCAGAAACAATAACCCCAAACCCGTCTTTATTTTTATTTTCAATTAGCCAAATTTTGTCTGCTTGACCAACATATCCTAATTCAGCCGAACCTAAAACGACCTCGGTATCTAATAAAACAGCGCCTCGCTCTTTCATTAAATTAAGAAATTTAATTCCGCCCTGAATCATAGCATCACTTTTTAATATTTGGTCAAAATCACAATCAAATGTTGGTTGTCTAACTTCTTTTTCAATGTTGAAAATTTTAAGCGATTCTTTTTCTAGAAGATAGTGAACCCTAGAACCCATATTAACCGCTAATTCACCCGATTTACTCCATTCATCTAATAATGCTTGTTTAACTGCTAAATCACCCTTACTTTTCTTATGAGCAATTGATTCTGCATCAAATTCATCATAAAAATATTTAAGAACTTTTGACACTGAAGGCCAATCATTTCTTAAATTACCGTCAATATCATTCATAAAATAAATGTGATTTTCCTCTAAAAAAGAAAGTTTTTGACTTTCATACTTATTTTTTAAAATATCTATTATTTCTTCTCTTACTGTAATTAAATCAATCATTACTTTATAAAAATTTCAAATTCATTTATTTGTCCCCTTAAATCCGCAACATCTTTATCTTTTGGTAATTCTAATAATTTAACTCTACCAAATAAAACACCCCCATTTAATTCATGAAATAACTTTTGTGCATTATTAAATGCGTCCCCGTCTAATGCGATAATAATATTTTTCTTAGCATCATTATAAAGTTTTTCAAAAAGTAACGGACTAACATGTTTACCCAATAAAGGTATACTATTATCAACAAAAATAGAGTCGAAAGCACCCTCTAAAAGATAAATATCTTTATTAAAATCAACCCTACTTTCATTAAAAATTATAGTTTCTTTAGGTATTGTAGGATTTTTATACTTCATTTTCGTCTTAACCCAAGACCTTGCAATAAAATAATTTAAATTATTATTTGAATCATATGAAGGAATTATTATTCTATTTTTAAAGTCCCCATCTACTGTATACCCAATATCAAACTTCTCAATTATATCATCTGTAACACCTCTCTTTTTTAGATAATTATATGCTTCTTTATGTGCTATAAGAATCGGATTGGAATCTTTAAATTTAATATAACCTTCAGGTAACCTAATTTTTTGAATTATTGGCTTTACTGTCTCATCATCTTTAGGTCTAATTAAATCAAAAATCTTTTTTTGTTTTTTATTACCCCATAAATCAATTAGTTTACCTACTGGACCGTGTGTACCGTGACTATCACCACATGACCAACATTTATAAATAAGTCTTTCAGTGTTTATTTCAAGATTACCCTTTCCATCACCTTGTTCTAACCCCTTAATTTCATAACTACAAACAGGACAGTCAAAAGTAATTTGGTGTTTAAGATTATAATAATTCTTTTCTTTACCTAAAATAGTTCTTAGTATCTCTAATAATACATCTTTTTCATTTTCCATAAATAAAATATAGAAAAGAAAGTCTAAATTACCAAATCTTCAACTCATTCATTTTACCTAAAACGCAGGTATAAGCATCGCTCATATCATAACACTCTTTTTTTATTAGATTTTTTTTGTTGTATAACCAAGTAATTTGAGGTTCTCTTCTGGATACTAAATCCCAAATTATTTGTTTTTTATCAATATCTTTAGGTAAGCCACCAAATAGAACAAACTTACCCTTATCATTTTGTTTAACTAATTCAGGAAATGCAAATTTCCTTGAGTCATATGTTGAAATGAATTCTGGGGTAATTCCAAGTTCATCATAAATTATTTTTGTAATAAAACTATTAAATCTTAGTAATATCCCAATGGTATAAATATTATTACTATTTAATAGAGGTTCTTCAATTACTACTTTAGTAATTCCAATATTTTTATATTCAATTAATTTTGTTTTAAACACGTCCGCTTTAAGTAATAGCTCTCTAACTTTATCTTCAGTTTTTTCTTTAACTATTGGTGAAACATGTGTTAATTCTAAAAGCTCTTTATTTTTTATATCAAATAACGCCCATCCAATTGTCTTTGTTGATACATCTAAACCAAGAACTTTTGGGCTATTTTTTGTTGTTTTTGCCATGAAATTAAAAATCAAGTTTTATCAAAAACTGCTGCTCACCTTGTCTTAATTGTGGTGATTGTAGTTTTGTTAAAAGTATAAGATCTTTATTTTCATCGTAAAGCCCAATTTCTGAAATAAATGATTTTTTTTCATTACCCCAAGTTGGATTAGTACTTACAGTAAATTGTTGATTTGGTAAATTAACCGCATAACGCATCTCATAAATGGTTGCTTCAATATCTGTTTTTAGATTACCATAGAAATAATATTCATCACCAAAATTTAAACAGGATTCGCCATTATCATTTAATGATGGTAAGTTTACGTAATTGAGTTCATATGTGGTTCCTCCGGTATATGAATCAATATCGACAACAAATGTTGTCGCAGTAAGTCCTGATTGTGTAATATAACCACCAATCATACTCGATGTTAATTGATTTGTTACATCAATTTCAATCCAATTTTCAGAGTTTGGTCTAGTATCACCAGTAACTTTTTGAGCTAAAATACTCATGCTATCAGCAAAAAAACCATATGTACAACTACCGGTCGGTTGATTTAAAAATGGAAATTCTAATCCAAACCTAATAGAAACATCTTGACTATTTATTGTACAACCGGTCTTTGGTCCTTGTATTGATGTATAATAATTACAGTGTAAAGATTCTGTAAACGCACTTGTTGTTTGATTACCTAAGCGATATGTAACCCAAAGATATTCATTATCATTTTCTAAAATACCTGTTGTTGTACCCATATCACCATCACAAATATTTGAATTAATTAAGGATAGTTTAGGTGCCGGTAATGTCCAATTTCTATTTGCTTTGTATGACATAGCTGCAATAATTTCCTCATCGTCAATAATTACCATCTTATAGTCGGGAAAAACTTTACCGACCCTATTCAAATTACCATTTGAATCTGGATTTATGTCCCAAAGATGATAATATCTTAAACCCGGATCATTCATATCATCATTTTTAGATGATACCATGTAATTTACACTTAATTTATTATAACCCGGTGGATCTACATAGAAGGTTTCACCTATTTTACCATCAGTTGATTTATGCCACAATAACCAAGGTATTTCTAATTTAAAATTTATTGCTTGACCTGTTGCGCCCTCGTCTGTTGGGTCAATAGGATTCATCGCAAATTTTTCACCGTAGATTAAATCCACAGAATTATTCGTATAGTGAATTAGCGATATTGCTTTTTGGTCTTTGGGTTGGAGATAAACTTGCTCATCAAACGAATTATAGTAATACGTATCTGAACTAAATTTTTCATATGATGAGTTTAGGAATGTTTGTCCATTAGCCGATTGATATCCAAAATATTCTTTTGACCCTAAATAAGTTCTACTATTATATGTTGTATAATCCTGAGTTACCGATGAAAAAATACCCGCTGGTGATTCGCTCCAAGGAATATTCATATTCCATATTTTTATTACACCATCTGAAATATCACAAGGAATTTCATAGTTAATTAAATCTTGGTCAGTAATTTCATTTGGAATAAACGTACCATAAAAATCTGATATTTCAGATGGATAAATTAAGACTCTAGCATCACCCGTAAAACCTAAACTTGCGAAATCGGGTAAATCCCTATCTAAAGTTAGGGTTGTACCTAAATTATCTAAACAACATATTTTATAGGTTAATATAGTATAACCATTTCTAATCTTTCCACAATCACCGCAGCAATCATAAATTATGGTAATAAAATCACCCACTTGCGGTATTCCAACTCCCGGTGATGGTCCTGTTGTACAAAACGGTGTTGGTGTTGGCGTATCACAAATGGATGTTGGAGTTGGTGGAGGAGTTGGTGGAGGAGTTGGTGTTGGTGTGGGTGAACAACAATCATCTGATGTTGGTGGTATTAATGTATCACAAGTACCACTAATTAGCAATATTTGATTCGTTCCCCCAGTTAATGTTGTAATATCAATATAATAATTTGGTGTTACCAAATATCCATAATCAGTATTTGCTGACCAACTACCTTCTTCACCTTTAAAAAATCCTCTAGGTGCTGCACTATTATATATTGGTGAAACGACAGAATCAAAATTACCAATACCAAAAGTATTTGTTGTTGTTGGACTTTGTTTAAAGGGATATTTAATATTTTGTTTATTACTTTCCGGAACACCAACATTATTTTGTGAATTAAACGCTGGCTCAATTACATAATTATTTTTTGGATTTAAATTTTGAACACAATCATAACAAACTTCACTATCACCAATTTGAAAATACTTAATTACAAAATTACCTTGCGATAACTTTCTTCTACCAACGTCAGTTAATCTTGTATTTAATAAACCTGAAGTATTTTTAATTATATATGCCATATCTTAAAATATATATGAAACTGCGAATTGTTGTATGCCTTCTCTTACTTGTGGCGACTGTAATTTAGAAATAACCACTAAATCTTTATCCTCATCATATAAACCAATTTCAGTAACATATGTTGAAGTATTTGCTGACCATGTTGGGTTACTACTAATTTTAAACTGATTATTTGTTAAATTAACAACATATTTCATCTGATAAATGGTTGATTGTATATCTGTTTCAATATTACCATAGAAATAATATTCATCACCAAAATTTAAGCAATTACTGGTTTCATTAAGGTCGGGTAATGAAATGTATGAATCTAAATTATATGTTGCACCATTATCATATAACATCTTATCAATTATAAATGAAGTTGTAGTTAATGAATTAACTGTTAAATATCCAGATGATAAAGTTGAAGCGGAAACTTGATTAGTAACATCAATTTCTTTCCAGTTAGTTGGGGAAGGTCTCTGATTTCCAATAACTTTTTGAGCTAAAATTATTATTTTTTCAGCATAAAATCCGGTATTACATGTTGTACCAGTTCTTAAGAATGGAAATTCGTCACCAAATCTAACAACAATATTTTTTTGTGTTGGGTCACATTCTTGGTCTGGTCCTTGTATTACACTATAATAGTTACAATGCAATGAATTTGTAAAAGTACTATTATCAAAACGATATGTTAACCACAAATATTCCTGATTATTAGTTAATAACCCCTCATTAATTGATGAATAGTTTTGACATAAATTTGGTGAAAGTAAACTAATATTCGGTGCTGGTAATGTCCAGTTTCTGTTTGCTTTATAAGACATTGCAGCAATAATTTCTTCATCATCAATGATTACCATTTTAGAATCCGGGTAAACCTTCCCAACCCTATTCAAATTACCATTCGAATCTGGATTTAAATCCCAAAGATGGTAATACCTCATACCCTGAGAAACCATATCATACCTTTCAGTTACCATATAACAAACATTTAATCCACTATAACCCGGAGGATCAATATAGAATGTTTCACCAATTGTGTTACCTGTTGTTTTGTGCCATAATAACCAAGGAATATCTAATTTAAAGTTTTGTGCTAATCCTGTTGTTCCAGATGTTTCAGCATTAAGTTCTTGTGTTGCAAATTTTTCACCATATTCAAAATCAATTCCTTGATTTGTATAATGAATTATTGCAATTGCTTTCTGGTCTTTTGGTTCAACATAAATTTGTTCATCAAAAGAATTGTAGTAAAAAGTATCCGTTGTGGTGGTAATTCCAGAAGAATTAATAAATTTTTGACCAGAGTTTGTTTGATATCCAAAATATTCTTTTGAACCTAGATAATTTTTACTAGCAAAATAATTAACATCTTTTGTTTTTGAAGAAAAAATACCTGCTGGCGATTCACTCCAAGGAATTGCCATATTCCAAATCTTAACATAATCATTAGAGATGTCACAACTACTTTCAAAATTTATAGTTTCAGGATTCCAATATTGTTCGGGTGTTTCGTAATCATAAAATCCCGTAAACCCAGATGGATAAATTAATAATTGTGCTTGTCCAGTATAACCTAATGATGCTAAGTCAGGTATTTCCCTATCCAATACAAAAACATCATTTAATATACAACATATTCTATATGTTAAGATTGGATAACTACCAAGTTCACCACAATCAGCGTTACAATCAAAAATAATCGTTACAAAATCACCAACGATGGGTACACCCTCTTCTCTTGTATTACCACTTATTACACAAGTAGTTGTTGCTGTTGTACCGGTTAAATCACAAGGACCAAGAGTGGTTGTTGACGTTGTTGTCGTTGTGGTTGTTGATGTTATTGGATCACAACAACCGGTAAAGACAATTGGTGTTGTTGTATTACAAAACCCACTAATTACTGTTATTTTTGTTCCTCCGGTTACTGAGGATAAATCAATATAATAATTTGATGTTACTAAATATCCCGCTTGAGTTATTGCAGACCAAGACCCACTAGAACCAGTAAAAAATCCTCTAGATGGGACATTTTCAAATACAGAATCAAAGTCTGAACTCATATAAGGTAAACCATAAGTATTATTTAGATTTTCATCTAAATAAAACGGATATTTAATATTTGCTTTATTACTTTCAGGTATACCTGTGTCATTTTGTGAATTAAATTGTGGTTGTAAAATAAAATTATCACTTTGATTATATCCAGAAATGGCATTATAAAATATCTCGCTATCACCGACTTGGAAATATTTTATTTTAAATTTCCCTTGTGATAGTTTTCTTCTACCCACATCTGTAATCTGGGTATTTACTATTTTATTTGTATTTTTTAAAATATATGACATCAATATCCTTTACTATAATTATTTAGATTCTCGTTTGTTCCCATAAAAATTCAATAGAATTTGCATTTAATGGAATAACATATGAATATGTTGTTGAGCATGTACCTAAACCACCATTTAATGTCGTTAAAGTAGTATATGCGCCAGAATTTATAGAAACCTTTAATGTTCCAAATATTTTTGCACATGCACCACCACTTAAAAGCCCACCTAATTGTAACCATAAATTTATAATACCCCCTCTTGTTCCAGCTTGTACCGTTAATTGATTTGTGGTAACTCCGGTTAATGGTCCACCATTTACAGTATTTGCTAATGGGAAGCAACTAGTATTTTGTATTAAACAACCTGTTGTAAAATTATATGATATTTTTGGTGTTGTACCCGGAGATGTTGGGTTATTTACATTTCCGCCATATGTAAATCCACTAAGTGCTGATTCGGTATTTGTTAACCATTTGTTTGTAAATGATATATTTAATGGCGGTAAAATATAATTTAAATTGTTTGTGAATTGTGTATTTTTTACCAATCCGGAACTAATTGAGCGACATTTTTGTGGTGTGATTGTTAAATTTTTAGTTCCATATGACACAAGATTATTTGCTGACGATGTACAACCTAATACAGACGATGTTGCTGATAATGATGTGTTTGAATATACACTACCACTTAATGTATCACCATATGTTAATGAAACAGAATTATATTGTGTTATAGACGTTACAGATGTTAGTGTATTTGCTGAACAAACGCCGGAACCAACGGTGGTATTAGTTATTGTAGACGTTAAACCTGTTAATAAATTACCGTTTTTATATAATAATAAGTTATTTGTAAATACAGCATTACCCGGAGACTGAAAACTAGTATTAGTTCTAAAGTCAAAATCAAAAGTTAAAGTTTCACCAACTTGTAATATTGGGTTTGGTGTGATTACAAATGGTATAATTTCTTTCGTTTGTGAGAATTGCTGAATTATATCATAAACATTAGTTGGTGGTGTATATACTGTTGTTGGACTTGTTGTTGAGAAGTTCAAACTAAAAGTTCTTGTATTTGTTGTGTTCGATACAACCACAACATCAGATTTTGTTAAATTTGTTACAGTATCTTTAATTACTATTGTATATGACCCAGAATCTAAATTACTAAAAACAGGAGATGATTGATAGGTTAATCCACCATTTTTTGAAAATAAATAAGAACCGGAACCACCATTAGGGGTTACAATTATTGATCCGTCTTTTGAAGATTGACAAGCTGAATTTGTTATCGACCTAGAAAATGTTGCTGTCTGAGAACCGCAATTTCCCACCACAGCATAAACCTCAGGTCTATAATTTGAACCTTCAACCAACCAAGATAATGGTGGATTAGCCGTTGGTGGGTCATTTGCATATGTAATACCAGCATTGTAGCCTAATGGTGCGGTATAACCATCAAAAATCCATCTATTAGTTATTATATCATAATAAACTGTTAATGTGCTTGATGTCCAAGAATTATATCCATTTATAATATTTCCGGCTTGGAATGTAAAATTATCACAGATATTAGTTTTACATCTACTTAAACAAAAAGTAACACCTGAGGTATAAGGTATTGTTGTTGTCGTTGTTGTATATGTTGTTGTGGTTGTTGTTGGTTGTATTAAAACACAAGTGGTAACTGAGGTAAAATCACCGTAATAATCTGTAACGGTTGCGGTATATTCACCACCACCAAGACCATATAAAGTTTGACTTGTTGCACCATTACTCCATTGTATATTATATGGTGCTGTTCCCCCTGTAATTATTAATGACGCGATACCGTCAAGTGCAAGTGATGTTGACGGATTTGTTGTATTACACTCAACACCCAGTGGAAAAATTGTTACCACTTTACATTCATTAGTTGTTCCGCTACCTATTAATCCCATTTTATGGTGTTTGACAATTTATTATTTCACATCCATTACCATCCACCGCTTTAATACAAAAAGTTTCCATAATATCATACGGTGGTGGTATAATAAAATCATATGGTAATGATGAAATTGTTGCTATCCAAAAACAGTTATCTTCATCAGAATCACAAACATAAATATCATATGGTGTCTGACCTGTTATATTATTTATTGTTACTTGTATCATGATTCACAAGGGGTTTGATCTGTTGTTATATTAACAAAATTAGGATTGATATTTTCATCAATAACTATTGTATTTAAACAAGCACAAATTGTGACAGTTGTTGTCGATGGACCAAGACCACCTCTACCTAATATTGAATTTATTAATGTGTTATTACAATCAATATAAGTAAACGGTACTTCAAGTGTAGAATAATTGCTTAAAGTATATGTAACACATTCGCAATCAGGACATGGACATTCCGAATCTATTGAGTTAAAACACAACCCAATTGGATTAACATAGTCATTATCACAAACAGGACAAATTGGGTTTTGTCCAACGCCTAACTGACCGTATGAATTGGTACCCCATGTAAATATTGTACCATTAATATCTTTTGCGAAAAAAACTAAGTTTTGAGTTCCAATGCCGCCTTGTTCCGCTTGACCACCAGCCCAGACATAACACCAATCATTTTTTGTTTCTAAATTAATTCTATCAATATTGTCTTGTAAAAGTGTTTTTACATTTGATCCATATCCTTCACCCCAAGTCCAAATTCTGTCACCATTTAAATTCGGTGTCCAATTCACACCATTTGGTGCAGTAAATGGTGCAAAATTTAAAGTTATACCAGACGTAATGGCTAATGTCATATCACCAACAGCTATTACTGATGTATATCCTGAATTTGTATTAGCACCTTCAGATTGAGAACTTGGTGGATTTACAGAAATTCCACCATCCATAGGAAACGGTCTTGAATTATCAACCGAACCACAATTAAAGCAATCTAACTGACCTTGGGTATTTTGTCCCCATCCCCATATTGATGTGTTATCAGCTAATGCAACGGAATGATAATTTCCTGCGGATATTTGATTAAACACAACACTATTTGAATATAATGGGTATGTTGGTATTGTAATTTGTGTTGGTATTTGAGCTTCTTGATTAGCTGGTCCCGCACCTAATCCTAATGGGTTTCTCTGAGGAATTGTTAAATTAGTTCCCCAAGAATAAATAGTTCCATTATTTTTCAAACCAAGCGTATGAAATAATCCTCTAGCAATTTCTTCCCAATCTGTATCAGAACCAATCTGTGTAAATTGCATTTTATCTAAATTATCACCTAAACCTAATTGATATTTTTCATTAAAACCTGTTCCCCAAATTGTACCATTACTTCTAAGAGCAATTGTTGCTGTATTTTTTGACCATATTTTTAACCACCCATTTGGGGTTGGTGAGGTGACTTGAGTTAATGTATCAATATTAGATATACCATCGTTTAATCCTAGTTGATCTCCACCATTATTTGAGGAAGAATTACCGCAAACAAATAAATCCCCATTTGAATTGATTGCAAATGTTGATTCTAAACCAGCTTCTACATAAACCCAAGGGTATGCACCACTTGTTGGGTCTATCATTTGTTGTGGTATATAGAAAGAACCGCCAGTATATCCTAAACCTAATTGACCAACTGAATTGCTTCCCCAAGAAAATAATGTATCACCACTAATACCCACCGTATGTCTATCACCAACTGAAATCATTGTAAATCCACAATCAGAACAAGTTGGTTCTGGTGTTGGTGTTGGGGGAGGACCATCGGGAATTGGTATACAACTACTATCACAAGATGTTATTAAAACAATTCTAAATTGACCATTACCCGCACTCCAAGTATTATTACCCAATAGTGTTTTAGGAGTTATTATAGAACATGCACAAATTTGTATTGATTCACCAGCATTTAAATTTGTTATAATTTTTGGTTGATTATTACAATCATTATACACAAAATTATCATTTCCAAATATTCTACCAATTTGGTATCTATCGCAACAATTACAGGTACAACCAGTATAAATTGTTGTTATACAAGTTGCAGTAAGCGTATTTGCGCTTAACATGTATCCTGACGGACATCCCGCCTTAACAAAAGGTCCAGTTTTTCCTGCTGTGGTTAATAAAGAATTTGTACTATAAATAATATCCAAATCATTATCATTAGTCGCATTAATAATTTCAGAATATGTGCTATCATATATTACTAAACCAACCGCATTTTGAATAATACCTGACGAAGTAATTGTTAAATTAATATGATTATCACAAGATAGTAAAGTAATTGGAATTATGTGCCAAAATCTATGATAGAGTTGTGAATTTGAACCAATTATAGACGCATCACCAGATAAAATAATATCATTATTTATTGTTAAATTTATTTGTCCTGTTGGATAAATCCAAGCCCCAAAACCTAGATAATACTGATTTGTTGTTCCTGAATTATAAAAATAATAACTAAGAGTTAATTCACCTGAAATTATTTCTGTTGACCCATTGCAATCTCCGTCATACCAAACAGCTTGTCTATTCATGGGACCAAAAATTGAATTTCCTGTTGATCCCCACTGAGTTGCTGGTGAAGTTAAATTCGCTTGAATACCCAAAAATCCGGGGTCAGATGGAAATTCAGCATAAATCGATTCATTAGTAAAATTTGTATTATAGATTCTTGTACCATTAATACTATATTGAACATTATCTACTTTAGATAAACAACCAATAGTACTTGCTGTTACACTAGTAGTGTTTGAAGAAAAGCAATAAGAACCACCACTACAATATTGATAAGACATTATATTTTAGTTTTTTTAACCATTTATGGACAACAATCTGTTGTAGTTGATGTTGTTGTGGTTGTTGCCGGAACGCAGTTATTACAATCGCAGAATACCGCATTAATTTCAGTCACAACAGTATTTGGTGAAATATTCATAACATCCTCAAGATAAGTTGCACAATCATATTCACCATTAAATAATGCATTAATCGTTTCTCCAGTCTGAACGTATGTTGTTCCGGTAACTAAATTATCAACAGTATAATAAATTTGTCCTGTTGTACAACTTTGTAATTTTTTAACAACATCAGGACAAATAAATACGGTATTAACTAATTCAAATACACTACTACCGCTAAGTCCAACTGTTGGTACTGTTGTTGTTGATGTGGTTGTTGTCGTTGTAATTGATGTTATTGCTGTAATTGTTATATCAATACTTGTTGCTGAACATGGATTTGGTAATGGTGTCGATGTTGGTACCGGTGTTGGTGTGGGTGTAATGGCGTTATCGCATATTGTGTATGATAAACAATTACCACTACAAGATTGATAGACATAACCAGATGGACATGTGTAGCCTGAAGTTAAATAAGTAAACCCAGAATCAGCAACCAAATCAAAAATACCGCCAATTTGTGAAGATGTTGTATAAATAATATTTAAATCACTATAAACCGTTGCTGCGGTCAATTCAGATAATGTATTATCATAAATTTCGCAACCAAATGCCGCATCGGAACTAGTATTTAAACCAAATAATTCAATGACGTTTGTTCCCTGAGGAACATCAATAGGATAAACATGCCAATATTTGAATGATGTTGTATCATTCCAAATAGATTGAACAACTGTTTGCCCGTTAAGTCTAAATGAGAACTTATTATCAGCACCTAGACCAACATAATAAGTTTTTGCCGATGTTGATTCAATGCAGAAAGAATAACCAATCCAAGTATCCTCTGGTAAATCTGTTCCACCTGTTAATGTTGTCCAAATACCCGATCTATTTAATGGACCATCTATTATAGTATTTCCTGAAGTATTTCCCGTATTTTCCCAAACTGTTGTTCCTGTTAAATATGAAACAGTGGTACCAGTACCGTCAATTGAATAACCCGAATCATAAATAAAAGTTCCAAATTCTGAATATTCAAAATAAGTTTGACTAATTGCACTGTAAGTGGTTGCTGAATTTGGTGTTGTTGCCGCCGTTGTCTGAATACAAACACATGATGTACCAGTATATGGTTGCCAATCACAAGAAGATGGTGAGCATATACAACATATTTGACAAGGTGTTGGCGTTGGTGTGCAATCAAAAATCGCATCAAAATTAATTAGACACGTAGTTGTTGTGGTTGTCGTTGGGCATTGACCTGTAAAAAATATATCATCACATATATCTGGACATATTGATTGACAAGGTTCAGCACCAAATAAAATACATGAACCACCCAATGAACTAGACAAACACCATTTATTACCGTCATAATAAACAACTGCGGTTACTCCACTTGTTGTTGCAGTATAAAAATAATTACCATTATATGAACCAACCACTTGATAATCACCGTCATAACTTATTGTATCTACAAAATTTGTATTTAAGCAATATTTTCCAATATCACAAAGAGTATTAGCACTTAAACACTCTTCACATGAAGTATATGTCGCTGTTACTGTAACAAAAGAACCCTCAAAGGTATATCCGGAGCCTGAAAAATTTACGACAGTAGAACAACCAGAGTATGGTTGCGCTCCATTCGATGTGTTTCCGGTATATTCAATAAAATATGTTGACCCTGTTGATAGGGAGGTTAACGTATATGCACTTAAAATGAATAGATAATCATTATTTGCACAATCTCTAAGTTGATAATCAGCCATATTCTATTCTTTAAACATAAATAATCAGTAACCTTGTTTTTTAACAAGCAACCTCATATTTTCAACGTATTTATATGTTGCATTATTTTTATCAACATAATCAAAAAAATCAATATTATTTCTTAATGAGTCTAACGGATTTTTATTAATAAAATCCGCCTTATAAAATCTTTCGTTTTTTTGTTGTTCGGTAATTCCAGCTAAATGAAAAATTGGGTTTGTTTCATATTTGTGAATGTCATCGGTTGCCCAAGAAAAATTTAATTCATTCACCACTTCGGTTTTATACCCCGCATACCACATATTCCATAGAATGGACCACATTTCAGCGGTCCAAAATTGTATTTCACCGGGAGAAATTGGATATTTTTTATGAAAACTTAAAAGTTTATCATATAATTCAGTTGAATCTTTATGGATTTTATCCCATAATTTCCATTCTTGTTTTTTAAAAACATATTGAGCACCGCCTGAATTTTTTTGATTTATCCTTATTGTTTCAGGATGTAATCCAATAACTTCCGACATTTCATCGATTAATTTATTTTCAGATAATATTGGATGTTTTTGTTCATATCTTTTAGAACATTCATTTAAGTAACTATAACCTATATATCCAACAGTATCAGACATATAAATAATATCGTCATCTAAAAGTTTTGAAAAATTAGGAATTCTGGTTAATAGAATATCGGAATCATGTAAAAAAAATAAATTACCTCTGCTTGGTTCTTCTTTTAACCACTTTGAAATTAAAAATGGTTTTATGCTTGGAATATAATGAGTTTTTTCTCTATCATCTTTGTAAAAATGAACATTACCATATTTTAATTTTAGCGTCCTAGCACCCTTAGATGGTTTGTCCGCGCCATTATGAAGAGAAAAAATAACATGAATATTTTCTGGGGGTACTCCCTTTTCAATAAAATTATTTATATATACCTCTGCTTGCCAATGGAAGTAAGGTACATCATGTTGTGCCGATACAAATAATAATTCACTCAAAGGTTTCTATAAAAAATATCATAATACCATTTATAACGGTCTTGAATCCAATTACAAACACCCTCACCTAAGATTTCTTTTGCGTTACTTTTTGGTAATTCAAGTTTTGTTTTGATTGTGTGGTCGCCATATATTCCATATACAGAATCATCTTCTTTTGTTATTTGATCAATTCTATCAAAAGAGTGATAAAAAGTTGGTAATTCAAAATAATTATAAATCCTTTCAACTTCTCTTCTTGGGTTAGTTACCAAATCTTCGTATCTTATAAAAAGCATTTTTTGATTATTTCCTTCCCTAAAAATTTGATATAGTCTTTCAACTGCTAAACCAACTGGTTGACTATTTGCCCAAATATCAACTCTTTTCTCGGTTGTTGTGCCTAGCATTTTTGAGTGGTCTATTAAACCGGAATCCATATGCTGATTTTCCCTAAACTTTTTTTCAAGAGAACAAAATATGTCTCGTAAATCTCTAACCATACAAATTATTTTTGGATTTGGATAAAATCCATCTAAAAAATTGTAATGTATTCCCCACCCTCTACTTTTATCTAAAACATATTTTTTATCTGTAATTGCATTAAAAAAACCAAACATACCGTCATGACAAAATTTATTAAAACCACTTTTCATTAATTCATATTCTTGTGCTTTAAATTCTGGTGAATTTGTATAATTATTTCTAGCAGCATAAACCAATTCAAGAACACCAGAAGTCGGTGTTACATAAAAATTTGGATTTTGTCCTATTATATTTTGTAATAAAGTTGACCCCGCTCTAGGTAATGAGGATTGAAAAAATATTTGTTCTGGCATTATTGTAAAATTGTTTGAATTACGATTTCAGGATTAAAAATATTATCATCAATAAATGGGCATTCTTGTGTTGAACCATTAAATGAATAATCGAATAAATAACTGTCTGGTAGTTTTATTTCGGGTAAATTAGATATGATATTTTTATGTAGTCCATAACCAAAAACTGTTGGACTAGTCCCGACCCAGAGAACCACTGAAGGTAAACCCATTGCCGCAGCAGCGTGTTGTAAACTAGAATCAATTAAAACTCTTTTTTCTGATGCCATTAATAGCGAAAAAAGCTCCATATTTGTCATGGGTTTAAATAAGGGTTCAGTTCCTTCAATTACATTATTTTCATTTCTACAAATCTGTATTATATGATAATCATTTTTAAAAGCATTTACAATTGCTTGTGATGTAGAAAATGGCATATCTCTTGTCCAAGAGTAATTATATGGTTGTTCATTTATTGGACCACCATTTGTCTGAAGTATCATAATTGGTTTATTACGTCTCCAATCTCTAATTGCTAATTGTTTATGTCTTAAATTAAAAACTAATTCAGGTGTTTCATTATTATATGTTAAATTATATATATTACACCAATTTTCAATTAGATGTTTCCTCTTGTAAATATGGTCTGTTGTAAAGTATGGTTCATGTTTAAATATTAAAGTATCATTATTTAATATGTAATCCTGATAGAAATATGGCGTAATTCCAATTCTAAAAACTCTATCAACAAAAGGTAATGTTAAAAATACCTCAGGATAACTCGCAACAACAATTAATTTTCTATCTTGATAGTTATTCTTAATACATTTTGCAACTGCTGTTGCTGCAACATTCTTTCCAAGACCACCTTCTATGTGAAAAAGACAATATTTTTCCATAATTTTTTTATAGAAAAAATCTTAATAAATTAATTTAAGTAAATAGATTAAGGTACGTAATATAGTCGATTTGAATCGGTTGAGCAATAATATATTGACCCTGACGGTAGCCCAATAGGTCCGTTTGGTAATCCAATTATTGATAAATTATTAACAAACGTAGCACAATTTCTATTTGGTATGATATTTGACCCAATAATAAAGGTGTTTGTATTACCTGTTATAGTATTATTTACACCGCCTAAAATACCAGATGATGTGGTTGCTCCAGAAATTATATTACCGCAACCACCGCCAATAAATGAATAAACACCGCTTTCGGAATTATTAAATCCTCCAGCAATTGTTGAGCGACAACCAGATGATATATTTAATTGTCCTCCACCAACAAATGAATAATTTCCTTGCGATCTATTTTGAAATCCACCTGATACCACAGAGAAATCACCATTTGGAATCCCTATCGCATTAATTAATATTGCTTGTGCGTCACTTGTACCTCCTGTTGTGTTAGCACCAATTCCTGCTGCAATAGAACCACACCCTGTTGCAAAATTATTAACGCCAGCATTTATTGTTGAGTAGTTACCGCTAGCACTATTTCTAGCTCCACCGGTTATTGTTGATCTTGTTGTGGCGCTATTTGCCCTACCGCCACCGATTGTTGATACTAATCCATAAATATAATTTTCCCTCCCACCGGCTATTGTTGAGTCGCATAAAATACAATTACCGCTTCCAGTTATAGTATTCCCTGAACCTCCGCCAATAACGCTATATTTTTGGGCATATATTGAATTATTGTAACCACCACCGATAAATGAACCTTCGGCATTTTGAAGACCGACTATTGGTGAAATTAAATTAGAACGACCACCAACAATTGTAGAAAAGATTGTTGTAGCACTATTGCAACTTCCACCAACAATTAATGAACATAAACCTGTTGCGGTATTTAAAAATCCGCCACCAATAAATGAATAATTATTAGAAGATAAATTATTTTGACCACCAACAACAGTTGCGTAAGTTGTTGTCGCACTATTAGAACAACCTCCACCGATAAATGAACCACTACCACTAGCAATATTTGATAATCCTCCAACAACTACAGAAATAGCTGATGTTACACAATTTGAACTACCTCCACCGATAAATGAACCATCGCAACTAACAATATTTGATAATCCTCCAACAACTGATGAATAAAGAGTTGTTGCGCCAGAAATTATATTACAGCGACCACCGCCAATAAATGAATAAGTACCAATATTAACATTTAATGCACCTCCAACAACCACAGAAGCGTCAGATGTTGCACAATTTGAACTACCTCCACCGATAAATGAACAAGGACCACAAGATAAATTATTTTCACCTGCAACAATAACTGAACAACACGTTGTTGCACTATTCGAACCACCACCTCCAACAAATGAATTGTTTCCAGATGATAAATTATTTTCACCTGCAACAATAACTGAACAACACGTTGTTGCACTATTGTTAAAACCACCCCCTATAAATGAACCTGAAGATAATGCTTTATTTGAACTTCCACCTCCTATAAATGAACAGTTTCCGGATGATAAATTACATTCACCAGCAACAATAGTCGAATATGTTGTTGTTGCACTATTAGAACAACCTCCACCGATAAATGAACCACTACCACTAGCAATATTTGATAATCCTCCAACAACGCTTGAATAAAAATTTGTCGTTCTATTTAAATAACCACCGGTTATAACCGAACCAAAACCACTCGCAATATTTAAACATCCACCACCAATTGATGCATTATTATTGCAAATTAAATTGTTACTACCTCCAATTATAGATGAAAATGAACCACATATTTTATTATTATAACCACCACTTATAGTAGAATAAAATGAATTTCCACTAAAACAACTTAAATTAGTGATGGAACCCTGAAAATAAACATTAGAACCGGTATCAAAAACATCTAATTGTATTTCAGTATAAGGTGGATTATATGTACTATTAGTTATTGCCGCACTATATATCACATTATCAATCCCATTATAAAAAGACGCTAAATTACCAATTTGATATATTGAAGTCAAATCTCCGGGAACACACACGGTATTACCTACATTATAATACGCACTTTGCGTTGTATTATTCAAACCATACCAATTTAAAATACCCCCACCAATAAAGTTATTAAAACCGTTATTTAAAGCAGAATTACCTTGACCACCAGCAATAACGGTACCTATTTGGCATGTGTTATTTGAATGACCATACACCGTCGAGTAAGCGCCGGACGCAACATTAAGATTGTCTCGCCTAACCGAACTACAACTTCCGCTTCCAGAAATAATTACTGGTTGTGTCCATCCAGTAACCTGTACAGTACCGGCATCGGTTCTAGTTAATGTTAATGTATTTGTATTATCATCATAAGTTCCACCAGTAACATAGAAATCAGTATATCCACTTGTAAATCCACTAACAACAAATGTTCCACCAGAATTATTAAAGTAGGTTACTTCACCATTTAATGGATTATATGTGCCACCAGTTACAAAAACATCACCATATCCGGGTAATGTTACCGTTAATAAAGTTCCATCATTTCTTGTTGCACCTAAAGTATATGATGCTCCGGTATATGTTAATCCCGTAACAAATATATCCGTAGATGTTAAACCACTGATATCAAATGTCCCACCAGAATTGTTAGTAAAACTTAGAGTACCAGCAGAATATGTTCCACCCGTTACATATACATCAAATGATGAAGATCCACTTTGTGATAAAATTCTCCAATTTGCTGTCGCATATGTTGCACCCGGAGTTATTCCTTCAATTGTTGATGCTGTCCAAGCATCAATAAATGCTTGACCTTCGGGAGTTGAGCTATCAACCGTAGTACCAAATTGTGTTATTGTGACTGCGGTTGTTCCTGTTGCCGCACTAAATAATGATGTATAATTCGGAATGTTATATTGATATGTTGTTTCATTTTCATAAACATATGCTAACATTCCTAATCTTCTTCTACCAGAAGATATATTATCAGAATTTAAAGTTAATACATCAGGATTTGGTGTGTTTATATTTAAACGTATTGGAATTGTATTTCCTGAAGTTTCAACAGGTCCAGAAGAACCCACCGGTATTGTATAAATTAAATCATTTACAGAATATACTTCAACATAACCACCAATACCTAATATACTAAAATTAGTTCCATAAAATCGATTTGGATTTACCGATTCGGGCGCATTTAATTGCGTTGCTGTTTGTGGATTTTTATATAATGACATATTATTGAACTGTTAAACCTCTAAAATAAATATCAACGTTTATGTTATTTAAATAAAATTCTGTACTTGGGAAAGTCGTATATGTTCGATAAAATGTATTTGCAAATGTTGACCCCGTGTAATTAAAAATATAGGAATCAATGTTAGTATTCATAATAGCACCATTTAATATAAATGGTGAATTTTGATTACCATATGAAATTTCAGTTTGGAGTTGATTATTTGTTAAGCTATTTGGTATAACCCAAGTATACCAAGCATCCTCTATTGCTGTTCCAGCGGGAACTTGCGTTGTTGTAAAATTATATGTTATATTTGGATTTCCAAATGAATCATTACCTGACGTTGTTTGTGGTACACTTTGATAAAAAACGGGAGGAAGTCCTGTTACACCAGAAGTTGCATACATTTTCATATATTCAATAAATTCTGTACCATTTAATGGTGGTGTACCATAACCAAACCCAAAAAATGTGGTATTTCCTTGTGCTGATAAATACGTATAAATTTCTGAACTTCTGCTTATTGGTTCTATAAATAATAAAGCAAATAAATTTGCTGTTGAGGGTGGACCGGGTGGTATAATTATTGTAGAATCCGTACACCCGCTAGCATCAACAATCTCAATTAAAATTGAAGGTGCTGAATTCAAATAAGGTGGTAAAGATAATGTTACAGGAAATGTTGCACCACTGGGAATGGGTCCAATATTTACAGGTGGATAATACCCATTTACATCAGAAACAAACACATCAAATGGTGATGCGCCAGTAATACTATTGAAGGTTAATGTACACATATTTTATATATCGTCACATGTTATATCATAAATAATTATAAGTTCAATTTTTACTCCAATATCACTTAAATTATTATTTAATGTGCAATCGGAATTTATAATTATTTGGTTATTTGTATAATCAATTGTAACATCACCAATACCACTTATAGATTCAAGTAAAGTTTCTATTGTTCCATAAAGTTGTTCATCTGTTGGTACATCAATTAATGAATAACTTGTATAAACCGAACCAGATGTTGTTATTGTATTTGCAGTGACGCTTGCAATAAATTGAGCATTGTTAAGAACACATGTAGTGTCGCCGGTTGTTATATCCTGAAAACCATAATTTAACATTTCAATTAACCCAAATTTATTACCATAACTTAACTCCATATTATCGGAACAAATATTGAATGTTCTATATCCAGTATAAAGTGCGCTACAAGTAATTTCTATTTCTTGCGTATCTGTACAACCATTACTATCGGTTATAGTTACTGAGTAGTTACCAGAAGTTAATCCTGTTGCATAAATACCGCTAGAAACGCTTGGGAACCAATTTATTGTAAACGGTGGTGCACCAGATGTTAATATTACAGTTATTGTTCCTTCACTACCTAAACCACAATCTGTGCCAAATAATGTGAAGTTTAATGGTGGTTCTTCTTGTATATAAAAACTTGAACTGATTACGCAACCTTCTTGGCTAGTTACATTTGCAACATAATTTCCTGTGGGTAAATTTGTAAATGTAAAATTATCATCAACAGACAATGAACTTAAATTAACGGGTCCACTTATTTCATATAAAAATGGTGATGTGCCGCCTGTTGTTTTTTGTATTAAAACAACGCCATTATTTTGTCCGCAAGTTGACCCGGTTGTTGAGGTAGAAACGTTAAATAAGGGTGTTGATATTATTGACAACGATTGTGTATAAACACAAGTTGTACTACTTGCTGAAATAATTAAAGTGTATGAGCCACCTGATAAATTAGTGAAAGTTTGTGTTAAAAAATTAGATATTAACGACTCAGTACCATTTGGTCCGTCTATTTGATAGAAATATGGTGCTGTTCCTCCATTTATTACAACACTAATTTGACCATCGGTTGCACCACAAGTTGTATTAACGACATTTACAGAAACAATATCAAAGGTATTTGGTGTTTCTAATGAGGTTGTTAATTGCGTATTGCATAAACCAACATCAGTTATTGATACGCTAAATGGTCCTGAAGAAAGTCCAGTAAACACATAATTTGTTGAATATGTAATTTCTGTTGTAGCATTAGAACCGGAATAAAAAAATGGGCCGGTACCTCCCGTTACTGTTATAGTTATTTCCCCATCAGAAGAAAAACAGCTTGGAGAAATTACACTAGTTACAAAAGCACCCAACGAATCTGTTTGAGGTAAGTTATAAGCCGTAGTCAAAGAGCAGTTATCTGCTGAAGTCACATTAACGGTATATAGACCACTTGTTAAACCACTGATTGTACTTCCAGTTTCGCTTAAAATAGGTCCATTAATATCGCTCCACTGATAAGTAAATGGTGGTGTTCCAGTTTCCCCTGTTATAATTATTTTTCCACCAGTGCCGACACAACTAGTTGCGGGTATAATAAATGCACCATATGTTAAATTAGTAGATTCGTGAATAATACATGTTTCAGTAACACCAGTACATCCACCAGCATCTTCAATAACCCCATAATAGATTCCGGGAGATAATGAGATAAATGTATGACTTTCACTTGTTGCTGTATAGCTATCAACTAAAGATGTACCACTATATAAATAAAAAACATTTTCAAATGGAGAACTTGTATTACCTGATATTGTGATTTCACCATTATTTTGATTACAAGTTGTATCTACTACATTTATTATTGATGCGCAAGCACCCGAACTAATTGTAACGTTTACTAAGCTAATATTATTTGGTGTACTTGAGTCGTTTACCTCCACAAAATATGTTCCAGCGGATAATCCAGTTTGTGTTTGTCCGGTACCTAAATATGGGTCATACCACAAATAACTAAAAGGAGATGTGGTATTAACATTAGGTACTGCGGTTAAAGTCGCAGCACCAAGATTACTATTTGTACAATCACCGGTTAATATTATATTGACATCAAAAATATTCATTAATTACAATTAATCGATAAATTTATTCCCACATTTAATTCTAGTGGATTATTTGAAATAGAAAATACACAACCTAAAGTTCTTACATATAGAGTATTACCATCTAAATACCCATAATATCCATTATCATTCAATTCACCAAGATTTGCAATAATTGCATTTGTCCACTGTAATTGTGTGGGAACTTGATTTATTCCATATCCTGTAAAAAATGGTTCTTGTACGATAGAATTACCGTCAATTCTAATATCAACGTACCATTCAGAAACAAGTGAACTTAAAATACATTCATTTATTGTTAGTCCCTGACTTATTAAATAAGAAATTAATGTTTGATAAAGAACCGTATTAAATGATGTTGTTTGTAGTGTTTGTAATCCACCACCAACTCTTGGTAAAATGGAACAAGAATATAATCCATAATTACAATCATACGTAAATAAATTGTCTTGTGCAATACATGGTTTACATGGGACTGGAATAATCTGACAACCTCTTTGTCTTCTATAAACAAATTTTTGTCGATGAAAGATTGAATTTTCATATTTAATACCCGTATCCCATATCGTTGTTGCGGGAACCATTTGTTCAATTAATTGAATCCAATAATCACCTATTTGTTCCACGTAATCAATTAATTTTTGATACGTAAAATCATCAAATGGAATGCAAACAGCTTGATTAGTTTGTATGTATTTCCAAAATACAGATGCTAATGTTGGATATCCACCAGTTTTTCCATCCGTTATATACATTCGATTACGAACATTAATCATATTTGTCCAAAATGTTTGAGCAAATTCAAAAAATGTTCTTCTTTTTGGTTGTGGATTAATTATTGTCCAATCAATACCTCCGGGTACTGGATATGGTGAAGTTAGTCCAGAATCTGGAATTGGATAATTATATTTTTGAGATGATGACCAAACATCGTAAACCAATCCTTGTGCTGGATTTAAGAAAATTTCAGTATTTTTAACATTTAAAACTAATTTTTCATCATAAGCATAATAATATGCGTTATAATTACCATCAAAATTTTCTCTTAATCCAACTTCTGTTGAGGGCCAAGATTTTTTATTATCTAATACTCTTTGTAATTTAAAACCTTCCCTCATATATGGGAATTTTCTAAATCTTTCAAGGTATTTTTGACCGTAAGTAAATGGTTCTAATTGCGTTTGAATTGATGGATTATTTCCCGTGAAAACTGAATTTGTTAAATTAACTTCCTCAGGACTTCTATGTTGAGGTGTTGACTGATACCAACCAGCACCTTGTTGGAAAAAGAACGATTCATTATCTTCTGGTGGTTTTGGGAAACCAAACTCATCAACTGGATAGTTTTCAAGTAAGACATTTACTTGCTCAAAAGATGTTACAGATGTAAATGCTGTATATTGTATACCAAGTAAATTAAATGTATTTCCGGGAATAAGTTCCGGATTTATTTGTGTAAACGTCCCAGCAGAAATTTGTGCAAATTTGGTCTCAAATTGAAACATATTAATTCTTTGATCCGCCATGTAAATATTCTCATTAAATTCAATAAGAGCATCCGGAGCACCAATCATCCTTAATAAAAATTCAATTGAACGTCTGGTTCCTTTTGACTTAAATAAGTAAGCGGAATTAAGTATTAAGTTTCTATAAAATTGATAGTTTAATTCATCAGGCGTTTTGTTTACGCTAAATCCTTGATATTGAGATTCACCTCCAGTTGAGAATATAGCATTTAAAAATTCGTCTTCAGATATTGGTGAAACATTAATTTTCCAACCCAAAGTCATCGAAAGATTTTTAAGTAACTGAGATGGAATATCATTAGATGGGTTATAATGAACCGAATTCATATAAGCCAATCCATCAATAAATTTTTTAACTTCATCAAAACTTCTACCATAAATTTGTAAAACTTTTTCAATTTTTTGGTCAGAAGTATCAAATTCTTTAATAGCCTCAGTTGTTAAAAATCTAGAAATTAGATTCGTTTTAACAATATCAAATGATGCTCCAATTTCTGATAGATTTTCCAAATATGATGAAAACTTTGTTGATTCAATATCTAAATTCCATATAAATCTTTTAGGCCAAGTTAATGATACATTATTTATATAAAATTTACCATCATCAGTTTGTTTTGGTACTTTAAATACTGCGGTATATTCAGGAACAATTAATCTATTTAAGAGAAATTTTTCGACTTCATCAAAATCTTGATTAAATGAAAGTTCGGTGTAATAAGAATTTGGTTTAATGTAAAAATCTTCAAGTATATATGAAAGACCACTAAATGGATTACCTCTAACAATAAATGTTAATGTCCCAGAATCTAATGTTTCAGATGGAGTAAAATCAATGATTTCATATTCATTATTGTTATAAAATAATGAATATTTCTCAAATTCTGTTTTAAGGTTTCTTAATCCAGAAACTTTAATTTCTCTTGTTTCTAAATTTCTGGTTGCATTAACAGAATAATCAATTAAGAATGGATTTCTTAATTGATAAATATTAATTGTGAACTCAGTTTCATCTTCAATTGAATTGTATGCTGAATTATAAGCAGTTACCCCTGTTGAATAGTCGGAATTTAAGTTTAAAACTTCAATTGCCGCAGGAAAATAATTTATTATTTTTTGTATAGAAACTTCTAATCGTTTTGATAGTGAACCATAAAGAGTAAAATTAGTTACGTCACTTAAGTCTAAATTAGGGAATACACCATAATTTTTTGCAAATAAAATTCTGGACTCTAGTGTTGAGTCTAATTCAAGATTTTCAAGAGATATTGGTTCGGAAAACGAACCAATACTAAAAGTCCTGTTTACTTTTTCACTTGCTGATGTCGTAAACTCAAAATTTGCTTGTGTCAAGCCACCACCATCAACTAATTGGAAGCCAACTATGTTGTCAAATGGCGTTTGAGAGCCGCTAGCATATTGTGGAGGACATTTAAATTTTGCCATTATGATGTTATATTGACAAAGTTTTTACTGAAATCAATATTATTTTCACGATCTTCTCTAACTTCATAGAGTAGATTATTAAACTCATCTTTGATTTCATATAGGTTATATTGTCTGTAAATGTTATTTTCACCATCGTAAATTGTGTAAATACCATCTTCAATCGACTTAGTTTGATTACCATAGATTGCATAAGAAAGTGTTTGAATGTCGTGTTCAACAATTTCAATATCTAAAGTAATTGGATTAAAATACGTATTATTTAATAATATAGTTTGTGCTGGTTGTCCAATAAACGGTGTTGCATTTGGTTTGTTTGTTGGTGCAGAAGATGGTGATAGTGTGCAGAACATTAAATTAGTTGTTCCATCAACATATCGATATCTAATTGCTTTTTGAACCGTATTTGTTAAGTTTTGAACAACAGGTTCACAGAAAAAATTAGATGTTATAACTCTAAAAAAATTTGGTATTTTTGTGCCGTCTGCATTTAAATATTCAACTCTATAACCAACAAGTCCTTGTGCGATAAATTTATTTAAATCTTGTGCGGGTACATTATTTAAATCAATAACAATACCTTTAACGTTTGGTAATGACGAAAGTACTCCACAATCAGTAATTGTTGTTCTAATTTGTTTTGGTCTAATGTATAAAGTATAAATTCCTAATTTATTAAACTGATCAGCAGGTAATCTAAGATTATACAATCCACCTAAAATCTCTAAATTAGTACCTCCTACTGTTGAGTTGCTAAAATACGGTCTTAAAATTGACGGGGCATCTAATTTTGTTAAAACAAAATCATTTGTAACATCTCTTGATGGTGTATAATTTAAAATTATTTCCACATCTTCCGGACTAACGTCCGCAGGTCTTATTGTTCCATATGCTCCTAAAGCCATTTTAAATCATTATTTAGTTTATTTTTACCACATTAAAAAATCCATAACCATATTTTTCTAAATCACCAAGATTATCAACTTCACCTATTCTTTGTATTCTTTCATACGCAGAATTTTTTCCTCTCTCAATAAATATATTAGATTGTACTTCTGGTTGCATAGAAATCTTAAGAAGGTGTTCTTCTTTTACAATTGGTTCCTCAAGCAACCATTCAGCAATTAACCCACTGCTTAATCCGCTATAAATTGTTGATCCATCGGGTAAATCAAAAAATTGTACTGACTGAGTTACACCTGTTCCAATTGTGTATCCAGTACTCCCATCAAGACACGGATTACAATCAATACTACCAATTTGTTCACCACCTAAAAATACAGGTCCGGGCGCGAATGGATTTGAACCATAACGAGCTAAATCATTAATTCTAGAATAAGTATAACCAGTTATTGCAAATGGTGATGAAATATAATTTGGGATTGAGATTTGTTCTGCAACAGAATTATTTGCATCATAATCATAAATAAAATCATAAGACGCTGGTGTTGCTGTCCAAGAACCTGTCGTAACATCAAATAATACCGTTCCGGATGGGTTTGAACTAATTGGAGATTGATTTAAAGGTATTACTATATTTCTAGTTGTTTCAATAACCCCAAAAATATTTAAAGAAGTTAATGTTATTTGATAATTTCCACTTGATGCATAAAAATGACAACTACTTAAGGGTGAAAAAATATTAATCGGTTGTGTTGGTGTCCCATCGCCCCAATTAATTGTATATGTTGTATTTTGATTTACTAAAAAAGTGTTGAACTGAACATCCGATGTATTGTATACACAAATTGTATTAAATGTTGTATCCGCTGAATCAGCAGAATATATGAAGTTATTTAAAATTTCTTTCTGTATTATATCACCATCCCATGTGCTATAATAACCAATATCTTCAAAATTTTGATTTAAATAAACGGGTAAAGTCATATCGGTATATAAAGAACTACCATTTGTTCCACCACTCAACATTTGGGTCATGGAAGAAAAAACTTGAGCGGTACCCCCACTATAAGTAACAGTTGTGTCGTTTGTTAATAAAACCTCAGGAGAAATTTTTATATATATCGTATTTTCTTCCATTATGGATTAATATATTCAAACCATTTTATGGGTGTTAAGGAATCTCCAACTCTATTTTGAGTCCAATAATCATATACTCTATATGTTTGTGTTGGATAATCTAACTTCACCTTATAATAAAAATACTCATCAGGATTAAAATTTGTAATATTTGTTAATTGTTTATTTATGAGTCTAACAAATCTTCCATTTTTAGCGTCAAAAAACTTTGCTGACATATAAAATGTATCAATATTAAGATAATCTCTATTTTTTAACCAATAAATAAAAAACCCTTCTTTGTCACCAATAAAATCTAATGGAAAGACTGGTTTTTTTATATTAACGGAATTATTACCAATAAGTGCTGATTGTGTTAGTCCTTGTTGTGTTGGTAAAATTATTGTAATGTAGTTTTTTTGTTCTGTTGATGCGCTAAAATCATAAAAATCCAGTTTAAAAAATGATTTACTAAATGAATTTGAATTATAATAACATTCTTGTGGTGTAAATAAATTGGATTGGACATAACTACTGTAGTATGTACTATTTATTTGATTATAAAAATTAAATTCATAATTAATTTCTGTTTTTTGTTCTCCATCTTCCAAATAAAAATCATTTGAAAATCTACTAACTTCAAAATCAACTGGTGGGTTTATTGAACGTTCAATAGCGCCAGCTTCATAAACTGAATAACCATCATCTAATCCATTATATTCCCAATCAGAATTAAACCGAAGATTAATTTCTTGGTCTCTACTATCAAATGCTATTTTAAATTTATTCACACTCATCAATTACTGGGTCTATAATTACATTTGAATATCCTAAATAATTTGCTTGGTCAGGTATTAATCTGAAGAATATTGAATTATATGGATAATGTGTTTTATTTAAAAATGGAAAATCTACACCAACTTCATCAGCATCAATATAACCATAAGTATATACATCTCTCCATCTCCATTCTTGCATGAATGTTGAGTAGAAACTATATGGTGGTATATCAACAGCGGTGTATCCAGAGTAATTAGTTGTTGACTCAAAAAATGTGCTAGAATTATTTGTTCCTGTTTCAATATAAGGTGAAAAAGCTCTTATTTTACATGGAAAATGCGCTTGATAATAATAACCGGGTAAATTGTTTTGGTTTATTTGATTACCTAAAGAAACATCAAATAAATTTGGATTGTATTTTATTTTATGATAATGTTCTGAAATAATATTTTCTTTTTGTTCGAAATCATTGTATTCACAAAAATCACCGTCAATAATATCACCTATATTTAATGTTTTATTATAGAAAAAATAATAAGCATTTGTACTATCTGAATACCACTCAGTTGGAATATTTGTATCCGACAACGTATTTGTATTTTCCCACCAGCTATTAATGGTATTATTTGTTATGTTAAAATACCAACCTTTTTTTAATGCTGAGGGGGTTGTTTGTGTTTGTGGTGGTAAAGCTATATTTGGATAGTTAAACCAACCCATATAACCTTTATGAATAAACGTTAAAAAGATTTCACTTACAGGTTTACCATTATTATCAGTTAATCCTGAAATATTTAAATCATTCGCGTTCGTTACGTTGTATGTTCTATTTGTATTTCTAATACTGATTCTACTTTCCAAATTTGGAGTTAACGCACTAAACTCATATTTTTTAACATCTTTAAATGAGTTATTTTGATAACCATTATATGTTAACGTTAAATCATCTAAATTGGTTAATATTTTATTTTTTCTTATGTAATATTTTGAAGTTGTTTCATTTATATTATTTGGGTCCAATACACGCTTAAATAAAGCGGTTTGCGTATTAAACAACGATAATGAATACCCAACATCAATAACATTAAATATTTTTTCATCTGATGCAAACTCACCGTTTCCTAATGAATAAACTTCATAGATATTCGTTCCATTAAAAACAAACTCATTTTGATTCTGTAAACCATTTAACATAACAAACTCACCAGCGGTTAAATTATGGTTAACAAATGTTCTAAACTGGATAACATTAGTTCCGTTAATTTCGCTTCTTGCGATAAAAACAGGAATACCATCACCAGCGGTCCAAGTTATTGTGTTTGTGGAATCAACATATTGTAAAGTTGTTGATTGGTCGTTACTATAACCATAACTTAAAAAATAATTCCAATTATATGTTGACGCACTTTTACTAATAAAGTTAATATGCGCATTATTGATATCATTTCTAATTAAATCAAATTCAATATTCTGGGGATAACCGCTCCATGCTGATTGATATGTATTATTAACATAATATAAATTATTTAAAAATGGGTCATAATCAGTTCTACCAATTAAGTCGTTCTCGTATAAAAACTTAACATTAAATGTAAATCTAAAATTTGTTGATTGTTGTCTTTCATTATCAAAAATTTGATTTAAACTAATTGCTGAATTTCTATTTGTTTCTAATAATTCTTTCTGTTTTTGTTCAAATGGCGGAATTAATGATATATCTGTATCAATTGCTGATTTATATCGCAATGAACCTAAAACCACGGTTGTGTTGTTTCTACTTTCCATTATTCAACATATTTTAAGTAGAATTTATCGATTGCTGTTGCCGCATTCTTTAAACCAAAATAAAAATACCAAGGACCGCCAATTATTGTTGGGTTTGGTCCGCTACTACCAAGTAACGAAATATTAGTTCCAGATGGATTAACATTTGTTATAAAACCTCTATATGATTCTTCCGCACTATTAGCGTTACCTCTAAAAAAGTCTGAAGATATTCTATCCAATAATTGATATGGATGTGAACCTATAGACATAGACCAATCATTATTTTGATTACCAAAAATCAATGATGTGTTTGGTTCTATGTACCATTTGTAATATGGAACTTTTTGAGTAAAAATGGGTATTTGTTGACCTACTAATGGGGATTCACTAAAAATGAGTCTTCTCGGTGAGATTAAATCTCTATTTTGGTTATCACCATCAAAGAAAATACCTAATAACCCACCATCGGCATTTCCGCCAAAGTAAATATCCGAATTATTGTATTGGTCTGGAGAAAACTCAAATACACCAAATTGGCTATTAATTTGAATTGACTGTGCATAATCACCATCAATTCTTTTTTTACTATCACCTCTTTGATTTTTAAATAATGCAGCAACGCCAGAATTTTGTCCAACACCCAAAGCTAATGCTAATGAATTAGCGTTAGTTAATCTACTTAAGAAAAATAATTGTAATATTTCTGTAACATCTTGATATGATGTTGGTTTTAATTTATTTGCGACATAACCTTCATATTCGGGACCATAAATAAGTTCATTTGTGTATGAATTTAATGGTCCTAAATCCATAATTGTTGTGGGATATAATAAATTTTTATCTTGTACTGAATTAATTGTAGATTTACCAATAAATTGATTAAAAGTCGTATTATAAGGTGATGAGCGATAATAATAGTTATTTGTGTTTGGGTCTAAAATAACCACATCTGAGCAATATAATGAATATGGTTGATTATTTTGGTTATCAAAAAATCTATTATTTTTAATTGCAAAATGATATAATACACCATTTACCCATGAATTAACGAATGTATGAGAGATAACGCCTAAACACGCACCTAAATTTAGTCTTAATCTACCAACCCACTCACCTAATTGTGCAAAATCATTGTTTTCTTGGAGAGGATTTAAATCAAGTATTGCTCTTTTTACTAAAATATAACAACCATTGTCTACTGCAATATTTGGTCCGGTCCTATTACAATTATCTGTTGATGCTGTTTCCGAAAGAGTTGCTGGTGTTCCATTCTGATAACAACTTAAATCAACCAATGATTCACAACTTAATGAATTAATTATACCACTAATATTTGGACCACCCGAATTATTATCATAATCATCTTGAGTGTCAGATATAGTATTACCATCAACATCACTTGTAACTTCAACATCCACAGCACTATCTAACCAAGGTTGACCAATTCCTTCACCTGTTGAATCCTCACCATAAAGATAAATAAAGAAGTTATTATTTTGCTGTCCCGGAGCAGAATTATTTTGATTACCGAATAAGCCAAAATAAACAAAATCCTGATCTAGATTAGTTGATGTTGGCAATCTATCGGACCTAAATACCAATCTAGTTGATGCTGATACAGTTAGTGTGTTACCGGAATCATATTTTGGTGCAAAATAAATAAAGGTTTCCTCGTTATTATCGCAATTATTCGCATTGGGGGATGAGGGTGTTGATACACAATTTTGATCATAGACAAAATAACCTTCAGGTCTTTGGTAAGTATAAGAACCACCCTCAATATATTCACCAATATCACTACCGCCGAATGTTGTTTCAAAATAACCACCACAACCAATAAAAGCTGAACTGATTGGACCACCGGTTCTTAGCTCTAATTGGCTACCAGCAGCAACAGTAATATGTCCAACAGTTAATTGCGTCCAAGGATAATTATTATTAACTGTGAAATTTGATGTTACCGATGATAAATCTAATGAAGAATAATATGTGTGTAAATTTGTTGTATAAGAACTAAAGGAGGTATTAAAATCTGTATTGTATGATGGATAATATATAAATCTATTAAAATAATCCCCATCATTTGCATTATTTGATAGATTATTATGATTTGCTAATCGATAATTTGGTTGTATTGGAACATTAAGTTTATAGTTTCCGTTTACAATATTATTGTCTGTATACGTGGTATAACCGAAAATTCTACTTAAATCATAGCTAATATTAACCCTTTCAGTGTTAACATCAACACCTCTATTTAAAATAATAACACCAAAATTTTGGTAATTATTGAATGCTGTTATTGCACTTAAAGAACAAACATCCGTTATTGTATTATCACAAATTGATAAATTTCCGTATGGTTGAATTGGGGGGCAAGACGAATCAACTGGTAATAAAGTCGTAAAATTATATGGCGGGAAACCGAGTTGTGTTAGAGGTGTAAATAACTTACGAGAACGCTTAATGTTAACTATGTAATTAAGATATCTTGATGCTAAATCATTAACTCCACTTGGATTAACTTTTGACATAAATTCGGTATATGTCATTCCGGTTATTACTTGGAAATACTCAATATCTGTTGGGTATTTATATTCTGGACTTCCTTCGGTAAAATTAACATTATATGTTGTTGATAAAGGTGTTGGATTTAAAACGAGAGGTGTGTCTTGCGGATTAGCATAAGTTACATTAATTTGTGTTAATCCAGTATTTCCAGAACCAATAATCGAATTACCTGAATTTCCTGTTACATTAAAATCGTTTGATAGTAAAAAGTCTTGAAAAGAAACTAATCTACCCTGCGTATAATTTTCTAAAGTTTCTGGATCAACAATTAAAATATATGTATTATCTAAGTGGTAAGTTGTTGCACTATTATTTAAATTAGGTTCAACATAAACTTTAATTTGGTTTGCACCACCAATACCACCGTTAACAAATGAACCGCCAAAATCACCATCAAAATATTTTGCTTTAGTATTAAATAAATTAATTTTTTCAGCAAATGGTAACTCACATGCAAAATACCTATCTTCCCCAAGATAAGAACCTAAGCCAATTACGGTGTCAATTCGATTTATGTACATAGATGTATGTCTCCAAGGACTATTAAAAGAATCTTGTGCATTTCCAGTTATTGAATTAGTTGGTTGCCCAAAATATCTACCGGCTTGTAAAACCAATGCAACATTTTGATCAACAACATCGCCTTGGGTGAGGCATGGTGTGTTTAAATTAACCGATGTAACATCTATTGGTGCCAACAACAGCCCCGTATTGCCCACATCTTCAATTCCGGGGACTTCATCATTTACCGCTGAATTACTATCTGTTACATCCGATTTACAATCTTCACATAATGAACAATCTGGATATGTTAACATCGGTAATCTAAGGGTTAAAATATCTTTACACTCGATTGGTTCTGGACATGGTTTTCTTCTTAAACCTAAACTTCTTAATAATCTACATGCTGGTATGATTATTGAATTATAAATTCTACAAAATAATCGTGAAATGAATGCTATTAAATGAATCGGTATTAATAAACCAAAAATTAAAAAATAAATAATCAATAAAAATATTGATGATATCGTATAAAATAAATTAGTATTTCTTACACCATCTGTGGTTGGAAACTTATTATTTTCGCTTTCACATCTCGTATCAGTAATTTCTTTTATTCCAATAAATCTTTGTTTACCAGTACCATTATGGTATTGGTCAATTAATTGTGATACTGTATATAATTTTTTGTATTTAAACACATAAAACTTATCAACACAATTAATTGCATCAAAAATCATTTGATTTCCAATTGTCGTCCCAGTATTACCATAGTCATTCCAATCTAAACTAAAAGCATATGATGCTAAAACATCAAAAGGAATTGTTGATGGTGGTTGATTTGTATCTTGTGCTGTTGGTACTGGGTCATCATCTGATGATGTCCAACCATATTCTCGTATATTTGGAACCAAGTAATAACCTCTTTTTGTTCCCTCAGATAAATCAGAAGATTGTTGCCATTTAACTTTAAATCGATATTTTGCTGAGGTTGGAATACCGATTGATGGATTAGCACTTAATATCGTTTCACCAAATTCATTTGTTGTTACAAAGTCCAAATTCATTGGTAAATCAACAACCCAAGTACCGTCTTCATCGATTACTCTACCACCGTTTTCTAATCTGAACTCTTCTAAAACTGGTCGATTATTATCATCTAAAAAAATTGTTTGTCTTATTGCCAATATTTCTCCCGGACCAGCAACCAAATTACATAAATCACCACCTTCAGATGCTGGTTTACATCTTCTTTTTATCTTATATTTATCAGCATCTGAAATCATGGAACCGATAAAAACAGATGTCGGTTCAATCTCAATACCCAATTTTCTTAAATCGAAATCCAAACGATGAATTTTGGTTTGACATAAATCTTCTTGTCCCCAAAATGGTTCAACTGATATTTCAATTACTTCACTTACAATTTGTGGTAATGAATCAAGATTTTCTGATGCTTTAAAAAGAGTACCATCAATTTGTGTTTGTGTTGCACGACCCATTCTTATCAAATCTTGTGGCGATAATGAAAATGGTCCCATATCCGATAAATCTAAATCCATAAAAACCGTTTGATTACCAAGTGGTACTCCAAATATCATATAATCACCACTTTCGTTTGTTTTAACCGTGAATTTATAATATTTGTCATATATTTCAATAACTGTATTATCAACCAAAACATCATTTATGGATGGAAATGTTCCTGTTGGTGTATGACCAGCATGTTGTTTTATATATGGTAAAAGATTATAACGATATCCGTCTTCGTTAACATCAGAAACTTTTCTATAAGGATATAAAGTTGATATTACAGGATTTAAAGCGTCTTCATCGGATATTGGTACAAATACGCTAATTTTAGCATTTGGAATACCGTAACCACCATTTGCTATTACCCTACCAGTGATTACTCCAAAATCAGCGCAAGATCTTGGATATATTTCTTCGGGTCTAAATTTTAAAGAAAGAATTTCAAGAAAATCATAATCCTGTTCTAAATTAACCTGTATTTGTTTGTTAATTCCAAGCTCAGTCCTTATCCTATACGATTTTCCCATTTCTTCTTTAACGATAAATAGTTGATGATGTTTTTTTAGAAAACATACAACAATTTATATTAAATTAAATATAAATTAATTGAATTTTATGGTGATTATTGACATTGTAACCCAATTAAATTTAGTAATACATATTATCATACAAAAAAAGAAAATGGATAATGAAATTTGGAAAGGTGATAAAAGTACAAGGTGTTTGGTTAAAAAAATATCATTTAACTGTAAAAAATAATCACAAATGATTACAACTGGATTTGGAAAATAACTCATTTTAAATTATGAACCACCTTCATTTTATAAATTTTCTTTTTAAAGTTGTTTATTTCACCTTTGATTCGTTTTTCGCTATAAGATGCAAAATCTTCCTTTGATTTAAATTTTTTAATAAATGGAATATTAGAACTCTTTATTTCGTTCCATTTTTTTTCTGATAAATTTTTATTAAAATCAAAGTTATTTATTTCATTTAAATCTTTAATAAATGAATTTAGTGTTTCACTGTCATCATACATATTTTCTAAATAAGCGTCTTGTTCAACTTTTGAAGTAATGTAATAATAATATAAAATTAATTCTAGTGTATTATCTGAACCACCAAAAACATTTATTACAAATTTTTCAAAATCTGGTGTATATAAATCTTTAATAAAATTACTTTCTTTAAATGGTTTTGATTTATTTAAATAACGCATTAAGTCTTGATATGCGTGTTTAAATTCATGTTGGATAAAAGAAACGCTACTATTAATTGTTATATAAACGGTATATAAACCTGTTTTTTTATCATAACCTGATTTTTGTTCATCATAATGTGGTATTCCATTTAAAGTAACAACCATTTTATCAATTGGAAAATCTTTATATTGTTCTGGGTAATCTTTACCCAAAATTATAATCTTATCTTCCTCAGTATCTAAAAATTTCATAACAATAGGTGTCCATACTCTAGATTTTGACGTAATGCCACCACTTTCAGTTAAATTATATAAATATTTAAGTTGACTTTCTGTTATTATAATTTTCATTTTTAGTTATAATTTTCATCAATATATTTTACTAATTTTTCTAAGGATGCCATTTTAATTCTTTTATCGTTTTTAGAATTACGGGGTTCAAAATCTTTATTTACAAATGTAAATATACCAAATGTCATTTGTATTCTACCAATAAACTGATTGTTTTTAGTAACATCCCATAATGGAAAAAATCCATTAATCTGGTTTGCAACTGTGGAACCAATCTCTAAATATTCTTGGAACGAATCCTCAGTAGAGGATTCCGGACCCGGTTTAATACCAATAAGTTCATTAATATTTTTTTTATTTTGGTACATTTCCAAAATAGCTTGTTTTTCGGTTTTAGAAATTTTAAAATTCATATTTTAATTGTATTAATTGTTTATTTATCAAAAATAAGTAATATGACTGATATTTGCAAAATTACCTATTTGATAAATATATCCAAAAAAAAAAGATTGATTTTTTTTAAAAAATTTTATTTTATTTTTAATTCAACATATAAATTATGAAAAGCTAACACCTTTAAAATTCTTAACCCTTACCGTAATATCTTTTTGAGGATATCTAATTTGATAAATTTGTTTTGGTTCTGCAAAAAGTGTATCATCAATCGGTTGAATTTGTTTGGTGTTGTTATCCAAATAGGGTTGAGATGTTTCTGCTGATGAATATTGTCCGCCTACCTTATTAAAGAAATCCAATGATGTTATTGTAATAACGCCATTTAATGATTGAATCAATCTTCTTATTTCGGATATATAAGCATTTTCACCAAGTTGTCTTGTTAAAGGATTAAAATAAGTTGTTATTGTATTAATAATATCAGAAACAACCGCACCTTGATTTTGTGTTGCATCTAAAACAACTGAAACATCAACAGTTAAATCAATAACTTCAGCGGTTTCAATTGAAACATAATCATTTATCATTCTATAGTTCGATAAATAATTAGCTAAATTATTTTTTAATGTATTTGAAACTATTTGTGTTAATTTACCCGAAGAATCAAATGATAATATTTTAACCTTAATTTTATTATCTTCCTCAACAATTGCAACTTTTGCTGGTGCGCCAAATTGTCCCGGCATTTTTCTAATTAATGCTTCATAATCGCTTATTGTTACCGCTCTATTTTGTGCGGAAAAATTAAATGAAACATAATTCCTAACCTCTTCTAATGTTGGTGCATTTGCTCCACCAATAGCTGCGGTAACGTTTGAACATCTTAATGAATTTATAACTGAGGTATTAACACTTTGTGATGGACCGTTAACCGCAAAATTTGCTGTATTAACTTGTGTGATTACGTTAACACCTAAATTCGTTGATAAACCGCCACCAACTCGATATTGAACAAATAATGTTGTGTTAGGTTTTAGTGCGGAACCTAACGCCATATTATTTTGATATTTTTGTATATTAAGCGGAGTTCCTAATCTGGTAAACTCCCTAAGTTGCTCTTCAGCACTTACATTACCACCACCAAATGTCATTTTCAAAAATCCTTGAGGGGTAAATTCTGTTATAAATCGTTGATTTGTTGTTATGTATTTTCCAACCTTAATTCCGGGTTGGTCTGATGGTTTTGTTGGGTCTTCGATAAAAATTCTATCTTCAACAAGAGCATCAACTTCATACCATCTTCCTGAAGTACCAAGAAATTCTTGTACTGAAGGAACATTAGCATATGATACACCATCTTTTTGAATAACCGATGTAACACCCAAAACATTCTTTTCTGGTAAAAATAAGTCAAGAAATGGTCTAACATCAGCATTTGTTATAACTTTTTTGAACACCTTTGTGATACCATTAACAACAACATCTCTTTTAACTATGGTATAATTTATAAGAATATTGTTTGCATCAAAATTTGGAATTTTTAATCTGTTTGGGAACCCTTCATTATTAAAAGGTGACGCAAAATCAATATCGTGAACGGTTTCAAAAATTTGTCCCGCACCCGATACCTGACTTCCCCTTCTTAATATTCCCAAATATCTTTCATCTTCTTTATCACCAAAAACTGGAACCGTAATTGAAAAATCAACGAGCGCAACAGAAGGTCTTTGACCCGGTATTTTTAATCCGTAAGTTCTTGCGATATTAAAAACTGATGATTTTTGTTGCGCATACTGTAATACCGTTTCTTGTATGCTTCTATCAATATGAAAATGTAAGTTATCTGTGACAGCAGCATTTAAATCCATTAAAACAGAAAATACCGAAGCATCATTAAAATTGCTAATTAAGTCGGGATAATACGTATTAACATAATTAATTAAATCTTGTCTTATTGCAACAAAATCTCTATCGGTATAATTTATTCTTCTTTCTGCCATTTTAATAATTAAATATTAAGAATAATAAAATCTGTGGAACCAAAAGCACTACTTGTATCAACATAATCGATTCTTACTTTTGCTGTATATTCATATGTTTGTTTTGCCGGTTCTCCAACAGTTCTATTAATCACATTACCCGCAGTTGTAACAAAGGATGAATCTTCTTCGCTACTTGCTGCTGTTACGGTAATATTTTTTATTTGTAGTTGAGGTATAAATTTTTCAACCGCTTCTCTAATATCAGATTCAATACTACCAAAAGTGGGACCATCCAATGGTTCAAAGATATATTCATAAAGTCTGGTACCAAAGTCGGGAAGATAATATCTGGTTCCTTTTTTTGTAAGTAATAAATGAATCAAATTTGAACGCAATTCATCATTTGTGTAGTTGGATAACTCCAAATATTTCCCCTCTGAGGATTCTCTAAAGGGAAATATTATACCGTATGTTTTTCCTTCCGCCATTTAAAATAGTGATTCGTTAACAATAAATATAGTAGAATAACAATTTTTAGAAATGGTATAATATTTATGGTTATGAAAAAGATTAAATTAACAGAATCAGATTTATATAGGATTGTTAGAAAGGTTCTTCTTGAGCAAGAGGAAGAAAATAACAGAAGAATCTTCAATAAGAATCCAGAATATTTTAAAACGATTCTTGAAAATGTATTTAGAAATGATTCTGAGAAATTAACAAGAGTTTTTAATAAACAATATGATAAGGTTATTATTAATGGGGATTTGGATTTAAGAGATACACAAATTCAATCATTACCGGATAATCTTCATGTTGGGGGAAGTTTGTATTTACAAGGAACACCAATTCAATCCTTACCGGATAATCTTCATGTTGGGGGAAGTTTGTATTTAAGAGGAACACCAATTCAATCCTTACCGGATAATCTTCATGTTGGGGGAAATTTGAGTTTAGTAGGAACACCAATTCAATCCTTACCGGATAATCTTCATGT